GCAGAAGACTGCTTACAAAGCTAATGATAATGCTCGTGCTCGTTTTGAAGAGAGTGTAGAAGCTAATAAGTCTAAGGATCTATACCGCTATATTGGTCGTAAGATGAGTAGCGATTTCGTTGCTGATAAGGTTGATGAAGTTCTTCGTAAGTGGCGTCAAGCTAACGGTCAGTCAGGTGAAACTGCTTCAGATAATCTTGCTGGTGCAGAGCGTACTCTAGATGCAGGTCTTAATTCTCTTCTAGACAACGATACTCCTAAGACTGCTCCTGTAGCAGCTTATACTCCTTCTGCTTCTAACAATGAAGCTACTTCTTTTGATGATATTCTTAAGGGTCTAGAAGACGACTGATATATGATATACTAAAATAACTTAATAAGCTTGAGAAAGAGGGTCAGGATATGGCAGAATCAAAAGTAAAAGCCTGCAAGGATTGTGGGTCGACTACTAGAAAACTGCCGCATCCTGGCCCTCGTTGTGTTACTTGCTTCAGAGCTAGAAAGAAAGTGTTAAAGACTAGTAGCCATTCTAGCAGGATGGAAAAGCTTTATAAACTAGCTCCTGGTGAATATGATGCACTCTATGAAGCACAAGGTGGAATGTGCTACACTTGTGGTCCGTGGACAGGTAATAGAGGATTGACTAAAAAATTATCTGTAGATCACGATCATTCATGCTGTCCTAAACCACCTATTTGCGGTAAGTGTATCAGAGGACTTATCTGTTCTCGCTGCAATAGTTTATTAGGTGAGTTAGGTGACTCCGCAGGACACTTATTTGATAGAGTAGATAAGATTCGTGATTATGCTAAGAATCCTCCTGCTCAAGATTTATTAAGGAAGATACGTGAAAATTAAGTTAGAGTCAGAATTAGCATATTGTTTATACAATAATGAGCCAGATGATTGCTATAAGTTTATTACTGTTCAGTACTACGGTGAGTGGCGTTGGGGTTCTAACTACAGACTAATTATTCAAGATTTAGCTACGAAGAAGTTTTTTGCAGCAATCTGTCAAGTACAGTCAGGTGATCACTACTATCATTCTTTTGAACAGTCGGGCTCACCTATTGAATTTACTGAAGTAGAACCTTTTCAAATTACTGTAACTAAATACAGAGAGGTATCTGATGATTAATGATGATGAATTAAAAGCTATTGCTGAATATATTATTCTTCAGCACACAGAAGATATAGAGTACTCATCTATGTGGGAATTAGCTGAATATCGTCTACCGTATGAAAATTTGCCGGTAGACGAGATGGAAGAAGTTGTTAATCAGATTGATAAGCTAATAAGTAGTGCAAAGGTAACTGTAACATTTGAGTAAGACTATAAGACTAAACTAAAGGATAAATTAATGCCTCCAAAAGAAAAGAAAAAGACACGAGCAGATATTTTAGCTGCATCTACTAAAAAGTTTGGTGATGAATTCAGTGTAGGGTTTCAATCTAATGCAGAATTTCTTGATACTAATAACATTACTCTAAATCATCTTATAGGTGGTGGAGTACCTCGTGGACGTATTACTCAATTCTATGGACAATCTATGAGCGGCAAAACTACTGCTGCTCTACAAACTGCTGCTGCTACTCAACAAAAGATTTATAATCAAAACCTAGCAGGTCAGTTTATTCTTTATATGGATTATGAATGTGCATTAGATGAAGATTATGCAAAAGCGTTAGGTCTAAATATTAGAGATGAAGATACATTTTTAATGCTTAGACCGGATTATTTTGAAACCGGCGCTAACATGGCTCGTGATTTTATTGAATCAGGAGAGGTCCATTTAGCTATCTGGGATTCAGTACCTTCTATGATCCCGCGTAATGTAGCCGAAGAAGAAGTAGGAAAAGCATTAGTAGCACCACTACCTCGCGTATTAGCTCCGTTTCTAGGGCAGCTAAATCCTTTATTGAATAAGAATAAGACCGCTGCAATATTTATTAATCACGTAGGCGAGAAAATTGGCGGTATGCCAGGATTTGGGCCGCCTGTTAAAATTCGCCCTGGCGGCAAAGCATTAACATACTATTCTTCTGTTATGGTTGAGTTCACAGGAACCACCAAAGAGAAAGGTAAAGTATACAATGCCTTTGGTGAGGAAATTGAAGTTCCTATTGCTACTCTGACTAAGATGACATGCACTAAGAATAAAGTTGGCGTACCTATGCGTGAGGCGCAAGCTTTAGTTCGCTATGGTGAAGGATTTGATAATTTCTGGGTAGCTCGTAAGTACTTTGAGAGTAAAGGTCTTATTTCAGGAACTACTTGGATTAATTTTGATGAATCTCTTGGTGGTGGGAAATTCCAAGGTAATGCTAAGCTCCAAGCTCACATTCAACAAAACCCTGAGTGGCGTCAAAATATTATCGATCTAGCAGAAAAACGTCTTCAATTAGAAAACGATAGCGATGATATAGCTATTGCTGCTCAAGTTGCTAAGTCATTCCCAGGAGATGAGGAAGATCGTAGCGTTGACGAGCTAGACTGATTCTGCTAGGATAGAGGGACAACGGACGATCTGATGTCCCTCTTTTTCATTGACTATCTAGGAGTTATTTTGTCAGTAACAATCGATGATGTAAAAGCTAAGCTACTATCTCTTGATGATGTTCGTGAGAAGCTAGCTGTTACTGAGCCTCTTGCAACACATGAATTCGAAATCGGTGAAGGTGTAGCCTTCCGTCTTGAGGAAGACTTTAATCATGGTCTGAAGGCTGCTTCACTAGAATCAACTGTTAATGGTTATATGTCTATTGGTGGTCGAGAATTCCAGCTAACTGTTGGCGCTCTTAATGAAGCTACTGCTGAAGCTAAGATGACTAAAGGATTTGTTAATCTTTACAGTGCAGATATCGTAGAAGGCGTTCTTAATTCTGCTTTCCGTGCAGATCTAGGTAATGGTGAATACAAGGCTCTGAGTGTTCGTGGCAATAAGATTGCTGCTATTGCTCGTGGAGCTGTTCAGCCTTATTCTAATCTTCGTTTTCTTGATCTAATGCTTGAGGGTATCGAAGCTAAGTATGGTAAGGGTGAGGTTCTAGCTGATTATAAGTTCAACCATAATCTTCAGCGTACACACCTTCGTCTTATTGTGCCAGAATATGTTCGTGTACTTGAGAATACTGGTACTGATAACGATACTTGGTCAACAGGTATTCAACTTATCAATTCACTAACCGGTGTTGAGCAGACTCAGATTCACGGTTATCTTTTCCGTTACTGGTGTACTAATGGTGCTACCGATACACGTTCTACTGTTAACAGTGTATGGTCACGTCGTGGTGCAGTAGGTCAGGGTGATGGTGTATTTGAGTGGGCTAAGGATGCTGTAGACGAAGTTCTAGGCGGGCTAGAAGGCTCTCTAGATGCCGTTCAGGCGATGACAGAGATTAGTATTGAAGGAACTGCCGTAGAAGCACTGCGTGATGTATTTGCTCAGTACAAAGTTCCTACAGCTCACCGTAACCGTATTCTGAACAACATGGTTAACGAGCCTAATCTGACTATGTACTCACTGATGCAGGCTGTTACTGAGGCTGCTAATGCTGATGACATGTCTCCGGTAGATGTTGATCGTCTACTTCGTGCAGGTGGAGAACTGCCTGTTATCGCTGATGATCGTTGTGATTCTTGTCACCGATTCCTAGAGCACAATCACTGATGTAGTTGACAGGTCATGCTGGCAGTGATAAGCTTTCAGCATGACCTTCACCGCTATTTTAACAGAAAGGAGTGCGGTGATGACTAATGTAACAGTATTGAATGCTGATTTAGAGATCCTGCACTCTGTTTCCCTAAATCATGCTATCAGAATGATTGTAAGGAACGTAGCGGAAGTACACGAAGCAGGAGACGAATTCATAGGTGCTTTCATCAGACCTATTTCAGTCAGACTGTTGAGGTATGTTGTTACTACTTGGAGGTACCAAAGGCAGCCTAAGTGGTCTAAGTCTGGTGTATTGAGGCGTGATGATTATGTATGTGCTTTCTGCCTAGGTAAGGCATCTACTGTTGATCACATTCTACCTCGTTCACTAGGTGGAAAGAACACTTGGAAGAATACTATTTCAGCTTGTTCACCTTGTAACAACAAGAAAGCTGATCGTACTCCTGAGCAGGCTAGAATGCCTTTAAAGTTCAAGGCTAGAGTTCCTGAGTGGACTGATCTTTACAAGAGGGTATAATGAGTTCTGATAAAAATGTAGTTTATAAGACTGAGCACGCTAACGGCACAGAAGTAGAGACACTCGTTAAGCTTAGCGATAATCATCCAGAAAATCCTGGTGGTGTTTCTAGGGTAATGACTTTTGAGTCTAATAAGTCAAAGAAGAAGGCTTGACAACTTACCTGAATTCAGGTAAGGTAGTTGGTGTAAGCAGGAAACACAGAGCCTTTGTGAACGATCCGTCAGCTCTCCTGCTTACATCTTCCAGGTATAGTTTAGAGGATAAAATATCTGACTACGAATCAGAAGACCGCAGGTTCGAGTCCTGCTACCTGGACGTTAGTATTTAAAACTTAATCAATCAGTGTAGGACCGAGCTGGTGTTGACTTTTTGGGAAAGAACTGTTAGGCTCCAATCTAACAGAACTGAAACAGGCATGAAAATGCTATCGGTCTGTCAAGCCGTCGTGGTGTAAAGGTTAGCATGTTTGATTGTCAATCAAAAGGTGGGGGTTCGACTTCCCCTCGATGGCGCATGGTGAATAGAGAAGATATGTGGGTTAAGCTAAATAAGACAACCCGTAAAGCAGCTAAGTATCCTACTAAGAAGAATATTGCAGCAGCCGATATTGCCAAAGCAGAATATCTTCAAGCTCATGGCTAGACATAGTAAAGCTGATAAAATAATAAATGAGATAGCTGCCCAGTATCTTAGAAGTAAAGATTTTAAAAAAGCAGCAGCAATACTTAAACAAAGTTCTAAAGAAAATCAAGAATCTTTCATTAAAAAGGTCAGACGAGAAGGATAACTTAATGGCTTTAAAAAAATGTTATGTTTGTGATGGTAGAGGCTTTCTGGTAGTTAAGGGTAAAACTGTAAACTGCACCAATCGCGTATGTAAAAATGGCAAGATTGAAACAAAGCTTCTGTAATAAATTGCGACATTAGTATATTGGCATTATGTAACCTTGCCAAGGTTAAGAAACGAGTTCGATTCTCGTATGTCGCTCGCAATCGATAAGCTAGTCCCTGAGGCAACAGGACAATTAGGGGTTTGCCCATCTGACCATCCTAGCAAGCTGTACGATTGCATTTGCGAATATGGTATAAAGGCTATTACTTCTGGCTTCCAACCAGACAATGTGGGTTCGATTCTCACTATTCGCTCATGGTTAAAGACTGCGATAAATGTAAAAATAAGACCTGCTATAGGTGTGAAGGTAGCGGCAAACTTATGGATTGGTTTGGTAGCGTCTACGATTGTCCTTCATGCAAGGGCACAGGAAAATTAGACAGATAACTTAAGGATTATAATATGGCTGAAAAAGCTTGTGATAAATGTAATGGTACTGGTCAAGTATACATTCCAGCAGGAAAGACCTATCAAACTTGTGCTAAGTGTCACGGCTCAGGAAAAATAAGTAACTAAGTAATTGCCTCCTTAGCTCAGTTGGTCAGAGCAGCTCACTAGTAATGAGCAGGTCAACGGTTCGAATCCGTTAGGTGGCTCGTGAAGATTAAAGTTAAGCTAGAAGATTCTAAATATTATTATGACGATCGAGATGAAGAATACGATACTGAATTTTATGGCTGGGAGCTTGTAATGAGTTTTCTGCAAGGAGATCTCGAAGCGTATCAAGAAGAATTTGATAAAATCAGTATTGAAGTTATTAAGTAACTTGCGCTATGGTGGTTGATGGTTCAGCCGCACCTCTGCAAAAGGTGTTTATACATTTCCGGTTCAATTCCGGCATAGTGCTCATGGGAAAGAAAAGATATTCTAGGTGTCGATCATGTTCGAGTTCTCAGAGGCGCGGCCAAATTTTTGATATCTATACCTTAAAATGGATAGTATGTGAATTCTGTAACGGTACAACTAAAATACTTGAAAATTAATTGTACCGATTAATCTTTTATACTGTTAGGAGATTAATCGTGCCAGCACCTAAGAAAGCTCCTATAATTAGGAAAACTCGTATTCGTGTAGCTACTGGTCCTGTATTGAAGGTTCATGATGGCGACACATTTGTTTTAGAATTCATTGATCATGGTTGGGGCTTAAGGACTCATCCTATTGATGAAGGTGAACCAGGGCATTGCTCTATTAGAGTTACTTTACCTGATTGTGTGTGGTATGATGCTCCTGAGAAGGCAGATAAGACTAGAGATAAATTAGCTACTGACTATGCTAAAACTCTTTTACCTGTAGGCACATGGGTTGAAATTAAATCCTATGGATTTTCAGCAGGTCGGACATTAGCATCGGTAACACTTCCTGATGGTTCTGATTTAGCAACATTAATGATAGCCGCAGGACACATAAAATAATTATTAAGTAGAGGCCAATTCCAAGGTTGGGTCAGGGCAGAGATCCCGAACCCTAACCTAAGGTGCGGCCTCTATTTTTGTATTTGGGAGGAATTAGATGTTAGTTTCCAATAGAGGTATTTTGGAGGAAGCTAGATTCCAAAATATTATTATTCAACCTTTTAGAGAAGAGTTAATTCAGCCTGCTAGTTATGATGTAACCTTAAGTCCTGAATTTAAGATCCAGGCCCAGTTTGAACCTGATGATGTTGTTCCTGTCATCGACCCCTCATTGGATTGTTCCGAGTATTTCTCTGACGTGTTCGTACCTAGAGGATCTGGTTTTTTGCTGGAGCCGGGAGCGTTTGTACTGGGTTCTACGGTAGAAGTCATTGGTCTGGGAGCTAACATCGCTGCGAGGCTTGAAGGTAAGTCTTCTTTAGGTAGGCTTGGATTAGTAGTTCATGCTACTGCTGGCTTTATTGATCCTGGGTTTGAAGGTCAGATTACTCTGGAGTTTACTAATGCTGGTACTATGCCAATAGTATTGACTCCAGGAATGAAGATAGCACAACTATGTTTCTATAGACTTCCTGAGCCTACTACGTTACTTTATGGTTCACGTTCCGCAGGATCCCATTATCAATATCAGGCTGGTCCTACTACGAGTAGATCTTATCAGAATTTTAAGGTTTATGACGCATATCCAAAAGGATCAGACAATGATTGATAATGAGAAGCCTGATTACGATGATTGGACTGATGAAGAATTAGCTGAAGCCCTTCATAGTGTTGAAAAAAGCATAGAGCACTATCAACAAACCATAGTTCTATACAGAAAAAACCTTAATAGAGGCATGGAAGATCGAGAAGATTTGTTAGATATTATTGCTCAAAGAGCACAAGTGAGAAAGAAGAAATGGTAAATGCCTAAACTTAAATGTGATGAGTGTGGTAACACTTCTGGCTGGAGAAATGTAGTATTTTCCAGTAATAAGACTAAAGCGACATGCGGAGATTGCGGCACCAAAGTTATTCGTGAAGGTGCCGGTTATGAGTTTGGCACTGTCAGCGGTAATATGACATTTGATTGGCCTAATAAGTAGGTGATACTATATGCTAGAAATAATTGAATACCCTAAAATTCCTGGCCCTTTCAAGAGAGAAGTCTCAGGAGTAAATAAGAATAAAGTAATACCGTGGGCATGGACTTCACCTGAATTAGAACTATTGGCAGACGTTCCTTGGCGTTTTACTGAAAAAGTAGATGGTACTAATATCCGTGTAATCTGGGATGGTCATAAGCCTGAGTTCAGAGGAAGAACTGATAGAGCTAATTTACCGCCTAAATTAATTACTACTCTTATCGAAATGTTTCCAGAAGAGTTGTTTGAACAGAAGTTCAGCAATGATTCTGTCATACTCTTCGGTGAGGGCTATGGTGCAGGTATTCAAAAAGGTGGAGGAAACTATCGTCAAGATAACTCTTTCATCCTCTTTGATGTTAAGATAGGTGATTGGTGGCTTAAATTTGAAGATGTACTTGACATAGCTAGATCACTAGGTGTGGATTGTGTACCTATCTATTTTCAAGGCACATTAAGAAATGCTATTCAATTTATGGCAGAGCAAGAGATTTTATCTTACGTATCTGAAATAGGTGCAAGAGGCAGAGAAAAAGCAATTCCTGTAGCAGAAGGCATGGTAGGACAACCTAAGATTCCTTTGTTCAATCGTAATGGTGAGAGAATCATCGTTAAGCTCAAGGGTTGCGATCTTCTCGGTCTTGATGTAAGCTAGTGCCATGACACGAGATGAGGCGCTACGAGCAGCAGAAGAGTGTTTTAATAGAGTTACACAGATGCGGCTAATCACTAATATGGGTGCAGAGCACAATAAAGCATTTGCTTTGTGGGCTCAAGCTCTCGCTGAGACTGGTAAGGGTTATGTTGAACTAGCTAAGATGCTGAATAGTAGGGTTGACAGCCTTATCGAGACCTGATAAGGTAGTGCTATGAAATTTACAGTCTATACTGATGGTTCAGCTAATGCTCCTAAGGTTACTACAGTAGTTGCAGAAAATGCTAGAGCTGCTAAGATTGCTGTTGAAACTCAGTGGGAGATGACAAAAGTTCTTGAAGTCAGGCTTGACAAGCAATAAAGCATGATGTAAGGTAGTACATGTAAGCAAGACGGAGTAAGAAATTACACCAAAGTCCTTGCTTACATCTAATGGGCTTGAACGCTGAGGTAGCTGATCTCTTTTGCAAGGAGATTGCAGTCGGTTCGATTCCGACCTTGTCCACGTTAGAATAAGTAAAATGGTCAGTAACAGGTTCGATTCCTGCTTAGGTATGGTACTGAGGCTAAGCCGAATAGGGGATACCCGCTGGAAGGTTCGACTCCTTCACTTATTCTGATAGATTTAGAATACACAACAAATTACTTGTCCATGCGGGCGTAATTGTGATAAAGTGTTAGATGTATTCTAGTAAACTTGTGATAACTATAAGTTCAATGCCGACACTGAAAAGTAAGGTAATAGCGGCAGCCTAGTCTGGCTTGACAGACGAAGCAGTCCTAAGTTATAGTTAGACCTTGCCAGGATTCAAGCAAATAATCAAGAGATACTGGTTAATTCACAAATTTAATGGGGTTGTAGCTTAGCGGCTAAAGCAGCGGTCTTACATACCGCCGATCGTAGGTTCGAGTCCTACCAGCCCTACAAAAAGGTGTTGCAACACCTTTCAGCAGTATACTGAGGTGCAAATCCTCTGCTAGCTTGCAGGTATGCTGTGTCAACTTTAGTTAGACATTATGTCCTCCGTAATGTAAAATGGGTGAGGATGATGCCAATCAGAGGCTAACAAATATCTGATTATGGGTCGTAGGTGTTATGGCGGCATTACTCCCTCTTAAGGAGCCAGGTGCGGGTTCGAATCCCGTGCGACCCACAATAAACGTTATTGTAGCAAATGAACCTAGACGGGTTGCCACGAAGATCTAGGGAAAGGTTATAGTAATCTAGGGCTTAGCGGCCTGAAGTTTCCCAAGAGGTAGGCAACTGAGGGAAAGCGTTTAGTTAAGGAATGCTCGTATCGACAGACTGATACCGTGATTAGGGGATCTGATGCCCGCCTAATCCATTCCTGTTATGCGCCGTTAGCTGAGTGGTTTAGCTCCGTCCTTTTAAGTCGGAGAGGTCAGTTCGATTCTGACACGGCGTACGCTTTGGTTATGCTCGGGTGACTTTCCGTGAGGAAACGGAATCTGAGGGTATAGTATTCAAAAACCTTTGTGCCAGCTTAGGTTATTCTGTTCAGGACGGCTACGAGTCGTAAGTTCAGGGAGCTATAATGGTAAAAGCACGGCTGGCACCGTGTTATATTTTCGTGGCTTTAGCTTACATAGGGAAAGCGCTCCTGTGCAAAGGGAGAGAGACGGTTCGATTCCGTGGGTCGCACAATGAAAGGGCAAGCCTGAGTCAGTGCCTTTCAGAGAAATACTATACTTGTTAAGATTTCGCTCTCAGGCTAGAGTATAGTGTTTTGCCTTGAACTGCTGATATGGGGTATGGTAGGAAAGGTGATCAGTCTGGAAGGGCTGGCCGATTATCAGTAAGCAAGGTTTTAAGCTCCTGCTAATGGATATAGACTTGGGTCTTCTAAACCTGATGAGAAAGTTCGATTCTTTCCTGGAGCACATGGCACGGTATAAAAATGGTAATGAGCCGCCGCGTGAAGATGCGGAACCTCCTACTAAACTAGAGAAAATTAAATCTAAGTATCCTGCTGGCACTAAAATGAAAAAAGGCAATAAGCTTGCATGTCTAGGTTGCAACGGTAAGAACAATGTTTGCCCTGGTTGTGACGGAACAGGATTTATTCAAATCTAATGGGTAAACATACTGCACGTGAGCCGGAACCTAAAAAGGTAGGATGTACTCCAGAGCAACATGGACGAACTACTATTTCTGGCGGAAAAGATAGGCAAGGTCATTTAATTCATTTGTGTTCCCGTTGCGGAGGAAAAGTAAACTTCTAATGAAAATTGTATTTCGAGAAGTATTTTATACTGAAGATCTAAATTTTAGGCGCATTATTAATAATGCTGGTTTCGCACACGAAGTAGATGCTGAGAAAGTAACTGATGCTGTCTGGGATACAGGTACTCGTGAGCTTGAACTGCTGTTGGAACTTGACACAGAAACTGGTATAATTAAAGTAATTAGTTGAGCCACCTCATTAAGTTGAGGTGGCTTTATTTGTGTTTGGAGATTATTATGTTTAAGCGTAAAATTAAATTAGCTGCAAATGGCCAAGGAATTAGGCCCAATAAAGGAAAGTGCCCTGTATGTAGAGCAGGAGAAAGAGAATACTGTAAATCTACGTGTAGTTTAGTTGATGGCTGCGATCCTAGGGATAGGTAGATGATTGAATCAGTTAAAATAAATAATTTTCAAAGCTTGCAAGATGTAGAAATAGAATTCGGTAGATTGACCGTAATTGTCGGGCCTTCTTCATCTGGAAAGTCTGCTATAATAAGAGCATTGAAGGCTGTAGTATCTAATGATCTACATTCCGATTACATAACCAGAGGTACTAAATATTCATCAGTATCAGTTAATACAGGTGATACTGTAGTTACTATTGAAAGAGAATTAGGTGGTAGTAGTGTTTACAAAATTGCTCAAACTTGCAGCAAAGAATCCCGCTTTGCTCGCATTAATCGTCAAGTTCCTGCCGAAGTTACAGAAGCACTGGGTATCTTACCGAGCACGAAAGAAGTAGAATCTATTCATTTTGCTGGTCAATTCGATACCCCTTATCTACTTACTGAAACATCAAGTAATGTAGCCAGGATTCTAGGAGAATTGACTAATGTTTCTACTATTTTTGCAGCAGTAAAAGAAGCTAGTAGGAGAGCTAAAGCCTCTTCTCGTATTGTTAATATACGTAAAGAGGATCAGGCTAAACTTCTTAGTAAGTTAACTGAATATTCTGATTTAGCAGTACAGTCTCAATTATTGAAGAGCCTTGAAGCTGACTATGCTGATTGTACCAAGATCGAAGTAGAAGTCAGTCAGCTTCAAGACCTTCTCAGTCGTGCAGACATGGCTGTCAGTGCCTTGCAGTCAATAAAAGAAATTAAAGAGCTGCCAAGCCTAGACGAAGTATTAAAAGATCAAAAAGATTTAAATGAATTCACCGATCTTCTTCGTACTTGGGGATTGAATAAAAAGTTACTAGACGCCCAAGATGCTAATTATGAACAAGCTCAGATTGAAATAAGTACAGCAGAAGAAGAATTACACAATCTTTTAGTTTCTGTAGGTAAATGTCCTACATGCAATCAAGAAATTGCCTAGGAAGGCATATAACAATGAGAACAGAAGATAACTCTGGAAGGAGGGGGATTAAGGCATCTCCTACTTCTGAGGATTTTATTTTAGAATTCGATTCGCCTGATTCAGAATTTCAGCGAGGATTTGAATGTGGGGAGATTTGGGCTTGTCTTACTGATGATGTAGAGCAAGTTCATGCTGTTGTCTCAGCTAGTAATGCAGAAATGATTTTGCGTATGGCTGAAGCAACTGGCTATAAATTCTCAGGGCAACCATTATCTCAGGATCAGGTAGAAACCCTACAATTAGGTCCAGGAGAATGGATGATAGTAGTTATGAGGTCTGAAAATGAGCAAACCATCTAATGAGCCACACCCTGTTTTAGATTGGGAAGAATTAAGTCCTGAAGATCAAAACAGAGCTGAATTCTTACTGAAAGAGCTTAATGAGCTTTTTGATAGAAACTTTAGAACAAAGAGAGATAATGAATTAAATGAGAAGATTTAATCTTGTTCGATTAGAAGATGAGACTGGTATTTCCGGTACTGGTCTCATTACTGAAGGTGTAGAATTCAGCGACGGTACGTGTATCATGCGCTGGTTGACAGATACATCTTCTATTGCTTACTATGCTAGTGCTGAAGATGTTATTGCTATTCATGGTCACGCCGGTAAGACGATCTTGCAGTGGATTGACGGATTAACATGAGTATTGAAACTTTATATGAAAATGAATGGTTAAGTTTGAAAACTGTTCGTGAGCCAGATAAGGGAGTAAATAATTATATTTATTCTTACGAGTCTAGTTGTCAAGGTCGCAAAGTAGCAGTATTGCCTTATCGTGTTACTATTTATGGGTTTCAGTTCCTAGTAAAATCAGAAATAACTCCTTGCTGGTCTATGGAACCTATTATGTCTGCTGTTACTGGCGGGTACGAAGGTATAGATATTAAGGATGATGCTGTGCGTGAAATGCTTGAAGAGACTGGTTATAGCATTTCTGAAAAAGATTTGATTTCTCTAGGAACTTGTTATGCTGGTAAATCTTCTGATACAGTATATGACTTATTTGCGGTAGATGTAACAGGTAAAGAACCTGGAGAAATATTAGGCGATGGTACTAGATTAGAGTCTGAAGCTAAATGTTATTGGATAGAAATTTCTGATGCTATAGCTGTCCAGGATGCTCAATTTAGTACTATGCTTCTGAGATTTTTTATACTTGACGACCGTGTGAACACCTGATAGAGTAGTCTGCATGAGCCGAAAGAAGTTCCTATGCTTGGATTGTGGTGTTGATACAGGTAAGGCTGGTGAACACTATATGCTCAATGATTCTACCTGGCACTTGACAGGGCTTGGTAAGTATGGAATGCTCTGCGTTAAGTGTGTTGAAGCCCGTATTGGGCGCAACCTTAAGTCTACTGATTTTAACAACAGTTACTTGAACAAGCCTCGTACAGGTATTAAGAGTACTCGATTGATTGATCGCATGAAAAGGAGTTGACACATGAAGCAGTACAAGATTAAGATGACTAAAGAAGAACTTCGTCAACTCCTTGAGCTGCGTCGTTCTTCTGCTGCATCAAAGCATAAAAATAAGAAGAAATACAATCGAAAGGGTAAGCGCTATGAAGTCTGAGAAAGAAGGCTATTCATACGAAACTAAGCGTATGAATGTGCATGACTATACTTGCAGTATGAAAGGTAAGACTAAGATTCTCACAGAATATGATGGTTCTTTCAGTTACCACGAAGATCAGTGCTCAGGCCCGGTAACAGTAGGATATACTAGTAAGGGTCATCCTGAATGGCCGACTTTTTATCGTTGCAAGGGTCACGCCATTAAGCTGTCTGATAATCCTGATCTGAAGAGGATCTTCTGATATTAGTGCCATTTACTAACAATGGCACTAATTAGTATGATTTACATCCGATACATCAAGCAATTGTTATCTTGGCGTGGAGGATGTAAATGGGATCTCGTGATGAAGCTATTAAAAGAATAGCTGATGGTCAAGGTAAGACTCCACGACATATTAAAAAACAATTATCTATTCTGGTAGAGAAGATCAAGAAGGCACTTGACGAACACAAGGTCGATCCGATAGACTAGAGTTACAAGGCGGGTTAGTTCAATGGTAGAACGATGGACTCATATCCCATAAACAAAGGTTCAATTCCTTTACTCGCTTCATGGAAGAAATTATTAAGATCGAAGAGTCGGTTACCCTACAAGATCTAATTGAATTGACAAAGGGCACTGATCCTGATAAAGTAATTATCAATGTAGGATTTGAAGTACCTGACTGGACTTGGCTAGAAATCACTATTGACACACCTCAGTGATTCTGCTAGAGTTGAGTCATAAAGCAATGCGGAATGGAGCAGCTCGGAGTGCTCACCTGTTTCATATGCAGGAGGTCGTTGGTTCAAATCCAGCTTCCGCATCAAATTGAAAGTTGCCGTCAAGTCGGCGTAAACTAAGTGAAGCTAAGAGCTTACTTTCAATCTAGAGAATGGAATCTTAGGTTTAAAATGCGCAATCCATTCTCGGTACTAACTTGTCAGATTCGTATAATGGTAGTACAAGAGCTTCCAAACCTCTTAGCGTGGGTTCGATTCCTACATCTGGTGCGTAAATAATTTAATAGATTTTGTTGTGGTAGCTGAGCAATAAATGTCAGCGGTACAGAAGCATTGAGTACGCTTCCAGTAGGTTCAAGCGTGGACCCCTTTAAGGATAGTGAAATAAGGGTTGCTATAGACTTAGTGTGGAGTGCGTCTAGACTACGTGAAAAAGGAAAGGCCGCCTTTTGACTTGTAGCACAACAATTTAATGGCGACGTGACCCAAATGGCTAGAGGTGCCAGACTTAGAATCTGGATGTTGTGGGTTCGAATCCCTCCGTCGCTACTCGCAGGTAGTTAAGAGATGCAGCTAACACCTATCATTCGGGATAGGAGACGCATACAGTTAGCGGGTATGCCCTGTGACCAATTTTGTGATAGTTTAATGTTAGAACGCTAGATTTTGCTTCTAGTAATTCAGGTAAACGTCAGATCGTATGCTGATACTATTCCTGATCACAAAGCCAAGTCTACGTAGCCCAATGGCAGGAGGCAAGGGACTTAAAATCCCTACAGTGTCGGTTCGAGTCCGACCGTAGATACATGTGGAAACATTGGAAATGCACTCATTGTAGTGTTGAGGTACGCGAAGATGCTAAGAAGTGCTGGAATTGTGGCACTAAACGAGATCAAGATAAGCCAACTACACTAAAGAAACTTTTCGGCAAGTCATAAGTTGACAACCTCAGTTTGATGCTGTAGAGTAAATCTTGTCAGTAAGCGGCAAGCCTGCTTAAAAGTGTATACCTCGGATTTACGAGTAGCTTATTGACATTTAATGGCCCGGTAGTTTAGTGGTTAGAATTCAAGATTCTCAATCTTGCGAGAAGGGTTCAATTCCCTTTCGGGCTACATGGAAAATGAATATATTACATCATCATATTGCGGTAATACTACTTGTGTAGAAGTTAAGATCGATAATCATCTCGTTACTGTTCGAGATGTTAGTGGTGATATGGTAATGTACACTCACAATGAATGGAAATCATTTGTTGCTGGTGTAAAAGATGGTGAATTTGATATTTGATTAAACTTTGTTTGGGCCGATTGGATTCGGTTATCGAAAATAATTTATTGAAAATTAATTTAGTTGGTTCAAATCCAACAACTCTCTACGGAGAGAACTTCCGAATCCTACCTCATGTCCAAACTTAAAACTTTTTAAATACGAGCCGAAGATTTTGGGTTATCTTAGACTGGAATAACACCCATTATCAATTTATGTTCGTATCATATGTCTTTGTAGCTTAACAGGCAAAGCGCTGGATTTTAACCAGATTAAGTTACAGGTTCAATTCCTGTCAAAGACACTGGCTGTGAGCCGAATTGAAGACGATTATCTTATGCTAAAAGACCAGGCTAGGTTCGAATCCTAGAGTCTGCACTTCATGCAGACTAAGTGTAGTGGACGCACGGAAAACCTCGTTTTCTACTTATATGCTCACAGCTTTATTTTTTTTTGTCATTACACCAAAATAAGGAGTAGTTAAGTTGCCAAAACACACTTCAAGTGATGAAGCTTTTGAAACTCTAAGGCAAGCTAAGGCTGATCTCGCAGCAGCTAAAAAGGCTAAGGCTAGTGCTGCTACCATTAAGAACCTAGAAAAAGCTGTAAACAACGCTCAGGCTGTTGCTAATCTCTTTAACTAAGGATTGATATGGCAACTTATAATTATAATAGCAAAAAGCAGGCACTGAAAGCACTTAAAGATGCTCGGGATGCTTATGCTGACGCACGTAAGAGAAGGCAAAAAGATTCTACGCCAATTAACATAGCTGCTGAAAAAGAAGCACAGAAAAAGTGCATCGATATTCAGTATGTTCTTGATCGTTGGTTCTAAGTAATACGCCTCGTAACAGAGGCACCTTGCGGCTCTGGTAATAGACTAGGGTAAGTGTCATAGGCTGCGCATAATAGCTTGTAGACGTACAAGTACTAGGTGTGCTAAGCTTACCTCGAAAATCAGGTTCGATTCCTGATTGCCGCACTTGACTCAGAACGAGTCGAAACTGTACGATTATCTTCCATCCGCTAAAGTGCAGGTTCGAATCCTGTCCGCTTGTGATAAATGAGTGTGTAGCCCAACGGTAGAGGCAGCGGCAATTTTTCGTCAGTGCCTAATATATTCGTTCTATCTACATGGAGGCATTTAATGTCCGCACTATCTAAGTACACTTCAACTCCTATTCCTCAGACTGTTCGCTCTAATCCTCGTGAGGTTAAGAACAACGCTGGTGGGTACGTTTATGAAGTGTCTGATGTTGATCGTCTTATTCGATTCCTTATTCTAGGAACTGATAAGGGTACCTATTACGTTAATGAGTATGACCTTACTAAGCAGAATGTTGACTTCATCCGTGAGATGATTGCTGCTGATCCTGCGACTGTTCTTGCTACTGCTGTTGAGGTATCTAACCAGGGTCGTGCATACCGTAACGAGGCTGCTATTTTCGTTATGGCTCTGCTTCTTACTGATGCTCCTGCTGAATTCAAGGCAGAAGTTGTTAATGCTATTCCTTCAGTAGTACGTATTGCTACTCATGTCTATCAGCTTGCTGCTTTCATTGAAAGTCTTGGTGGTTGGGGTCGTGCAAAGCGTCGTGCAGTTGCTAAGTGGTTTGAGTCTAAGACTGCTGAGCAGCTTGCATACCAGGCTGTTAAGTACCGTCAGCGTAATGGTTGGACTCTTCGTGATACTATGCGTCTATCTCATCCTACTGGAATTGATCAGCGTGTAGGCGGCTTCATTCTTGGGCATGAAACTAATCCTGGTGGAGATATTATTGATGGTTTCCAGACTATGCAACTAGCTACTTCTACTTCAGAAGTTATTTCTACTCTTGATCGTTATAAGAATCTTCCTTGGGAAGCTATTCCTACCGAGTTCCTGAAGGAAAAGGATGTATGGGTTAAGCTATTCATCAATAACCAGCTTAACGGTCAGGCTCTTGTTCGTAACATTACTCGCCTAGCTCGTCTGGGTGCGTTTAACGATATGCTATTTACCCGTGCAGTTGCAGCTAAGCTAACTGATTCTGACATGATTGCGAAGACTCGTCTTCACCCGATCCAGTATCTTCTAGCTTCTGTAACTCACACTGAAGGTCAGCTACAGCGTTTTGGTGGTAATGGTTACACTAGCATGTGGAGTAATGGTCGTAAGAAGGATTGGGTAACTAATCCTATTATTGCTGATGCTCTAGATGAAGGTTTCCATGCTGCATTCAAGAACATTACTCCAGCTAATAAGCGTACTCTACTTGCTCTGGATGTTTCTGGCTCTATGAGTCAGGATGCTGTAGGTATTGATCTGAGCTGTGCGCAGGTAAGTGCTGCGATGGCTATGGTTTCAGCTCGTACTGAACCTTGGTATCAGGTTATGGGATTCTCAACACAATTCCGTGACCTAGGTATTTCTGCTAAGATGGATCTGGCTACTGTTAATCGAAAGGTTACTGGTCAGGCTTTTGGTGGAACTGATATTGCTCAGCCTATGGTATGGGCACTTCATAACAAAGTAGAAGTTGATACCTTCCAGGTTTATACTGATAATGAGACTTGGGCTGGTCCTGTAAAGGTCAACAAGGCTCTTAAGGATTACCGTCAGAAGATGGGTATTGATGCTAAGCTTGTCGTAGTTGGTGTTAGTGCTACACCTTTTACTGTTGGAGACCCTGACGATGCGCGAATCATGAACGTAGCAGGGTTTGATAGCAATGCTCCTGGAGTTATTGCTGATTTCTCTGCTGGTCGTCTCTGATTTATGCTTGACGCCTTGCTGTTAGTTTGCTAGAGTAGTGACTAACAGCAAGGCATTTTTTTATTCTAACAGATTGAGATCTTAAATGACTCTTGTAATTATTGTTGGTACTCTTGTAGTTGCACTAGGGCTTTGTGCCTGTGCTTGGGTTATTGCAAGTAGGAAGCCTAAGCCTGTAACGGTGCAGTCAGAAATTCGTCGTCAAGTTAGTCATGACCTAGAAGTAAATCGAGCTAAGCGTTATGAAACTCCTGCTCCTTATACTTATTCAGCTACTTATGCTAGTAAGCCTAGTCGTTCAACACCTAAGAAGGTTGAGCCTAAGTCAAGTTATCGTGATCGTAGTGATTATGCTTCAGGAGGATATGTAGAGCCTTCAGAGCCTGTTTGGATGACAGAAACTACTAATTACTATAATACACCTTCATCTGATAGTGGTAGTGGCTATTCAAGTGGTTCTAGTGATTCTTATGGTAGCATTTCTTCATCTGATTCAGGATCTTCTAGCTGTAGTGATTCTGGTAGTAGTTCTTCAAGTTGTGATTGACAGACTAGGTTGAATGAGCTAGACTAAAGACTCAACCGGTAGCAGTACTTACGAATGACAGTCCGTAAGGATAAAAGCACTTTGACTGTCAGCCTGGCCCCATCGTCTATTGGTAGGACGCGAGTTTTTCACACTCGTAAAGAGAGTTCGATTCTCTCTGGGGCTACATGATAACTTTACAGGAAGTGCCTGTAGAGCAATTACAGGGCAACGAAGAAATTAAGTATTGTCACATCTTATGCTGTCATCCAGTATTAACCTTATGTGGCGCATATAAAGCAAAAAAATGTAATGTTCCTTTACTTACTGCTGAAGGAACTATTAATGATTACTGCAAAATCTGTAATCGTTATGCCTGTCCTGATTGTTTAGATCTAAAATATTATAAATGTCCGGGGTGTCCGTGAAGAAGAAACAATTTACTATTCTCATTACAGGCTCTCGCACATGGGATGATTACGAAACAATTTGTACAAAGATTATTGAAGTACTTACTGAGTACGTTGAAGAAAATCCTGAGTTGAAGTCTGCACCTATCGACTGGCTTACTATTATGCACGGAGATTGTTCTCAAGGTGCAGATAAGTTAGCAGATATTTTTGCTAGAGATGTTCTTAAATGTAATATTCGCAAGTTTGGTGCTCAATGGAATGTGTACGGCAAAAAAGCAGGGTACATGAGAAACTTTACTATGGTCAGTACTATGCCTGATGTGTGCCTTGCTTTTATTAGAGACAAATCTAAAGGTGCTACAGGTTGCTATAATCTTGCTAAGCAAAAAGGCATCCCATCAGAAAAGATTATCTACGATCCTGAGAAGGTTAAGTAATGGCTTTGTTTACTCATAAAGGTGGTAGTCTTCAGGTTTGGAATAAAGATGGGTCTAAAGCTGAGATACTACATTATGGTTCTGATTTAGATAAAGCTTGCCCTGAATGTAAATCACCTGCTTTTTCTTTATGTAAAACAGCTTCAGGTAATAAGCTAGGTAAGACACATAAGGCAAGGAAGTAATTATGGCAGATCGTAGAGTACACTATGTTAAATCAGGAGATAAAACTCTATGTTGTGGGCGCAGAATTCACACACTTCGTGATGATGAGTTTACTACCAATGTAGAATCTAAAGTTAACTGTGCAGGTCAGTTGTGGTTGAGGAAAGCTTGACACAGATGCAGGTTGTGTTAGACTAGATACATGCAGGATGGAGTTGGCAGTTTTACCTCCCTAACATGTATGAACTGTCTGGTTAAGGGTATCCACGATTGGCAGCGCTCACCTTCGGGTGACGTGCTGGTTAGTTTAACTCTAACAATATCCACTCCGTAAGCCTGATCAGCTTACAGATGCACTGAGCCTAATTACCTCAGTGAGCAATAAGGTGTATGGTAGCACAGAGAAAGCTAAAGTAGCTGAAGTTATAGTAAGCGAAAAATGCGAGTATCGGGGGTAGGTTCGAATCCTACATATTGCGCATGGCAGATGATGAAGGTAAGTTTCAGGAAGTTCTAGATCTAATTGAAAACTATGGTGGCACAGATGGTGCTCATCATAAGCAATGGGTGCTAGATCAGATAGTTCGTATTCTTACTGGTAAGCATTATGAGCTATGGGTTACTAACTACGAAGATAGAGACGAGTTTGGTGACCCTGAATACGAGTGGGATACAGGAATTGCACCTTAGGAGCTGATTATGCCAAAAATTCCTAAAGAACGTAAAGACTCAGAAGATACTGGTGGTGGCGGTAACGTAAATCAGACTGAGAATAGAGGTAATTCTACAAATCGAGGCGGTAATCCTTACAGAGGTGGCGCTGGTGACAAAGAAAAGCCCAAGAAAAAGTAAACTGTGCTGGCCTTGTGAATTAAATAATCACGATTTCTGCACTAAGAAAATGCATGAATGTGAATGTTCATGCTGGAGAATTAAATGACTCTTAAAGAAGATATGGCTAAAGCTAAGAAAGCAAGACAGAAGTTAGTAAGTTATGCTGGTGGCTTGCCTAAGGGTGCAGGAACTGATAAGTTTGATGAGCTTAATGCTGAAGCCGATAAAGCTATTAGAAAACTTCCTAAGTATCTACAGAACCGTTTAGCTGAAGATTTTATCTGGTAACATTGACAGACTAAGATCTTTAGTGTAAGCTAAGATTAATTGAGAATAAGAAAATCTGCGCTACTCGACGCTCTGGGAATATCGAGTATTTCGGGTGCGAGGAAGACGGTAATCCGCTTGCTTTGGGAGCAAGACAAACTCGGTTCGACTCCGAGGCATCCGACATAAAGATAAAAGAATGGGAGTGCTGAATAAGTTAAGAATTATGAAAATCAATAACTGAGGATTACTCCGGTGACGTTAAAGATTTGTAACTCATAATTGTTACACGGGTGAGAAGCAGCACAGCAGCAGATAGAGGGTGATTCTGCTATAATCTAGTGCGAGGAAGACGGTATAATCCGCTACTTTTGGAAAGTAGAGAAACTGGGTTCGACTCCCAGGCATTAGACGAGTAACAGTGTGGCATAGCCCTTAATTGTCCCTTAGTGGTGCTGTTACCTTAATTGTGTCTATAGCTCAATGGTTAGAGCGCCTGCTTGTGGTGCAGGATATGTCGTTTCGACTACGACTAGACACCCTCTATGGAAAATTATGAATATGTATGTTTAAAGTGTGGTACTCCGCATAACGGAAACCACCGATGTTGATTGTTGTATTTTCCTAATAAGGGAGTTTGTATGAGGTTATCGAAACGATTATTTGCAGCTATTGCGGCTGGCGTTGTTGTTATTTCAACAGGGTTAGGCGGTGTAGCACAAGCAAGTATTGTTGAGAAGCCTACACTTCCTAAGACTTCTGCTGTTAAAGGTTACCCACCTACACCAGAGCTTAATGCTAAGCCTAAGAAAGCTGGTGAAGTAACTACTCTAGCAGCTTGTGCTCCACCTTGTTACCATTATGCTGCTAAGACTTATAGCAATACAGGTATTACAGCTACTAAAACTACTCAAAGAATCATTAAGCCTTATCTTGATTTAGTAGCTACTGGTAGCAATGTAAATGACTATCACACACTGGGTGAAACATCAATTCAAGGCGGGTCTGGTGGAGGTGCTGGAACTACTAACATTATTGAGGTAGGTCAAACTATTGACCCAGCTCTTAACGGCGGTAGTCAAGATCCTCACATATTTGTTTTTGCTTGGTACACTGACAGCAATGGTGTAAGGCAAGAATGTGGTTATAATGGCCAAGGTGCCAATATCTGTGGATATATTGATAAAGCTAGCAATACTCTAGATGCTGGTGACAGTATCAATGCTGATCTAGGTACAGAGCAGAGTTTTGAGATTTATCATTACGCACCTTCTAGTGCTTGGATTATTAATTACAAAGGTGTAGAAGTTGGTCGTTACCCAGATAGTCTACTACATAGTTCTAATTACACTAGTGCTAATCTAGTTCAGAACTTTGGTGAAGTAGCACTACGACACTTCCCTTCATGTACTGATATGGGTAATGGTAAATTACCTACAACTAGCATTTACTACCCGACACATGGTGCAGAATTCAGAGCATTCAATACTGCACTCGGTGGGAGTTATAGTCCTGCTACTTATACAGGAACTGTTATTACTTCTCCTACAAATTGGGATCTCTTGACACTGAGTTCAAATGATGCCTTCTATTATGGTGGTCCTGGTGCTGGAAACTTGCCGCCGACCAACTGTGCATAAGATATAATTTTTAATTAAGATCCCAAGTAGCTTTCGGGTTACTTGGGATTTTTCTATTTGAGGAAAATACTACATGACTAAGGCAAGTCTTCGACAGCTTAAAGGTCAAGCTGTATTCGAAGCATATGTAAATATTCGAGATATGCCCCGAGTAGATGATAAAACAAAGAAGGCTCTTGAATCATCTAAGAATAACAAAGACAGACTCAGTAAAGGTATTACCGACAAGAATTAAGGAGGAATCATGACCAGGCAAATAGTTTGGTTACTTTAGCTAGACGTTGATGGAGTAATAAACGCATCAAAAGCAGGTTGGTCATCTCAGCCTTTTTCTGGTAATGCTTATTGCAAAGGAAACACCTATAGACTCAGGTGGGCACCACAGCTCATTAAGCGCATCAGGGCGGTTCATGATCAAACGAACGTAGAGATTTTATGGGCGACTTCTTGGGTGGGGTATACTGACCAACTAGAGCAATTATTTAAACTCCCAGCGTTGCTCTCAGCGGGCGACAAGCAGATGTCTGTAGGCATGAAGATGAGAGCTGCTGAGGAAGTTATAGACTCTGGTAATAAATTAATATGGACAGACGACGAAGCTGTTCCATTATTCGGTGATCTGTATGATAAACTTACTAAAGACAATAGGAGTCTATTGATTAGACCGAAAGCCAATAGAGGACTGAGATCTGAGCATCTTGACCAGATCGATCAGTTCGTGTTAGGATCTTGACTTGAACGTAGATAAAGAAATAGTGCACCTAGAAGTAACTAATCGCCTAGAATCACTGGATGCTTTGATATCCAAAGTGATTCTAGGCTTTATTATCTTTTGGGTGTCATGGGCAATAGCTTTATTAATCACGCTAGGATACATGTTAATTGGATTTTTTGTTTAACTTCGATGATGATATTCAAAGTTATTTTGTAGAAGGTCAATGTGGAGCACTTGCTTATGAACTACACAAATTAAGAGGATGGTCTCTAGGTCTTATTAGTGATCATCCTGTAGGCAGTGAAGACTACATGGGCCATTTATTTGTATTCGATTCTGAAGCAATGGTTATCGATATTCGTGGCAGAAGGACCTTAGATGAAGTAAAAGAAGAATGGTATTTCTGTCCTTATGTGCATAGATTCTTTTCTTTACAAGAATTCGAGCATGAGATGCAGGGATGGGATATGAATATCCGTCATGATCGAGACAGGAAAGCTAAATATTGGTCTAAAGTGATTCTGCAAGAATTGCAAGATAACTTAGTGTCGATAACTTAGGCATCAATTAACGTTAGTCAGGGAGAAGGTACTCATGAGATTTGTGGGTACCTTCTTTTCTCGTATAAAGGATACTGTGTTACATGCAGGTTTAGCTGTATTCTGGACCTTGATGATTATTCCTACACTCATGTTCTGGTCTGATTCAGTAGCAGTAGTTCTTATATATTCTGTTTATGCTTTAATGGCTGCACATTTTGCTGCTTATGAAGGTGCTAAGAACGATGACAAGCTTGACAAAGTTATCAGCCTGCTTGAGTCTATGCAGGTCAAGTGCTATACTGAAGAGATGACATACTATAAAAGATCAAATGAGCAGCAGCGTAATGATCCGTTGCTGAAAGAATTAATAGGTTATGAATTATCCGAGATGTATGAACTGCTGGATGATATTAAAGACAGTTTACAGGAAGCTTTAGAACTATTGGATAAGGCTTCCTGTATTGAGCGTAACTTGACTGATGGACCTTCTGATCTATTAGAAGCTAAAGCAGCTATTAAATTAGCTATACATAAATTTGGCTACAAGCCTGATAATGATACTTATATTGGCAATATTGCAGCTTACTTAACAGAAGATCAAATTAAAAAGCTTAAAGAAGCATACATGATTGAGGAAGATTCTTGAGTAAATACTTAATTATTAACGATGTTCATTTAACCAATGAGACTTCTCATCCTAAAAGCTGTACCCCATCGTATACAGATGATATATTCGATCTTCTCTATCAAATCAATACTCTAGCTGAGAGTTTGAATTGCAGAAGTATCATTCAGCTTGGAGATTTATTTCATATTAAGTCACCGGGCAGAAATTCTCATCAACTTATTCAAAGAACACTTAAATGGACTTCTGCGGCTCCTTGTCCTGTCTGGGTTGTCCCTGGTAATCATGACCTACTCAACGATAGGCTAGAAAGTCTTAATGAAGGTCAGCCTCTAGGTGTTCTTTATGATTCTGGTAAAGTGCTTAAAGCTGATGAATACCTTAATGGTCATCCTATCTATAGTGTTCCTTGGCAGATGCATTGGGATGCTCAGGAATCTGTAGCAGATCAGGCAATTAAGAATGCTACTATGAGCTTTATTGCTAAGGATACACCCCAGCTTATTGTTACTCATGCACCTTTCTTTCCTCCTGGAAGTAACCCAGCTTATGAACATTACTCTACTGAGAAGTTTTCTGAATATGTTAACCCGACTGGTAAAGGCAATGTCCAAGTCATCTATGGCCACATCCATGATTGGCATGGCGAATATGTTGTCAAGGGAGTTAGATTCTGCAATTTCGGTGCCCTTTCGAGAGGCAGTCTTACGGAGTCTAACCTTACTCGTCCTGTTGGTGTCACAATATGGGATAGTATCTCAGGAACGTTTGAATTTATTGAACTCAATGCTAAACCGGCTGAGCAAGTATTTCGAGTAAAAGAGATTACTGAAGTAAAGCAGACTCAAGTAAGGCTTGATGAATTCTTAGCTTCTGTTGGGCAGTCTCATATTCAGATTACTACTATTGAGTCAGTTATGGATAAGATTCGTGAACTAAATCTTGGTAAAGACTTTGAAAACATTGTAGAAGAATTACTTACAACAGCATAAGGATTATCATGTCAGAAGATGTAATTAAAATTAGTTGGAGTAGTCTGCAACGATTGCAAACAAGAGCCGATACATTAACTAACATAGGTTAAATAGACCAGGAGTTAGTTAATGAAGACTTGTACTAAGTGTAGAGTTGAGAAGCCTGTTGATGCTTATTACATCAACAGCGCATCACCTGATGGAAGATATTCTATTTGTAGGGAATGTAAATATGCCTCTACAAGGAAAACTCCAGTTCTGCCTGAAGGTAAACTATTATGTTATGTTTGTGAATCAGTAAAAGATGATACAGAATTTCGTGTAGCTGGCTCGCCCCGTAGAAAAAGAATTTGTAAATCTTGTGCATCTATAAAAGACAAGGAAAGACGCAAACTACGAGACGAGCATTTCCCCGAAACTGTAGCAAATAGAAAACTTTGGCATCAAAAGCAATATGAAAGAACCAAAGAAGAGAGACGAAATCTTCAATTATTAAGAAAGTTTAATATCTCTCTTGAGCAATATAATGACATACTGAAAAAGCAAAACAATGTTTGTGGCATTTGTAAAGAACCAGAAACTAAAAAAGATAATAGAACAGGGTTAGTATTTAATTTAGCTGTCGATCATGACCACTTTTGCTGCCCCGGTAATACTTCTTGCGGAAAATGCGTGAGAGGACTACTCTGTGGAAACTGTAATGTTAAAATGGGTTGGTTTGAAACAGTTGCAGAAGAAGCGACAACTTGGGCGAAGAAAAGAGTAAGTTATGAATGATGATACAATTAAAATCTCTTGGACAAGTTTGCAGAGGCATGAACTTTGTAAACAAAAACAATTCCTCATCAAGCAAGGTCTATCTGTTGCTGGTAAAGATGTAAGAAACTTCCTTGCTGGCAATATCGTAGACTCAGTACAAAAAGCTTGGCTGGAAAATCCTGTAGGTTCTATGCATGACATGGTTGATGAACATATGGAGAAATCCATTGCTTCAGCCGAAGAGAAAGATACTATTAAGTGGCGAGATAAGAACGATAAGAGAAAGATCAATCTTATCTGTAAAGCTGCTGCATTGAGTCTTCAGCCTATTCTTGAAGCACGAGTATTGCCTTTTGATTATGAGCCTGCTAAAAGATTCTATACTCCAGTAAACATCAGAAGACCAGACGGTTCTGTAGAAGAGATTATTCTTCGTGGCGAGTTTGACTTGCTGGTTAAAGATCCTGCTGATGGTAGGTTTGTTGTTTGGGATCTTAAGACTACAGCAGATAATGATTACTGGAAGAAGACTCTAGGTCAATTAGTATTCTATGATTTAGTCGTATTGAATATGTTTGGTCAGGCTCCTAAGAAGACAGGACTCATTCAACCTCTGTGTGATGAGCAGGTAAAGGAATTCTTCTTTACCAATGAAGACAGAGCTTCTATGTGGGGTCGCATCAGCTCTATGGTAGAATCTGAGTGGGCAGGAGACCATGAGCCAAAAAAAGATAATGCAGGCTGTAGTTGGTGTGAAGTTTCTCATGCTTGTGCTAAATTCAAAAGAAAGATGTTTAAGTGAGTGAAATAGACAATAAGATTTCAGCCCTTAAAGCTAGAATTGATGCTGGCAGAATCGCATCTGCTCGTGCCGAAGTAACAAGACAGACAGCTCAAAACACTGTCGATACTGCAATGGCTCAACTCAGTGAGAAGTTTGGGGTTGACACAGTAGAGCAGGCTCGTGCTAAGCTCAAAGAGCTACAAGACAACTTGCACAGTAAGATGAATAACATAGTCCAAAAGTTGGATGATAATAATCTTTAGGAGTTAAGGTGTTAGACACTGATATTTTAAGTTGGCTTGAAGATGCTGAGCCAGTAAAGACAACTACCTTCAAAGACAGGACTAACACCTTAACTACTCCTGACGCTATTGGTCTTAGCTTTGAGATTTCTCGTGAGGTGTTACTTCATCTCATGGAGAAAGCTATCACAGTAGTGCCTACTCGTGACTTTATTCCTGTACTGACTAACTTTCAATTTAAACTGACAGCCAATCAATTAACTGTTATTGGTAGCTCTATGGAGATGTCAGTAGTAGTCTCTACTGATGACGTAAACGTTAAGGTAGCAGGGACACAAGTATTTCCTGCTAAACTTCTTTTGAGTATTGTCAAAGAAGCTGATGCAGGCTCTACTGTATTTATTGAAGTCACCAATACAGGAGCAGCTATTGTAGCAGGAAGCTATAGTGCAGATATTAAACTACCTCAAGGCAAAGATTATCTTACAATGGATGATATCTCTGAGGTAGTATTCTATCCTGCTGTTCGCAATGAATTCTTACAGTCTTTGAATGCTGTTAAATACGCATTGCCCGGTAAAGATTATTCAGGGCAGGATTCTATGCGTATGATCAATATCAAGGGTGGTAAATTCACTGCCTGCGATGGTTCACGATTCCAGCAGGTAAGAATTAATGGATTCAAGCTTCATATGCAGTTACCTACTTTTAGCATCAATACTATTCTCAAAATTCTGTCTAGTACAGATCAAGAGATTATTGAAATCGGTGAGACTGCTAACAGGCTTGTTTTCAAGTTTAGTAATGTAATCTTTTATCTTGACAAAATGAATGATCCTTATCCTAATGTAGAGCAGCTCTGGCTTAGACCTGCATTAACAAATGATATTGAATTCATCATCAATAGAGATTTGCTTATTACTGCTATCAAGCAGGTAAGGTTGACATCAGATAATGATTACAACGCTATTACTCTTGAACTTGAAGAGACTCAAGTAACTATTTCTTCAAGGAATATAAATAATTCTACAAAAGTAGTAGTTGAGTGTACATGGGCAGGAAAACCTACAACTATTGTTGTTAATTATTTGCATTTAGCTGAAATGCTGAAGGCTTATCCTGATAATGAGTGCAGGTTTCTGTTGGCTGAGAACACTAAAACTTATAAACCTCCTATCCTGCTGAAAAACGATACATCTATTGCTACTATTGCTCAGCTCCTGAACTTCAGAAGTTGACAGCCCAGAACCTAGCTGCTAGAGTTGCTCGTATGAAGAAGATTACAGCAACTCTAGCAGCTATTATTTTTGCCGTCTCACTATCTGCCTGTGGTAGCGCAGAGGAAGATTCTGACATCGACTCTGGTGTCGTTATCAAGTCTGGTAAGGGTAGTGTTACAGTACTAGAAGATGATAACGAAACCGACAAGCACAAGGTAAGCAAGACTACTGCCCGTAAGTGCTCTGTTGGTAAGCGCTGGCCTGACTGCAAGTAAGAAGAAAGAGGACTCAATGGCTGTAAAGACTAAACTATTCCCTCAGGATGAGATTCTGAGTCTCATTTCTGGTAAGATGCTAGCTAAGAATCGACCTAATGTAGGTATGCTGTATGATATTGTACAGTTCATGCGTAACGATGATCACTTCTCTGAAGATGCTCGTTGTGTCGCACCTATTTCAACTGCTGAGCATTTTCTTAGAGTTCACCCGCAGTGTGTCGTTGAGCTAAAGAAGCAACTACCAGAGTTGACAGCATACCCTATTCCTGACAGGTTTTCACAGAATGATGCTAATCTGAACTTTGAAGATTGGTATGACATATTTATGGCTGATACTCAGCCTGTTATGGTAACATCCTTCGATAAGTATTAGGAGTTAATATGCCATGTGCTGGATCAGGTAGGCGTTGGGTTAAGGAAGGTCGAAAGACTCGTTGCCCTGTCTGCGGAAAGCCAATTTCTCATATTGGTGGGCATCCTGATCAACCTATTCCTAAGCATTAAGGAAGTAATATGTACCTGGAAAATGATGACAAAGAAAAGTTAATAGAAACAGATAGTGGTATTTCTGCTTTCTTTCTTGGCAATGAAACTATGCGTATCTACCTAGAAGATGGTAGAATGGTGGAGATTGATCGTTATGGTCAATACACATTGTACTGGTACAACGATAAAGTTCTTGATACAGGGACATTTAAAGGATAAAGCTTGACAGCTCCTAGATGGTCCTGCTAAGCTAGAGCTACAAGAGCCCGCCAGAGCTGAATAAATCTGGCACATGCTGTGGCTGCTGGGACAGGAGTTGGGCTGTAACCCCGACGCATTATGCTACGTGAGTTCGATTCTCACACACAGCACCGAAAAGGTTCGGCTGGTTACCGAATACAGAAGACTAACCATCTTCATAAAGAGAAAAAGGTTTCCGCTACTGAGGAAGCACTTACTCGCCTTTGCTAACTTAATAGTAATAGGGCAGGCCATTTAGAGGGAACGGTAAGATTCCGTTATAATTCTAGAGGCTGAAAGATCCCAGGAGGATGCAAGACCTTCGCCTGTCCTTTTCAAAAAATATAGAGTACCTAAATAACTGGGTACTCTATATTTATATTTTAGGAGAATCGGTATGAATCACTTTATAAACAAATGCAAACACGGAACTATCTTTTCTCAATGTCGTTGCCCTTCTACAAGTAAGAAGATTACTAGAATTGAATGTCAATTTCCTTGCCCGCAAGCAAAAGAAGGTAAAGATGTCAAGGTATCGAGAAAGGCAGCGTAGGCTTTCTTTCAATTGGCTAGGAGATCTTGTAGAAGGTATTCTTTCAATAATCATTTGGAAAGATTGAGCTTGACACCAACTGACCAGCCTGGTACGGTTTAAGTAACTTACACGAAAGGAACGATCGGTAAAGATGACCCGACGCATGTTTTCACGTCGAGTTGCTGTAGGTGCTACGACTGCATTCCTTGTACTAGGTGGTCTTGCAGCTTGTGATAGCGCAGATGAGAATGAGGATGGGCATTTCTACTGTACTGATGCTAATGGTACAGTAGTAGATGAAGATTACTGTGATGATGCCGATGGCTCAGGTGGCGGTGGATTCTTCTTTATGTATATGGGAAGTTCTATGCACACACCTCCTGGTGGGCACAGTACCTATCCTGTAGGCTCTAGACTGCCTGCTAGTGCACCTAAGTTTTCTGTAGCAGATAAGTCTATGCGTTCAAAGTATGGTCTGCCTTCATCAGGTAAGGTCAGTAATGGTACTATCAAGACTGGTGTAGTAGGTAAAGGCGGCCCTGGATCAACTTCTAAGGTCGGTACTGGTGGCGGTGGGGCTAAGTATGGCGGAAGCTAGTAGCCGACAATAGAGGGCAAGAATATTCTTGCCCTCTATTTGTATTTTAGGAGAATTATGATGGCTTGGTTTATGTTGTGTTGTGGGTTGATATTTATCGTATTTGCTATACTAGCTCATATGTTTGATAGAATGGATAAAAAATGATTGTAACGCACGACTGGGAATTCCTTGAAGCTGGGAATGGAGTTTATCCTATTTCTGTAGGAATGGTTCGTGAAGATGGAGCAGAGTTGTATTATGAATTTGCTCAAGCTCCTTGGAGTGATATCTATAAGCATGATTGGCTTAAAGCTAATGTGCTACCTATTCTTACTTGTACCAACGATGGTTCTCTAGTTGTCGGTGAAGGTACAGAAACATTCAAGAGTAATCTAGCCATTCGTGGGAAAGTATTTGATTTCCTACATGAAGCATCTCAGGATTCTGCTTTAGAGCTATGGGGATGGTATTCTGCTTACGATCATGTCTGTCTAGGTCAACTTTTTGGTGCAATGGTTAATCTTCCTGACTTTGTGCCTATGTGGACTAATGACATAAAGCAAGAAGTATTCCGAAGGGGAAATCCTACTATTCCTGATCTACGGGAGCCTGGTGAATTAGTTCATCATGCACTAGATGATGCAAGAACAGAAATGCGTATGCTTAAATGGGTAAAAAACTATTATCCTGACATTACTAATTCTCGCGGTTTTCAGTATGGTAACGGAAACACTCAGTACAATACTTTCTAGGTTGACACAGGCTAGCAGCAGTGCTAGTCTATACTTACCGCACCGAACGAGGACATAGCTTAGTTTGAGCCTAAGTGCGGTACCTTGCTTCATAGACTGGCTGGTAGCTAGGGGTATGCTTATAACATATTTTAAGGTGGGTTCGATTCCCACATGAAGTACGTAAATACTAAATTATAGGAGAATCATTTTGTACCGTAAGAATCGAAACCCTGAAGTCGGCTTTGGTATTGGTTTTATCATCCTCTGGGCTCTAGGAGCTATTGCAACAGCAGCCTTTTGGTGTGTTGTTATCTGGGCAATCGTTAAGCTAGTCAATCACTATACCTGAGAGGTAACGTCTTGAGTTTCTTTGAGGAAGAAGATGATATTCCTACTGGCACATTCGTGTTTGCTGGTGGAATGGTTGTAGGTACGTTGATTGTTATTGCTTGCTGTATTGTTCTTCCTCTTGTAGGTATTGCATACGCTATCGCTAAGATTGTAGGGTAAATGATTAGTCGAGTAAAGGTAGTCATTACTGGCTACTATGATGTGAATTCAGATTTCGCTGAACAGAATTACGGAACTACAGATAAAGATAAAATCCTAGCAATCGACCAGGAGAGCATTGATTCTGGTGCGGCAGATCCTATCGATGTGCTAGGCTGGATGGACGAAACTCCAGCAGTTGAATTGAGCTGGGATAACTGATATAATTAGTTTTATGGCCTACTCACGTAGGTATCTTGGAAGTGCTGTCACATGGGAGAGATACACCGCCTTGAAAGCGGCTGGGTAACCAATCCTTGTGGGTTCGAGTCCTACCACTTCCGCATTTATTTTAGGAGAATTGTTATGGCATATATAGACGAAGCAAAACAGGATAAAGTGCCTCTGAAGTGTGAAGGTGCCTGTAAGGGCACAGGAACTATTTATCTGAGAAAAGAAAATCTTATGGTAGATTGCCCTGAATGCAAAGGCAGAGGTACACGAGATAGAAAACTGTAAAGGATAGATATTGTTAGTATTTACTGCTGTAAATATCTCTGAGAAAGACGCTGAACGCTACGGTAAGAAGTGTTATGCTATTGATAATGCTAATGTCTTAGCTGCTGAAATCAGAGATGATGATAATTTTGAGGGATGCCCATTTACGCCAACGTATTCAATTGCGTTGAAGCCTGTAGAAGATATGGTCATTCCTCTTTTTGTTTGTTCAATTCATTTCAATGCATTCAGAATCAGTCTACGTGAAGGTAATATTGGCGTAGACGATCAGATGTTTTAGGAGAATAATTAATGCTAGTCGTTGGAAGTACAGCACTTTATCGACTATTCAAAACAGGCGTACGCGAGCCTAAGGACCTTGATGTATTTGCTCGTCCTAATGATCCTGCCTTGATTCAAAATTCACCTGATGATGTATTCTGGCATGATGCGCTAGCAGGAAGTCAGCTAGACGTTACAGGGTTTGCTACGCTGAATCAGCTTTACACTATTAAGGTTTCTCATTCATACTGGGAAATCAACAATGTAGCTAACTGGCAGAAGCATATGTACGACATTATGTTCATGAAGGCTAACGGTGCTCAACTTGACCTAGAATTGCATAAGCTTCTTTATCCCATCTGGGAGAATAAGCACGGTAAGAAGAAGATGAATCTAGCGCAAGCAGCAGGTGACTTCTTTGAAGATGCCGTAGTACGTATTTACGAGCATGACTCAATTCATGAAAGCGTGGCTTACGGCGAGCATCCTTTGTATGAGCGTATTCTTAAGGATGGCGAGACAGTAGATATCGATCCTGATAAGCTATGGAATGGTTTGACTTTTGATGACCAGATCAAGCTTTTTCGTGAGGAAATTGCTGCTACAGCCCTTGAAAGATGGATGATTCCTACTAACTACAGGTATTCTCCTGGAAAAGCTTATCAGCAAGCACTTCGTAAGACAGTTGTCTCATTGACAAAAGGCAAGAGTGCTCGTTTCATTGTAGACAACTTTAAAGAGTTTGCTGCTCCTCATGAGTACATGAAGATCCATAATAGTAAGCGTAATAAACTAATTAAACTATGATAATTCATCTCAGAGGTGACAACGATAACAGTGCTTGTTATGTGCCTGCAATCTCTTGTCATTTCAGTAACATTAAAACTGATATAAATTGTAAGAAATGCAAGCAGACACGAAAATATAAGGATAAAAAATAACTATGAGGGAGTAGTATATGGACATTAGATATCTAGTTGTAGATGTTAGAGATTCAACTACTGGAGAAGTAAACAGTTATTCACTTCAAGAATATCTTCAATTTTTGAATGATAGTATTCTTCTACTATCCCAAATAGCTGATAATCAACATAAGACTATTCAAGAAATTATTAGGTATAATAATGTTCATATCTAAGAAATCTTTTAATTCTTTACTTGAGTTTCTTGAGAGTAGCAGGACAGCTAATGCAGAAATGCTGCTGTTAGTTAAAAAGATAACTAGAGAGTTAGACGAAAAAGAACAGCAATTAGCGAGTTATCGAAAAGTAACTCTTAAATCTCATTGGATTAAGACGCGATGTCCTCATTGCTTAGAAGATATTGATTTACATATTTTAAATGAAGAAGGAAAAAATGACAGTTAATTGTAAGTATTGTGGTAGTGAGCTAGCTGAGGATTCTCCTGCTGTAATCGCTCAGAAGATTGATGAGCAAATTACTAATTGGGAGGCATTTGAATCAGACGGTCGTTATGGCCATGCTGTTAATTCTATTGTTGCTGATGTTAAGATAGGTGAATTTGTTAAGGTAGTAGCTAAGAAACTTAAGCCTGCTATCGATGAAATCGAATCAGGTTATTACGGTTCTGAAAGTGAGTATCCTCAGGGTACTACCTTTAATGTCCATGTCATTCTTCAGTATGGTGATAGTGATATGTTCTTTAAGAAGCTAGGCACTGCTGACTCTTATGGAGAAATCTCCTGGAATGGTGGTCCTTTGACTATCGTAAAGCCTAAGCTTGTTACTGCTACAGTATGGGAATGACAATGGTTCATGATGTTGAGAAAGTAAAAGAACTATTCCGTCAGCAAGATGAAGCAGAAGATGGTATTTTTATTGCAGAGCTTCATTACGAGTATTCTGTCGGAGATCGTATTACTTTCAATGATGTAGAAGTTCCTGAAGGTTGGGATTTTACTGTTATTGAAATTAACGATGAGCGCGACTATGATTCTTATGGTTATAGTCAGTCAGAGAATGCTTATATAATCTTTACTCTTTCTGACAGTAAAGAAAATGCTACTTACCGCCTTCCTGGTACATATGCATCATACGAAGGCTGGTCCTGGGATGTTGATAATATTGTTGAAGTTCATCAAGCTACTAAAATCGAAACTTACTGGAAGGCTGTCTAAATTGCCTAAGAATTGTCCTGAATGCAAAGGTGAAGGTATGCGATGGTTTGTTGGGCAGTATATTACTTGCAAGCCTTGTGGAGGTTCAGGTAAAAAATGAATGTAGCAGAATTAGAACCGCATGTAGCAGTTGAGGTAGCTCTTACTATTCTTCTTGAGAAAGGTTTTCAGTCACAGTATTATACTGACTGGAAAGCTTGTGTTGAAGAAGAATACGATGAGGACCCTGAAGATTATGAGCATTATTCTTTAGTCGAAAGACAAGGTGTGTGGCAAGCATTTCTAGAGTATGTTGAGAAAGGAAAGTCTTTTACATCAGATAACTTAACAGCTAAATTTGTTGCTACCCATTCTGATGGTGAAGCTGTTGATACCAGTGATTCTTTTGTTATTCTCAGCCTTTCTGATGGAATCACTACCCGGTACTTCAAGCGTCAGGGATGGTATAACAGCTACTCTGGTGATAACCTGCAAGAAGGCGAAGACAACGAAGTATTCCCGCAAGAAAAAACAATTACAGTTTGGAGAAGTTAATGCTATCAGATCTTTCTGTTACTGAAGCTGCTAGTCTTGCTATTAAAACTCTTATTTATGGAGAGTATGTTTCTGCCCAGGAACCTACGTCATGGCGTGAAGGCTATTCTGGTACATTCGAAGAATATCTTGATGAGACTTATGGTCCTGAAAATGACCGTAATTTTGATGAGCAGGAATATTGGGAAGAACTTAAGTACGAAGGTCGACAGGGCACTCTTGAAGGCTTGACAGCTAAGGTTGAGGCAGAGTATGGTGGTGAAGGTGGCGGTGATGATTACTGGATGGTAATTTCTGTTACCGATGGTCTTACTACTCGATTCTTCCGTCGTGATGGCTACTACGCTAGTTATAGTGGTGGTAATCTAGACGATGAAACACGAGAAGTAAAGCCTGAAGTCCGTCAGGTTACTTTTTATGAGTAGGATTTTTGGCTGGGTTTGTTATTTTTGTGGTGCAGATAATGAAGCCGGTAAAACTAGCTGTGTAAGATGCACTATGAATAAGTAATACAGCAGCCTGCTTTTTCAGGGGTTGCTTTTCGGTGGATAGCGCTGAGGTCAGCGAAATTCCTTGCTAAGGAATGCCAAGTGAAAGCTTGAGGGTTCGATTCCTTTATCCACCTCATGACTAAAGAAAAGCTAGGCGATTATATCTTTGCTGCACAAATGCTTGCGTGGTTTGTTGCTGTTGCTTGTGTATTTATTCGTCACGGTGAATTCCCTACTATCAGCGTCTTTATTATTGCTCTAGTACTTATGTACATCGATAGCGAGTACAAAAAGATGTTTACCGATAAGGAAAAGTAACGTATAGGTCTAAAAGGAGGCAAATATGTCTTTTCTCTTATGGTTACTAGCTGTTATTCTTGTCGTAGTCGGTGTTATCAAATTAGTGCAACGTGATTTTATTTTAGGTACTGTATTAATCATCGTGGGTCTTCTTATAGGGCCTTTGGGTGTTAGCTTGTTCATTTAAATCTGAGCTGCCTTGACACCCTGTCTATGCAGTGCTAGTCTTGCTCCAACAACAAAGAACGATTCTAGGAGAATCAGTGAACTACGTACAGACTGCATTTCAAGTCCTTAAAGATGAGCTTGTTGCAGTAGATGCTTGCATGAATGACTGTGATGATCTTATCGAGCTTTATGAGCTTCTTATGTTTACTAAGAAGCTAGATACTAATCTAAAGGATGTTCATGATGCCTGGGCAATCTGGCGTAATCGCACTAAGCCAGATCACAAAAGCCTAAAGGAATTCGAAGATCTCTCTGCTGAGGTTCAAGAACTAGATCGTAAGTATCTAGATGCTATTCATCGTGCATACATTAAGTATAATAAGTAATACCAACAAAGGGCGGTGAGGCTGTTATGGCTTTACCGCCTTTTTCTATTTTAGGAGAATCGTATGAAGAAATCTGTAGTAACTGCATTAGTTATCAGTTCATTCTTATTTATGGGCTGTACCCCTAATAATTCTGAACCCAACCCAACTACACCAGTACCGAGTCCTAGTCAAACAACAATTAAACCAGGGCCTATTAAGACACCTCCTGTAGAGACAGCCAAGCCTACTAAAGAGCCTGAAGCTGAACCTACAAAGGAACCTAGCGTAGCTCCTAGTTCATCTGAGGCTGTTCCTCCTGCTGTTCAATTCGCTAAGCGTTGGGGAGCTAAATACCCTGATGTTCCTGAGTATGCAATTCTTAAGGCTGCTAATGGAGTATGTGCTGTTATCGAGAAGTCTGGTGCTGATTGGGCAGACAGTGATCTAGCACTTCTAGCCATTAAGGAATCTGCCAAAATAGCAGGCATTGATGGTAACGATGCTTTCGAGTTTGCTCAGGATGCTAATCAGAATTACTGTGCTAGCGTAGCAAACCCTGCTTGACCTGCTGAAACGTTCATGCTAGACTTAATGCATGGATTGTGATATGTACGATGATGATCTACCTGAGATTTACCAGTCTTGGGTAGATCATTTTTATGCCAACAAAGATGTGATTCTGACAGCATTGAAGATCGTTGGATTACCTACAGCATTATTTGTTGTAGTAACGATAAGTAATTACTTCATCAACAAGAAAGTGAAATCACTATGGAATGGCTAATTGTCCTTCTAATTATTGTTGTATACATCAGTATGGGATTAACTGTCGGAAGACTTATCTTCAACAAGAAAGTCATACCGGTATTCGAAGCTAAATTGAAACAACTCAACAACAGTCCTTATTTAGAAGGAGTATATAAAAGTACTTTTAGAGTAAATACCGCCGAAGAGGCGGCCTATGCTTTTGTGCTAAAAGAAGAATACGAAGCTATCTTTAACGCAAAGATGCTAGGTATTTTTTGGTTCGTAGGTATGTTTTATTTTGTGTACCTTTATGTTAAGGACTGGAATAGTTTCAGTATTCTACCAAAAAATAAGGCACAAAAGATGATTGCAACTAAACATGCTGAAATTGCTCGACTGCAAAAGCAGAAAGACATGCTCGCAGAAATGAAAGAACTGAAGGTAGATCCTGAAATCATCAAAATAATTGAAGAAGCCCTATGAAAGGATAGTATTGAATAATTTAGCTAGTATCAAGACTCGACTGAATCGAGCAACAAAAGTTCTTGACAGGCGAATCGCAGAAGCTAGAGTAATGGCAACCAACAGTAAACAGATTCGAGAAGAAATTGAAGTAAATCTCAATGATGTCGAATTGTACAACAAAGTAGCCATTACTCTAGCTTCTATAGGTGAGCAAAGACAGTTTGACGCACAGCAGAAAATTGAAGAGTTAGTAACCCGTGGCCTGCGATCTATTTTTGATGAGGATCTGTCTTTTAATCTCGTTGCTACCCAGAGGGGTAAGACGCCAGAAATTAAATTCCTCGTTAAATCTAGGGGCCTTAACGGGGCATCTGTAGAGACATCTGTCATGGACTCTCGCGGAGGTGGAATGGCTGCAACAGTAGGATTCCTCTTGCGCCTCGTGGTCTTGCTTTTGAATAAAGATATTAAAGAACCTATTCTGGTTCTGGATGAGTCCTTCTCTCATGTCTCAGCAGAATACCGTAGACCACTTCTTGAATTCATGCTGGAGTTAGTTAACAAGACTAAGGTTCAGATTGTTGTCGTTACTCATGATGACATCTTTCTTGAGTATGCAGATAAGCGATACAAATTGAAGCAACTCAACGGAGTCACTAAAGCTGAAGAGTTCTAAAAATCAGTGTAGTTTGAAGTGTAGGTAAGTATATATTCCTAGGTAGATCTCACAGGTTACAGATCTCTCAGATGAATCTTGAAAGATTAGCCCTCTACTAGGAATATATACTTACCTACACTTCAACTTCTCGCTAAGGATCAAGATATGAGTATGATAGTGTGTGGAGTATGCGATCAAGATTGGCATACTAAAGGTTACGGATGGGTATGGATTGAAGGCTTTGGTCTTCACCAATGGCAAGAACCTAATAAAGAGCAAATCAAACAGAGACTAAGGAAACGTTATGGTTTGGTTTAAGAAACCTATCAAAGTAAGATGCAAGACGAAAGAAGAAGTCGGCAGATTGGTCAACTGGCTGAGAATCGATTCAGGGCTATCTCAGATAAACTCTCAGCGTTATGAGATTACTGTAGTAATGGCTATGCAGTATTGGGATGATCCTGAAGAAGTCCTCTACTTTGAAGTAGCAGTTCCTTATTACAAATACAAGAAACTCAGAGAACAGTTCATTGAACGAGAAAGCTTTGATGAGATTCTCCAGATGCAGGCTGTTACTGAGATTGTCAGGCAGGAAGATTTGCTGTGAAGCACAATTATTCATTGGATTGTGCTATCTGCAATTGTTATCATACGAGTAAACTATGGTTCAATGGTTCCTGGCATGATTGGAAAGCTCCTTCTGCTCAGTTGATTGAAAAAAGAAAAGAGATCAAGAGGAACAGAAGGAAAAGATGATCCTAGGATCTACCTAGGAATACATACTTACCTACACTTCAAACTAGAGAGAAAGATGATGTACAAGTACACAATATGGAATGGTAAAGGTGAAGTAGTTCTTGAGGTAACTTTGCAGGCTGCTAATATTGATCATGCAAAGTTTGTTACCAGGAATCTTCATATGGATTATTTTGCTAACGATTATATTCCTTTTGGAGGAATGCAAGGTTCTTTCAGTAAACTGGAAAAGGAAGGCTAGAGCAATGCCGAGTATGTCACCAGCATACGCACAGAAGATCCTTGAAGGAGGTTCTGCATTCGGTAGTAGTTTCCTATCCTGTCATGATGGACTTCTGGTAGTGAGGACTAAATCAGATGAATGGTTCCTGCCAGATGAGTATCATGCTACTCAACTTAATGAGGATGGATCGCTTAAAGTTGAAGGAGAATATAACCATGTTGTATTTAGGCAAGTAAAACCTATTATCAATAAGGACACCAGGTTCGAGTTAGCCTAGAAGGATAAAATGATAGAAGAGATAGCAACCGTTGAATTGAATTATGCCGAGATTTGTGCGCTGATGGAGTCTGGGACCGTAGAGATTAATTCAATTCTCTACGGCAAGTTGAGGGCTGCTAGAGACCGCTTCACGAAACCTCTCAAGGTCTATGGTAACGGCTATGGTTTCAGTTCTGATCTTAAGGTGATAGAATCAGGTGCATCCGAGTTAAGTGCTCGTGAGAAGATTATCGTAAAGGAAGAGATTAAATGAGTGATATTGTTAATACAGGAATAGATTTTATTCCAGGACCAGAAATTGTTATTGGTGATCTAAGTGGTGCTAACCCCTCTACTGAGGATTACTTTTTTGGGCAGTTGCCAGTAAATATTGAAGGCAATCCTATCCTTGTAAAACTTTGGACACTTGATCAGGCCAAAGCATTTAAGGAAAATTACCCGAAAGCAAAAGTATATACTGCTAAACTAGAAGTTATTGAATTGTTTGTATAAGTTTTAGCCGAGGCTATTTTGTTTTAGCCGAGTATATGATAAGATATGTATAGGAGGCTAAAATGAAAAACTGTAAGAATGAAAATTGTTCACAGACTAACCCCCAATCTCTAGAAAATTTTTCTAATAGTGCAAGACATAAAGATGGAAAACTTACTGAATGTAAGTCTTGCATTAAAAAATATAGAAGTTCGTTAAACTTAACTAAACCAAAATTTCCTTGTGTCTTTGAAGATTGCTGTACGCCTAGAGCTTTTGCTTCTACAGGATTATGCGCAGGGCATCAAAAACAGTTAAATAAAGGTTATGAGTTGCAGCCTATTATTCCTGGTAAACAGGTAAGGCAAAATTTTAGAGGGCACGAAAAGATTTGCAACACATGTCATCAATGGTTGCCTGTCAATTCTTTTGGTCCTGCAAAAGGTCTTTCTGGTGGTATAGACAGCATATGCCGTCGCTGTAGGGCTTGCCTTAGATATAACATGACTGCTTTGGATTATCAAAGAATTTTAAAAGAGCAAAATGCAGTATGTAAAATTTGTAATAAGGCTCCATTAAGTAAACCTCTATATGTAGATCATGATCATAGTTGCTGTTCAGGCGATACGAGTTGTGGAAAATGTGTACGAGGACTTATTTGCTACGGTTGCAATTCTGGTTTAGGCATGTTCCAAGATAACTTAGATACATTAGAAAAAGCGCTTGCTTATTTAAAGGATTATAAATATGGTTCCGTTTTACCCGACAGCCAAAATAATTGCTGATAGTATTTCTCCTTCAGGGAAAAGATTAACAACCATCGAATGTTCGATGCACAGGTTTGTTCTTGCTGAATTCAATACTCATCGTGCATTCTCTCGTAATTCTGCTAGCTCTCGTGCTATTCCTTACCATAAGATGCGAGCTAAAGCATTAGAGCATACAGCTTATCCTGTATCCTGGCCTACTGAGCAAAAAGGTATGCAAGGCGGGGAAGAATTGCCTGTACTTCTTGCAGATAGTGCAAGATGGGAGTGGCGAGAAGCTTTATACAGTACAATTAGACGAACAGATAAACTAAATTATTTAGGTGTACATAAGTCAGTCATTAATAGACTACTAGAGCCGTTCATTCCACATAAGGCTATTGTTTCGGCTACTGAGTGGGATTCGTTCTTTGCTCAAAGGCTTCATCCTGATGCGCAGCCTGAAATTCATGATCTGGCTAAAGCTATGCATAAAGCTATTTCTGATTCTAAGCCTGTTGAATTAAGTATCGATAACTGGCATGTTCCTTATGTAGATGACCATGAACGCATTATGGATTCTTTCTGGATTAATTATTTTGATAAAATCCAAGATGCCTTCCTTGCTGTTTCGGTAGCAAGGTGTGCTAGAGTCAGCTATGAAACTCACGATGGTGTCAGAGACATTGAGAAAGATTTTGAATTGTTCTTTCGTCTAAGAGATCATTCTCCTGCTCATGCTTCACCTTTCGAGCATCAAGCTCGACCTGAAATGGATCACTCCCCTAGCCTTTCTCGTAATTTTATAGGTTGGGAGCAGTATCGAGGTATACTAGGACTATGAATGAAAAAGTAAACGAAGAGATCTTTTCTAACGTAGATGAAGCAGTAGCTATTGTATGGTGGCTGGTTTATCTATTAGGCGGTAAGGTAACATTTCCTACGACAAATGAATTCTGGGAAGAATCATTTCCTGCTGATACTCGACTAGTCCTGACTAAAGAAGATGATCAGTTAGTTATGAGAGCCGAAACTTTAGGTTGGCAGTAGACTTGACAGCACAGCTCGTTGATGGTAAGTTTTGCTCATCAACGAGCTGTTTCTATATCTGAAAGGTTCACATGGATAACCTTCGTATGATTACTAAGCCTACGCATTTTGTTGAATACTTCGATCTTGAGAAGTACGTTAAGGAACGCTATGGACATAAGATCGAAATCATCGCTATGGAGGAATGCGCCAACAACGGATATCTTAGCTATTCTGTCACAAATGAATTTGCTGATGCTTTTGAACTGAAGGAAGCAGAAGACTGGAAGGAGAATGGACACTTCTGGTATTACGGCACTGGAAATATCCTGAATCTTCTTTGTGCAGATGGTTACATTCCTGCCGGTAAGTATGTTATCGAAATCTCTTGGTGAGGATGTAATATATGGCTGAACTTGAAATGGAAACTGTTAATGTATTCTTTTATGGTGATCTTGAAAAACTGATCAAAGAGCTATATGATCAGGAAATCAGCATTACTGATCTGATTCCTTTTGAACTTATGGGTCAGAATACTTATCATGAGTTTACAGTCGATGGTGAGTCTGAGCTTGATTCAATAGGTGATGAATACATTGTTCAGAAGTGGATTGATAATCCAGGACAGACATCTTTTGATACAAATGATATTCCTGAAATTGATTGGACTAATGAAAGGTCACTAGACGTAAGGCATATTCTTCATCGATTGTTCAAGGATGGTGTTATCCCTCAAGGGAAGTACATCATGACTATTTGGTGGTAGATTAATTGACGTAACCTTCAATGAGTGTTATCCTTTTGGTATAAATAAGACACTCATTGAAAGTTATAAATATGATCGTATTACTTATTGTAGGCATTTGGATTACTATCTGCATCTTAACAGCTTTCTTACTGCGATGGCTGGTAGTAAAATTAGCTAAACGTAATGGTTACAACAGCAATGATATGCCAATCATTTATCATATCATTGCTGTTGGTGCTTATTTCACTATAATCTATCCTGCATTGTTTTTACTTATTCACCTATCTTAAGGAACTAGTAAAATGGCTAAGAAGATTAATCAAGCTGGCCTGAGTCTTGCTATTAAGAAGCTTAACAGCCAATGTCACCCTTGCTCCGGCACAGGTAAGGTTCGTAAGGCTACATGTGGCATCTGTGGTGGCACAGGAATTAAAAAGTAATTAGCAGCCGCATTGAGAACTGTTCTCAATGCGGCTTTCTTAGTAAACAAAGAGGTAATATATGATAGACACATGTAAAACACATTATGCTGATGATATCGAGCCAGGTAATGAACTTGATCTAGACGGTGACGAGTATGGAGACAACGATAATTCTTTGTATGGGTTTGCTGTTGTCAACCGACTGACTCAGTGGTACGATGGCTCAGACGGAACACCTTGGGTTACTGTCTATACTACTCAGGGTGATTTTGAGATGCCTGCAAGTCACCTTGTGAAGGTTCGAGTTACAGGTTGACAGCTTGACCAAGACGTGTTAGTGTTTGCTCAACAACAAGCGAGAGGAACCATCATGAAGATTACCTACGTTGTTACTGAGTGCCGCGACAAGGTCTCTCCTAACTGTACGAAGACGTTCAACCGTGAAGTTAAGCGTGGTCGGCCTCAGCTCAATTGTCACGCCTGTAAGTCTACAAAGGTAGTTACCCCTCGGGTTAATTCTTTCGACGTTCCTGAGGCATCTGACAGCCTGGAGCGCACGTGTGGTTGTGGCTCTACCTTTACTGTCAAGACTGGACGTGGTCGCAAGGCAGGCAAGTGCGATGCTTGCCGTTCTGCTGGAATTGTGTACCGTCGTGATGATGACGGTGTTCTTCAGGAGATCCGCGCCGAGACGCTTCGTATTGAGCAGCAGGAGATTCGAGAAGAGAATGGTCGCATTCGGGCTAAGGCTCTTTTTGATCTCATGGCACCGCTGATTCGTAAGCGTGAATTGGCTTCTTAATCATTGCAAGGGGAGGATACTAGATCTAGTATCCTCCCCTTTTTAGGAGGTATGAGTATGATTATGTTGATTCTGATATTAGTTCTTTGCTTTTTCTCTGTTGCAGGTATGATTGTTGATCACTTCACAGATGAGGATGCTTTTTCTGGCGATAGTAAGAAAAAGACTAAACTAAAGCAGGAGAATAAAGAACTAAAGAATCGTATTACAGTGCTGGAAAATGAAAAGCTAGAACTGCAAATCAAGGTAGACGGATTTGAGTTGGGCTTGCCGTGGCCTAGTCAGCGGGTGTATGATCAAATACAGCAACATACATTCGAAACTGTGGAAGAGGAATTCAGAAAGGAATTTCCTAACGCAGGAAACTAACAGAAAGATATACATGCCTCGCAAGAATAATAGAGTAGACCTTGAAACTTATCTACCTCCTATCAAGGAAGAATGGCGACCGATGCCGGTATGCCATAAGTTTCCTGGTAAGACTACATTTACTACTGGCTATCGAGCACAGGTAGCGGTAGATGAAATCAGCTATTCCTCTGATCGTGATAAGGTTCCGGTTAGAGTTTATGAATGTACCGTAAACGATGGTGGTTGTGGTTACTACCATATAACGAGTCAAGAAGAATATAAGGAGTAACTCTATGGGTATGCAGATAGCCACACTCGGTTGGATTCTGTTGATTATTTCTATAGTCATTACAAGCTTTTCTGTAATTGTAACATTCAGTTATGCTATGGATGCCATGAATGAATATATTTTCAAGTATATAGCCTATTCTGTAGGTCTTCTTTTCCTTACTGCTATTCTTGGTTGGGCAATTTGGGTTATCTATCCAATTACTGCTTCTGGAATGAGCTAAGGTGAAGATCTGGCAAGTATTTACTTTTATTTGGGCAGCATTCTTTATTACAGCTCTAATTATTGATAATATTACTAGTATTATTCCATTTGTAATGTCACTACTATTTCTTTCAGTAGCAATTATAAATTTTGAACCTGACGATAAAAACTAAATAGTAAAATCTATTTAGGAGCGGCAGTATGAGAACAGACTTATGCAATAAGTGCAATCTTTAATACTCCCCTAAAGAAAAGTTACCGATATAGTAAGTATTAATGGGTAACTTTTCTTTAGGGGAATTTTTATGGGTTCGAATGGTAAAAAGCCGCAACACGGTAAAACTTCAACTTACCTTAAGCATAAGTGTAGGTGCGATAAATGCGTAGAGTTCTATAAACAATATAGAGCTGAGCAAAGAGTTAAAAATGCTGATAGTATTAAAATTTATACTTCTGAATACTATCAGCGAAATAAAGAAATAATATTAGAAAAAAGTAAAAGTCGTGTCCTTACTGAGGCACAAAAAGAAGCTTCTAGGCAACGTACACGTTTATGGTATAGGCGAAATCGTGAGTATGCCATAGCTTATTCTAGTCTTTATAATAAAAGTAATCCTGAATTACGTCGTGCAATTAATTCTCGTAGAAGAGTTAGTTGGCAAATTATGGACGAATTGGATAGATTACTCAGTACTGAGTATAGAAAAGCAATAGCTAAAGATAAATGTTTCTATTGTAATAAAATCGAAACAAATATGCACGATGATCATTATTTTCCTTTAGCTAAAGGCGGTACTGATCATTGGTTTAATTTAGTAAGATCATGTCAATCTTGTAATTCCTCTAAGAGTGCAAAGTGTGGCACAAGATTTGCACTTAGAGGTGGAAATGTCTAATACAGACTTATGTAAAAAATGCGGCTTTCTGGATAGGTACTCTATTGGAGAGTTCTCATACTGCCGCTATTGTCATTTACAGGCACAGAAAAGATACCTGGAAAGAAAAAAGCTAGGTGAATCAGTTTCCAAGGCACAACCACCTAAAAGAACTGTCGAGCAAATGATTAAGACAGCTCCGCGCAAATCAGTGTGTAAACAAGGACATCCATTAACACCTGATAATGTTCAAGAGACTTCTCAGCGAAATGGTAGGCATGTATATCGTAGGTGTAAAACATGCCAGAAAAACATTAAGCGTAGAAAGTATGGATTACCTATTGAACCTGCTCCGGTGAGTCTTGGAGATATGCTTGACAGCACAGACTGAGGTTTGCTAGTCTCCTGGTATTACTTAAGGAGGTAGGCACATGATCAGGTTTAAGCCAAGAGCGCTGCTGGTAGGAACTATTCTTTATATCGATGGCAGAGTTTGGGCTAATGATTTCAATCGCCAAGAGGCTGTTGATGAGTTAGAGCAGATGTCAGATCTACCGAATGCGCCTCTATGGCTTTATGTGCATATCGATCCTACCGAATATCACAAGAATAGGCGTCAGCGATGATTTATGTATACGGTTTTGGCATTATTGCTATTGCTACAGCAGCTATTATTGTTGGTATGAGTCAACTTATTGCTTATGCTGATGAGCCTTCACCCTTGCTTTTTGAAGGGTTTGATATTATTGTTCTTGTTGTCATGTCTACTATCTACGTAGCTATCCTGATGCTGTGCTCTACAGCAATGTTTTATATAGGTTGACAGCCTGGAGCTGACTTGCTAGGCTAGGTGAAACACAAGGGAAAGAGGCACACTATGTGCAGCACATGTGTTTCACCTAGCTACGGTCAAAGTCAACCGGAAGCTATTAAGCAGGACAAAGCAAAGCTTGACAAAGTACGTAAGCGTATGGAACAGTTAGCTCAGCGCAAAGCAAACGCACACCTTAACTAAGGAGAATTTAAACTTAATGGGTATTTTTGGTAATAAGGACAAGGACGCAGCTCGGGAAAAGCGTCGGTCTCTTGCTATTGATGAGCTTATGGAAGTCCGAGGCAATGCTAAGGGCTTGACTGCTAAGGAAATGCGAGACCTAAAGAAACTGACCCAAGGTAAGACTAAGCCTCTCGGAGATATTCGCGCAGGGCTTTCTGACCTTAAGAACGGCCGTAAGGGTGGTGGCGTCGGCCCCCCTCCTGAGCAGCGCGGAGGTAAGAAAGGCAAGGGTGGCGCTGTTGGCAGTGCTCCTGAGCAGCGTAAGGGTCGGAGCATGTGGAGCTGATGACTGAGTCAGAGGAACGTAAGTGTACTGTTTGTGACAGGCCGATAGGACCATATGGTCATGTATGTCAATGGCCGGGTAAGCCTGACAACTACAAGGAGTGTGCTACAATGTTTCTAGAGTTTGCTGATGGAGTCATTGATTGGGGCTGAAAAGCCTTGTGAGCTGGGTTGACAAGTATTGCTGGAGCTAGTAAGGTTCTCAGTAAGAACATCAACCCAGCTTTTTCTTTGAGAGGAAATCATTATGGATAGTATTGATTACCAGATGGATATTGCTCAGGATTACAGTAAGAATGAAATTGAATACTGGGTATGGCATTATACACCTGAAGCAAGTTGTCACAAGACTTATGACAGTAAATTTAAAGCATATATTGGCGCTATTAATCCTAAGTATTGGCACTACACTACTGTTGTCTTGATTCGTGCAAAGGCGGGTAAGTAACGTGCACCTGTTTGATGCTGAGATTATGGCGAAAGAGCTTATTGGAAAGCATGTTCCTCACTATACTTTTGATTGGATGAACAAGAAAAAGACTAACGGGGAATGTAGTTATAATTATCGAGTAATTTATCTTTCTCGTTATCGTACTCAGATTCGTACTCCTGAAGCTGTTAAACTTACTATTATGCATGAAATTGCTCATGCCCTTACTCCTGGCTCTGGTCATGGTGTATCGTGGAAGAATCAAATGATTAAATTTGGTTTACCTTCTGAGCGTTGCAGTCAGGATCGACCTGATGTATCATCAATTTCTAATTGGCGAGCTATTTGCATTTTTTGTAGCAAGAAAGTTTATTTCATCCGTAAGCCTCGTCTACAGCGCAGTTGTGGGACGTGTAGTCCTGGCGTATTCAATGCTAAGTATGTTCTCAATTTTGAAAGAATCTAGGAGTCACTATGGTTTCAGAAATCCACGCAGCAGTCATTGCATTTATTGCAGCCCTGCTAGGAATGCTTATTGTTAGTATCGTTGATTCTCAATTTGAAGAAGCTCGTTGCTATAGGCTTGAAGAGTTGACAAACATTAATATGACTTATAGTTATAGCAAGGGTTGTCAGCTAATTTCAGAACTTTAATATTGTGCCGGTTTTGTTTATGACTTTGTTTCCGGCTGAGTTAAAATCAAAGTCAGTTGTCCTCTATAACTCAGTCTGGTAGAGTAACTTCCCGTAGTACGGAAGTAGTCGCAGGTTCGATTCCTGCTAGAGGCACGTATAATAATCTATTATAGGAGAATCATTAATGGCACTTGTTGAACAGTTCTCAAGCAATTCCCCTAAGGAAAAGCCTACAGTATATGCAAAGCTGGCTGCTGAACTAAAGGCTCAGCCTGGTATGTGGGGTCAGGTAAAGGGGTATTGGTGGACTAATGCACTGAATTACAAGATGATCAAAGAAGGAAAGATTCCTGATATTACCCTCAAGGATTTTGATGTGCAGTTGGTAGATGCTAAGCTGTACATCAGGTACAAGGGTCAGGCTTGACAGCTTCAACTTGAGGTGGTAAGTTCTACGTATCAGCAGGGCAGACGTACTGCTCAACGAGTAGATAACAACTTGCCCTGCTGATACTAATCTGCTAGATTGTATTCGGATCGGAACAAAACCTGCGAGCCTATCATTACAGACGGCAAATCCGAGGGTAAGGCTTGGCATCCTGTCCAAAAAGTTGCCTAGGCATTCTGCTAGATTTGGTCACTACAGAATGTCTTGATACATATTGAGAGACCCGAGAGCATGTGATAGTATGTGGAGACGTTAAAATACTGGTCGTCCAATGTGGGCATATGATCAAATAACTGGCGTCATAGAAGCAGATGATCATCACATGCTCTCGTTTTTATAACTTGACAAGTACAGCAACACCTAGTAAAGTTCTCTTCAACAGGGCAAACAAGCCCAACCTAACCGAAAGGAATTTACCACAATGGCTACTCGGATTATCGAGAATCTTTCTGACGACCTTGACAGTCGGATTAAGAACGGTGTCGAGACTGTTACGATGTACGACCCCCGTACTGGTCGTAAGCTTGAGATTGAGCTGGGAGAGGCTAACCGTAAGCACCTTGAAGGTCACTTCGAAAAGCTTGACAAGTACATTGCGGTTGCTCGTGTGATCGAAGTCGTTACTTCTAAGCCTGCTAAGGCTGGCGCTAAGAGCGACGTAGACAAGATTCGCGTATGGGCGCGTGCTAACGGCTACACCGTTGGTGATCGTGGTCGCATCAAGGGCGATATCCTGGCTGCTTACGCTAGCGCTCAGGAGGCTATTGCTAAGCCTGACACCGATGCTCAGTCTTCCGGCGATGAGCCTGTTACTCCTGTTGTTATTGATGATGAGACTCACGTCGTTGACAACGATGCTCAGGCTGAGGTAGACTCTCTTCTTGATGAGGTTACCGGAAACGGTGAGCCTGTCAGTGAGGATGACGTTCTGAAGATGCTTGCTAAGATGGATGCTGATGGTGAGGAAATCACTGAGAAAAACCTCAAGGCTGCACTTGCCTCTGAGTGAGGTTGCTGTTAGACTCTGATGTATGAAGAGTCGAGGACGTAGAGTAGAGCAAAGAAAAGTAGAGCGTGCTGCGAGCAAGATCTTGCCTGAAGATCAGAAAAAGCAAAGAGATCTTGCTCGCAGCATTGCGGGTCTTGATAAAAAGTCTAGCAAAAAGAAAGATTAATAAGTTTTAGGCTCTTATGAATGGCGTGAGGCTGTCCGATCAAATCGGGCTAAGAGTACAATGATAACCTCACGGTTAATCAGTTTTATGTCATAATCATTCGTGAATGGAGAATTAATTATGGTTACTTACATTGACCTTCTCAATGCTCTTTTCCAGGCTCACCGTAATGGTGATGTTATTACTAAGCACATCATTCTGATGCAGCTTGACGAAGTTGAGCCTGACTTTGCGGATACTCTTGATATGATTAATTACTAAAGAGATATCTCAGCACATTTAAAAGATGTGTCCAGCCCTATCTCTTTGAGCTGCCGTGTGATAGTGTTCTCCATGTGAGATCCGCAAGCCGGTAGATGTGGCAGGGGAGCGGATTCCTTCTTAGGATGATGTCAAGATCCGTGGCCACACTTCTACTTGACACACTTGCTTTGATGTACTAGGCTAAGCTCACACATCAACGAAAGGAACATCATGTACGATACTATTACTGTTGCTCAGGATTATGTAGGCAAGCGTGTTCGCTATGATGGTGATAGCCGACGGGCTGAGCTTCAAGGACTTGTCGGCAAAGTTGTCAGGGCAAATGAACGAAATGTCGGCAGCTTTTCTCTTGGAGTAGAGTTTCCTGGCATTACTAATCTTGTATGGGCTGAGAGTTGGGCGTGGGAGATTATGCCCGACGAGATTGATGTTGATAAGGCATTTACTCAGGCTGTAGGTGGCCCGCGTGAGAAGATTCTCGCCGAAATCAAGATTACTCAGGAACGACTTGATAATCTTAATGAACTACTAGGGGAGCTTGATAAGGTTACTGAACTAATTATGAAGATGTGATTCTCAGAATCATAACGGTAGTAGTAATAATGGGAATTGGGTACTGGATAGCATATACGCCTAGTGCGTGGAATGAGATTCCGTACCTGATTCCCTTTTTTACTTTCTGCCTAATACTCACCGGAATAAAAAGAATTCTTGCAAAGGGTGACTGATGGATACAGGTGTACTTAAACTTAATTCACGGGTACGTGTAGCTCGTTCTGCGATCCCTAATGCGACATCCTTTATTGGTTATGAAGGCATTGTCTGCCGGATTGCTGGTAACGAAATTGGCGTGTTGCTGGATAATCCGCAGGATAAAGATTTTCTAAAGGATCTTACGATGTTCTTACGCCGAGAGCTTGAAGTAGTTGACGCTAGTTAGTTCCTGTGTTAGGCTGTCAGCACATAAATGAGAAAGGAAACACTATGTCCCTGGCAAATCCTCAGACGGTAAGCTTTACTTCAGGTGCTTACTTTAATACTGCTTTCAATCAACATAAGCTTATTGAAATTGCTGAGACGCAAATTCTAGGCTCTGGCGTTAAGTTTGATTCCTTTGTAGCGCTAGGTCTTAGTGGTCTTGTTGCTGCTCCTATTCTTGCTTATCATTTCAAGGTTCCTTTTCTTGCCTTGCGTAAGCCTGATGTTGAATGTCATGATGGTGGCCTAGGTCTTTTTGGTCGAGGCACTATCGGTAAGCGCTGGATTTTCATTGATGATCTTATTTCCAGCGGCAAGACTGTCAATAATGCTCGTGAGTATGTAACTGCCGGATTGACTTACCAGGGCTACACTAATTTTAGTGAATATGTTGGTACGTTTCTTTATGAGCGTGACGGCTACTTTGTTACGCCTGATGATAGGCGAAAGCAATTTGCTAAGATTGAAGTAGATGGTAAGCCTGTTTATGTTCACAATCGAGCATATAACGATATTCTTTATTGGGTAAATCATTTTACTCTTCGCAATGTACCTGATCCTAAGGGTGCAGCTATTGAATACTGCAATAAGCACTATTCTTATGAGTACGGCGATATTACGATTAATGATCTTGCTACGATGGCAGTATACGTAGCTAAGAACCTTGACAGGCTTAAGACTCGATGCTAAGTTGGTCTAACACCTAAGAGATAAAGGAGTTGAGATCATGAGTGACAAGCCAGTTTGGCCTATTGCACAGCGTGGTGAAGCCTTGCAGAATGAGCTACAGCAAAAGCAAGCTATGCAGCGTATGAAGGGTAGCGACCGAAAAGACCTTCTTGCAGAGCTTGCAGCTCAGTATAAGGCTGCAAAGTTTTCTAAGGATTGAGGTTGACAGGATGGCTGAGGCTTGATAGGCTTCAGCCATACCAAACAAGGGAGCAAAGATGCAGCCTGAAGATGTTCCTACTATTGAAGACATTCTTGAAGACTACGGAATTTCTTGGCATATCGGTTTTGAACAATACAATGAATTGCTCGATCGGTTGCGAGACCGCGAAAACATGATGGTTACGGAAATCGCACCGCACTTTATCTACAAGAATGGCATGAATGCTATCATCGATCAGGTTTAAGGTCAACATTCCTGAAGGACATTGCCACAATTGTGGCAATATCATCATAAATGGTAAGTGTATTAACCGTAAATGTAACGGAAAATAGGAGAAACCATTATGGAACACATTACTACTGCCGACCTTGATCACCTTGTTGAGCTTATCTCCGAGGAAATTGCTGAGGATGTCAATCTGCGCAATGATTACTCAGGTCGGGCAATGTACGGTAAGCCTTGCATTGGTTTTGTCGTTGATAACAGCACTATGTTTCTGATGGCGCTTACTGCGATCCTGATCGAAATGGATGCTGATGGTCATGACGTGCCTAACTGGCGTAACCTGTCTCCGCGTACTGACAGCATGGGCCTTTCTACTATTGTTTACTTCCCTGGCTGGCTCGTGAACGACGAAGACTGACTTGACGTAGCCTCTCTGCTCTGCTAGATTCAAAGCATCACAACAGAGCAGAGAGGCTAACTAATGCTTATTAAAATCAGTAACGGTACTGGAGTAGTTACATGGTTGTGCTTTGAACTTAAAGACGGTACAGGTAGAGCACAGCAAAGTAGTTGGACAACGAGAATTGATAAAGACTTTCCTAGTTATGCTGCGGCTTGTGCTTGGGTAGTCAAAGAATCCACTAAGCACGCTAATAATTCTCTTGAGAAGTAGTTGACACACTAGGTCGCTCAGTGTAGGCTGAGGAACATAACTGATAACCCTTACATCAAATGAAAGGTAACACCTTGCGTAAGAAGTTGAGTATTGTTAGTATTCTAGCTGTTGGTGCTCTTGCACTCACTGGCTGTTCTAGCACTCGTCAGATTGACGCAGACACTACCGGTTCCTTCCGTATCGAGGGTACTTCGTGGTATGGTTTCTGCCAGGGACGGAACGCATTCATTTGGGTGCCTAGCCGTAGTGACACTGATCCTGATGAGCTTGAGGCGGTTGTGTATGATGACTACCGCTGTGTTAACAAGATTGAGAACGCTCCTAACCCTAGCAAGTCCAGTAAGCCTGATGCTGATCCTGATGGAATCGTTGACGATGAAGACTGATTCTGCTAGAGTGAAGTAACAACAAACGTTCTACCTAATTCTAGGAGGATTAATGGGTATTACTAGAACTAGAATGTCTTTTGTAACTACTGTTCTAGCTAAGCCTATTAAAAAGAAACTATGTTATGGTTGCAAAGAACCTATTGCATTTCAAGCTAGTTTCACTGGGAAATGGCTACTTATTGATACTGTTCCTAGCACAAGTCAGCCAGATAAGGTAATTCCTCTTTTCGACAAGATACATAATTGTAAAAATTAAACGTTCTGCCAGCGACTTATTATCGCTGCGTAGACTCCGGATAGCTTAAAAGGTAAAGCGTCAGTCGGTAAGACTGAAATGTGGATTCGAATTCCACTCCGGAGCGCTAAGCGGGATTTATTCTCGCGGATTTGCAGGTACAAAACAATTTCTAATTCATCCTAGGAAATGATTAGAAAGCCGACAAAAGCCTGTACCGCTGTAGTTTAACAATGAGAGAACTCAGCCCACCAGGGCTGCAATATAGGTGCAAGCCCTATCAGCGGACTTAAGTAAAAGAAAAGATAGGTAGATCATTATGAGAGTGCCTACTTATGAAACAGCAATGGATGTCATAAGTGATCCTAACAATCTTATAGGTGAGGGGTCTTATCGCAGAGTATTTCGTAAGGGTAGATCTAAATGGGTATTTAAAGTAGATCAGCATATGAATTTGCGATACGGTAATTTTGATGAATTCAATACTTACCGACGTTTCCTTTCTGTAGCACTGCCTCCGAGAATTAAAATGCCTAAGATGTTTCTTCTGCGAGGAAATATTATTGCGGCAGAATACATCAGCGGTAAGCATCCTAATAATGATTGTTGGGAGAATGACCACGCATCTAATTGTCCTGGTCTGGCTGATTGTTGGCATGAGATAACCAAAAATATTGATATTTGTGATCTTGCGCCTAGTAATGTTAAGGTAATGAGCGGTAAGGTCTATTTGATCGATCTAGGTCATGGATCTGTCAGCGACTACAGTTGACAGACCTACCGAGCTAGGCTAGAGTCTTACCTAACAACTCCAGAGAGGCTTACTCAATGGCTCGTATGGTTGCACGAGACGCCGCATGGTGTAGTCACTTCGGTACGCACGGTAAGAGTAAGGATAAGGAACGTCGCTTGATTAAGCGTAGCGAGCGTAACGTTACTAAGCGTGAGATTCGCAAGGAACTTGCTAGCCGCGACTGAGTGTGTTAGTGTTTGGGCAACGGAGCAGACGTACTAGCTAAGGGCTAGATAACAACTTGCTCCGTTGCCCATTATTTTTGGTGTTGACAGCTAAGAAACACCGTGATAGTGTTCTTTTATCAGCACAGAGCAGCTACGGAAGGTACCGACAATGGAAATCAATGAGATCTCTCGTTTCGATCAGTTAGTCGGAAACGGGCATGAGATTGTCGCTCAAGCTATGGTTACCTACAGCATCGATATGCAATCTCTGACTGCCGAAATCATCTCTAAGATTTTCAGCATCGATACAGAGCTTTTCAGTTCCTCTATTACGTGGTATGCACAAGCTAATGCTTTTGCTCACTATCTTGCCATCAAATACAATACTTCTTTTGAGATTGCGGCAGGAGTTATTGCTGCTGTTTCTCCCAGAATGCCTTGGCTTCGTAATAAGAATGTTGCCGAAGACATTCTTGCTAACTTCGGTCGGCATTCTGAGCTTTCTGCTCTTGAGGCCGCAAAAGAAATTGGCCTTGCGATTTCTGTTAATGTCGCAATGGCTATCAAGATTGCTCGTGGCGAGAGCATTTCTGATACTCTTACTGGCACTAAGCGACGCAGTTTCTTTAACAACATCGCATATCCTTCCGGTATTGATTCTGTTACCATCGATACGTGGATGATGAATGCGTATTGCAATGTGACTGGAGAGTCTAAGAAGGTCGCAGAAAAGTTTATGCGCTCTAATGAGACTGCTCTAGGCGGAACGGGTGCCGGTTACTTTGTCATTTCAGAGGCAGTCAGGATTGTTGCTAACCTTTTGAACATGCCTGCTAATCAGATTCAAGCTGCATATTGGATCGCTGAGAGCGGCTCGTTTGATGGTGGGCGTACAGACGTTAAGTAGTTGACAGACGTGCTCAGTGTGGTATGGTTCTAGCAGTTACAAGCAATCGGGTAGCTGAAAATCAGGTTCGAATCCTGCTAGAATCACTTGCAAGGCTAGTAAGAACATGGTAGGGTTTGCCTACCAACGAGAAACGGAGTAAGAAAATGACGTTCACTTTCGTTCCCAACGACAAGGTTACTTTCGATCTTGATGAGGACAATGAAATTCTGATCGTTAAGTCGAGTGGATTCTTCCGTACTGCGTGTGTTACTCTCGACGGTATCGAGGTTAGTTATGCTACTTCCCAGCTCAGTTACGCACAGATTCCGGCGGCTATCTAATGGATAAAGATCTAGCTCACGTACTGGCTAACAAAAAGCCACGAAAGAATCACAGTCTCAATTGTAACCGCAATAGAGGCCGCGACTGCGATTGTGGTGCGTATGATAGTGCTCGCAGGACTGTTGAGACAGAATTTCACCGTCGCTGAAAGGCTAGGTTGATGGCTAATTTCACTAAGGATTTTCTAGCTAAGACTCTTGCCAACAAGCAACCGAAAAAGTATCATGCTGTTGTCTGTGCTACCAATTCTGGTAGCAATTGTGACTGCAAGACTTTGAGTGACGCTTATCGAGTGATTGAGGAAGAATTTTCTAGGGCTTGACAGCAACTCAGTAAGGTACTAGAGTAATTCTCATTAGACCAGAAAGGTTGCTATGGAAAAGCGCATTGTTGTTATCGAGTGGTGGTGCGATACCCCCGAAACTGAAGAAATCAGGGATGATGCAATGCTTTTGGTTAGCCCTGGCTTGTATTATCACTACCGACTAGACACATACATTCTCGTTAAAAATGATCTCAACGATGCGGTTGCACGACTGCTCTAAGTCTGCTAGGCTAACGTCACTACTTCAAAACGAAAGGCTAGACTAATGGCTAAAGTTGAGGCTCAGGACATCCGCAGTCATCACACGTACAGCGATGGTATGCGAGTCTTCAAGGTTCGTAAGACTGTCGCAGTTGGTCAGACCTATACTCAGGTTGTTACTACAGGTGGCGGGCTGATGATCCTGCGTAACGACGTTAAGGTTTACGATCGTCACAGCGACGTTGTGAGCAAGTAAGTTTTTGGCTTGTGCTTTCCGGTCAGTTGCGCTAGTGTTAGGTAACTGACCGGGTTGCAAGACCCAAGAATGAAAGGCTTAGATCATGGCTAAGAAGATTGTTCCTATTACTGTTGAGGCTAGCTCTCACCCTGACTTTGACCGCATTGCCTACACACCCCCTAAGCCTGGACAAATGGCTAAGCGAGGCACTAAGGATGAGGTTATCGATTGGTCGGTAGATCTTGCTCTTAAGCTCACTGAGCGCTTTCCGGCTAAAGTCAAGATCTCTTTCAAGTAGGGCTTGACACTAGGTTTCCTGACTGTTAGTGTTTTGATTATGGAAAATGAGCCAGTAGTAATAGATATCCTTGATGGGTATTCCGAGAATTTACCAGTATTTGCTTGCTTGACTACCAATAACGGACTAAACTTTAGTCAGCGAGGCAATCGCTGTCAGATTAATCGCTGGATTCGTGATATGAGTATCTTGATCATAGATGCTTATAGCTCAACGATTGTTGTTAGAGACAACATGACAAACAAATTTGGTCAACTGAAATACTCTAACGTTGTATATTGACAGACAGTAAGTCACTTGATAGGTTGTACATACCTCAAGCGAAAGGCAACACAATGATTCGCAACTACGCTATCGATGGTCTGTATTTTGAATGGCATGGCGGAATGTACATTGATGTACACCGTGAGGGCGAGGCAGTTCCTTTCCATGTTATTAATGTCATGGATATGGATGGTAAGCTACTGATCGAGCGCTCTAGTCGAGGTTTTCAGCGTCGTTGCAATCGCTATATTCGTACCGGAAGCTAAGTAATGGTTAGTCTCGGTTGGCGTAGTTATCAGGTTCGAATCCTGATCGAGACACTCTATAAGCCTTAATAAGGGGATAACAATGCTGGCACCGCACGGTGGTTGTAATTGGAGAGGCTGTAAGATATGCTTCCCTCACCTGATGGATAAACCTCCACTTACTGATGAACAGCAGTACAATCGGGCTGTAGAAGTTGCTAACGGCGATTATCTGCGATACGGTGAATCTCTTGACCCGATTGCAGTTGCTCGCCATGCTGTGAAGCTGATCCGAAATAGAGGCTGATACAATGGTCACCCGTAGGATGCTAGCGAGTGTGCCAGGATTGCTACCTAGAATTGTTATCGGTGATCCTGACATTACCTGGCTTGCTGATGATGGTTCGGGTATGCTAGTGTACGTGCAAGACGAGAAAACAGGTTCGATGATCCGCATCGGAAAGCAATTCCTAGATGAGCTTGACGGTAGCGAACTAGCCTGATAGTGTCTTACCTAAGCCAATCGATTCTGACAGAAAGAGAAATCATCATGATCACGACGCTTGACTACTTCAAGACCCTTACTGTTACTCAGCTTAAGGATATCCTTACTGATTTCAATATGGTTGGTCTGTCTAAAATGCGTAAGGTTGAGCTTGCTAATGCTGCGGCCGTAATGATGGAAGGTGCGCACCTTGACGCTATCGCCTATGCTGATAAGGTTGAGGCTAATCGAGAAATTGTAGCTCTTGCTCAGAATGGTAACTATCTGCGTAATCAGGGTAAGAGCTACAATGAGCGCATGGCTTCCCGGCTGATCGGCTACCACCTGACTAACGGTGACTCGCTTTTGCTCACTCTCTCTTTCTACAGTGGCGGAATGAATGTTACTAACTACGATTCTCAGGAGATGATGGATCGACTCACTCCTAAGCAGCGCCGTCGGGTTGCACACAAGCGCAATAAGCAGTACGCTAAGCTGAGTAAGTAAGTCTCTTGACGCGGGTAGGTAGTTGATGATAGTGTCCTACCTACCCCGTTCCTATTCTGACAGAAAAGGAAATCGCTATGACTCCGGAGCAGCTTTCAACTTTCGATGCTACCCTCAAGACTATGAATGTTCACGAGTTGCTGGCAGCGTTCATGATGGTTAATGATTCGTTCTCACTACGGGCCGCTCAGATTAAGGATTCTGTTACTCAAGATCACCCGCATTTCGAAATCGCCGTACAGATCGAAAAGGATGCGGCTCGTACTGTAGGTGAGGCAGCATGGCTGGAAAGCCTGGTAGACCCTAACAGCTAGTCTGTGATGCACGTCACACAAACCACCTAGACAGCTCAACCATCCTCGTGATAGTGTTCTCCTAACACCGAACATTCACCTGAGAAAAGGCGAGTCAATGCTGATTTTCCGTGTAGAGCACAAGCGGGAACACTGCGGCAACGATAGTCGATACAAGATTGACGGAACGTCCGCTACCGGTCACGGAACCTACAAGCGGTGTTACAGCTACAATGAGGATGTGCAGCCTGTACCTAATTTCGGATTGGCTGGTAGTCCTCCCTGGGAGATAATGGAACACGAAAGGTGCGCCGTTACTGCTGAGCAATGGCACAATTGGATCGGCACTGACTATTCTTGTCTCGATAGGGATAGCTGCTTTCCTGATGATTCTCTCTATAACTATTGCAAGTGTCCTCCTAGGGATAACCTGAGTATCTCGGATGAATGGCATATCGTATGCTACGATGTTGAGGACGATTCGGAAGGCATTGACTGGAGAATTGATAACGGTCAAGTAGTCTTCAACCCTGCTTTTGCTCTCTGTGTCGGTACGGTTACTGAGACTGAAGTACTTCAGTTCCTGTACGCCTAGAAAACTTTCTACCTCAGCTAGTTGACACAGCTTGACTGGCTGAGGTAGTGTTCTCCCAACAGCACAGAACAACAAGGGAGCACAACATGCCGGACGTTAAGAATCACCGGGCATCGTGGCTACAGGCTTTCCACTCTGGTATCAGCGAATCTCAGCGCAAAGCCAACATCGAAGCCACAGCGTCTGATTCTGACACAATGGAAATCATTACTGTTTCTCCCGATGAAACCGGCACCCGTTCTAAGCCTGCTGGACAACGTTGCGGAACGGGCGTCGTTCGTACGATCTCCAAAAAGCAGGTTGATTTCATCCTCAAGCTGCTTATGATCAAGGATCTCTCTACTCTCAACATCCTCCCCGGTCAGACAATCGATCCCTCCCTTGTTCACACAATGGGTATTAAGGGAGGCAGTGCTCTTATCGAGAAACTCCTAGCCCTTCCGGCTAAGCCTATCCATTCTGTTACCATCCTCAATCAGGGATCATCTAAGCAAATCGCATTCCTGAAGTCGCTTATGCAAGACACCAATACTACAGAGAGCGATGTCAATAGGAACTACAGTTCCATTAGTGAAGCTATTAGTGCTCTGATTCTGGTAAAAAAGAATATGCCTAAAGAAGATTCCGTTACTATTACTAATGGCGTATACAGTAATGGAACAACAATCATCAGAGCATACAAGGCTCGGCAGTCGGATAGGATTCTGTCTAAGGAACTCAAGGGCAATAAAGAGGATGGGTATTACTACGAATACCTAGGGATGGCTGAAAGGTTCATTACGAAAGACTTCAAGCGTATGAGCATGGAAGAGGCTAAGCAATTCGGTAAGCTGACTGGAACGTGTTGTGTATGCGGTATTGAGCTGACAGACCCGGATAGCCAGAACAAAGGCATCGGGCCTTACTGCGAAAAGAACTTCTAATCACATCAATGCCCTTATCGCTAATACAGGATAAGGGCATTGCTCTTTTAACTAAAGGATAAGTAAATGGCTGATAAAGCCGAACCGTGGGAAGTAGAACATGCGGCTAAGAATGTAGCTGCTAATACTGCATACCATGATAATGATTGTGCTGATCGACGTAATTGTAATTGCTATACGTATAGGAATGCTAAGAGATTGATTGAGAGGAACTGGAAAGCTAAAGGAATGCTCTAGTCTCCAAATCTCTTCCAGCTTCCAATAACCTTTCCAAATCTCTTCAAACCCTTATAATCCCCTTCCAAATGACGTCTGTCTTTACATCCTAAAATTCCTAGAATCCAACAACTCAATGTACCTACCATCCCTAGACCAGAGATCTACATACAGACTCCACCTCCCATACCCTGATTAAACCCGCTGAGAGCCACGCTGAGACGCTTTTAATGCCAAACCCATAGTCTTCCTAGGGTTAGGAGAAATTAGCTCTCATAATTGCTCTCAGCGGGTTTACTGTTTTACGTTCGTTGAAACGTTTCAGTCAACTTTTTGTAGTAACCTTACAGCCAGTGACTTAGTGTCTGATTTATCTCGACAAAATCCCGTACCTGCAACCACTGAGAGCAAGTTTTGGGTTGAAACGTTTCATGACTTGACAACCGAGAGAGCATCGGGATAGTGTTCTGGCATCAAATTAAATACGAGTTGCACCGCTGAGGGGCTTGTGGTAGTGTGCTTCTAGCAAGGCAATGATCAATAACGGTCAAACGTAACCGCGTAATGCGGGCTAACACAACCTGACTGGAAATGATCAAAACCTTCTGACCTGGGCATCTATGCAGTTCTACAGCATACAGAAACACTTCAGGCTACACTGATCAAGAATGGACAATCGCTATGACTCGCGCTATGATCGAACGGCAGATCAAGCTCACCCGTCGCAACCTGATCAATGCCCTGGCCTGCAACAACACTGAAACGGTCGAAAATCTTCAGGCCGATTTCAAGAACTTGTGGACCATGCTTGACAACCTGAGCTAGCCCCTGATAGTGTCATCCCACAGCATACGGAAACACAAACCGAAGGAGCGCACAATGGCTAAGAACAGCGCGATCGATCACGACACTGCCGTTGAGGTCCTGAACTTCTTTAACAACCGTACCGAGAAGATCAACCGCAAGGCTCGCAAGCACCTTGGTAAGCCCCTGAACGTTGACTCACAGCGCCGTATGGTGCAGGCTGTCGACCGCGAGATTCAGGCTAAGTACGGCTTCCCGATGCGCGCACTTTGGGTTAAGTGAGCTAAGTCACAAAGTAGGGGTTGACAAACCCGTTAGCCCCTACTAGTGTTCTTTATATGAAGGCACACCGCACGCTGATCCGCAACGCAGACCTCTACGCTAAGCGCTACACGGAAGCTCGGGATCAGGGGCTTGACACGCAAGCTCAGTTCTGGTTGGCTAAGTACAAGCAGGTTTGCAAGGAACTAGGCACCGACCCGAAGCTCTAAGATGTGATCTATTGCATACTCTGTGGGTTGCAAGATCCGCAGGGTGTGTTGTAGAGTCATCCTAGACAGCATCACTGAGGCCGACGTAACCGCGTAATGCGGGCTAACACAACTGGCCGAAAAGATCCTGACAGAATGACTTGCAAAGCTAAACCGCACTATGGTAGTGTTCCTCTTGTAAGGCGGTACGTTGACAACTCTACAGAGGTAGCAGAACTCAAATCTTGCAAGAGCTAGGGTTGAGTCACCTAGTGAGCAAGACAAGTCAAGGAACGGCAAGCCCTACGGGGCGGTAACCGAACACGCTAGCCACAAGCCAGACAGCGAACTGGAGTGGAACTACTAGACACGGTAGGCCAAGCCACCTTTTCGGTTCTGTTACCTCTGTAGGGTTGACAGCGTATCGACTAACGGGTAGTGTTCCTCTTGTAAGCAAGACAACGACTTAGGGAGATCACAATGCGCACCTACGCCGAGTACCTGAACAGCCTCACCGTCAAGGAACTGCACAGCATCGCCCGTCAGGGTGGCTACAGCCGGTACTCCAAGCTGCGCAAGGCTGAGCTGGTCGCCTTCATTGACGGAGAGAATGTCATTGACTGGGATGGCGCGGAGCAGACGCATCGTGGTAGTGTTGCCCACATGAACAACAACGAGGTCACCGACGCTACCGCTCTCAACCTGATCAACGTTGGTACGGGTGGAGACACTTACTCCGTCACCTACGGTCGCACTCTGGGAGAGGCTTGGATGACGGAGTCCGCAGGATGGTATGCACCGGCTGAGAAGATCGTTGTGATGACCTGCTGTGGCGAGCGCTACGGAAGCGTTAAGGACACCCTGAACCACACGTGCCCGATCAAGGCTGCTCCGGTGTCCTTCTCTCACACCCCCGTTAAGGCCACTGAGAGCGCCCCTAAGGCGACGGAAGCGGTTGAGGTAGAGCAGACCACGGCTGAGGACCTGAAGTACGCCTACCAGGCTATGCGGGCCTCCCTGCACAAGGCACGGGGACTGACGCACGCTAAGATCGCTGCCCGTATGCGGGCCATCAGCGCTCAACTGCGGGGCATGGGCGTGAACATGCGCACGGTGTGACCTAGCCCACATAGGGAGGGGTTGCATCTCGTAGCCCCTCCCCGTAAGGTAGTACCTAGATAAGCAATCCTCACAGAATGGATACCCGCTATGCGCAAGCTCATCCTTCCCCTCCTGCTGATGGTCATTGCTGCGGTATGGTTCCGCGCTATCGTAACCGCTGAGTACCCCGCTACGGCTGCTCCCATTGCTACCCCTGCCACTACCACCTACACCCCCGCATCGTGGCGCACAGAGGACGGTAGCGGGCTGCCTGCATGTGAGTCTGAGGATGGCACGGGCCAGTCACTGTGCTACTGGGATGCGGCCAGTGAGGGCAATGGTGAGGGTACTAGCCTGATCAGTGGTGACTGTGCTCCTAGCATCGTAGGGGGATGGGACGTAGCCAGTAAGTGTGTCATCCTGTACGGTCGCCCCGATGGCCAGGATGCGGCAATGGAATGCATGGGCGTATACAATGAGAATGAGGATAGCGCCCTTAAGGAAATGGGATGGTCATTCACGGAATGCTACAAGGCAATGGGCATTATCGATGATCTGTACAATTAAAGAATGGTAATAGAATTGCACAAGAATTGAGAAAGTCGAAAATGACTCCTCAATTCTTGTGCAATTTTTTATTTGCCCCAGACGGCTATTGGGACTCAAATAGTTAATTCCTACTAATTTGGTAGTGTATTCTCTTTAAAGTAAAAATCCTTATTCTATAACCACCATTCTCCGACTCTCACTATATAGAGCAGGGCATTTCCTTAAAAACTCCCCAGGAAACTCATGAGGAAACAATAAGGAAATGCCCTGCTTTTTACTAGAAACTATAAGGAAATAATCCTCCACAAACCTTCTGGAGTCTTCTCTACTTGACCTGCATTCTTCATAGTATTCAACTTCTTAGAGATCCATCCGGGACTCCTGGACTTGAATACTGCTGATACTTCTTTATTAGAAAAAGTATGCTTTCCATGACTATGCCAATCAATAAGCAGGCTCATGAATTCAGCATTAGCTCTAGCAGTATCCTCAGGATCAGTCATAAGATTATTATTAGGTACTACTCTAGCCCTAACCTTACTATCCTCTTCTGTTACTGAAGTATCCCAAGGAACATCAGTATCTTCAAAAGTATATCCCTGTGTAGGAGTAGTGTCTCTAAATCCTCTGTTGTTACGCATATTCTGCCAATCAGTAGTACCTGCTGCTACTTCATTTCTATAAGCAGCATAACGTGGTCCTAGAGCTGTAGCAGTAATCTCATCCATAGGTGTTCTGATAGAAGCAGCCTCATCTACCGTAGTCTCCAGCAGCTTATCATCAACCCAATACGCCTGGAGGGGATGACCGGCTAATCTTTGATCGATACCAGTAGACTCCAGATAAAACCTTCCTGGAAATCTATTCTGCCAGATATGTGGAGTAGCACCAGACTCTCTAGCGTATTCGGATAAACCGAATTCAGCATCCCTCTTACCTTTAACACCGAAACAAAGATTTCCACCAAGATTATAACGAGCAGACGTAGGAATCCTATCATGACTAGCACGCTGAAGAGAAACAACAACAGCAATACCAGCACTTCTAGCAGCTTCCAGAAGAACAACCAAATCAGCAACTTCAGCAAATCTAGCAGCTTCCTCAATATGGAAAATCAAGAAATTAAGACCGCAACCAGACTGCCAATGAGACAATCCACGGCTGGTAAGATAATTAGTTCTAGCAGGAATAGCATCCATAACAGCCTTAATCTGCGACTTACAACCAGCCTCAGTCCACTCAAACCAATCAAGACCAGAAGCCAAAGGCCCACCTGTCTGCATACCCTTAGCAGGATCACCGTAGACTACAGATACTTCTTTCCTGCTCAAGACGGTACCATAAATAGCCTGCCACACCTTAGACTTTCCAGTACCAGGCATCCCCATAGTCAAGAAATGCTCAGATGAGGCTCCATTCTTACCAGCAATATAGATATGACCAACTTGCTCAGTATCGTAAACAGCAAAATCAATAGGAAGAACAATGCTTTCACCAGGAGAAGAAGGAGCAACCCAATGACGCTTGAATTCGAAAGGATCGTTGTGGATAACAGTAATCTCTACTTCGCCTTCAACACCTTTAAGAGTCTCAGAAACATGCACTAAACTCCTAGGCTTCTTCAATACATGAGCTATCTCGGGGAGTTTCTTCTTGGCGTCTTCGATAGTCTTACTATGATCCAGATCCAGAGTGAACTTATACCCGATTTCGCTTTTGTTGTCGTCTGACGAATAAATCTTGAGCCCAGAGTTCTTTCTGGGCCTTGTGCTTTTCCCAGACCGATAACCTCCCAGATATCAGAAGAATTATTAGTCATTTCCTCACCGTTTATCTCGCCACGGAAAGACCATCTTCTAATACACCAGGACAAACCAAGAACAGCACCACCGTAGAAATAAGCATACACCGTAGGCATACCGAACATCCATTCACCCTGATTCTGCAATACAGCCATCAGCAACCAAGCATGGACTAATATACTAGTAATAAGAACATGAACAGAAACATAGTGATGGAATTGGTCTCGTGGCCTGAATAATTTCCACCCTAGAGCAGACAACAGAACACAACTGATGATAATAATCCAAACAACCATCTTAGTAGAATCATCAGGAGGTGTATGGTTCCATCTATCCTGAGAATAAATACCCAGACGCGTAACGACTGCAAGTAAGAACACCAACCCAGAACCAATAAGCATGGCTATATAAGGAAGTGCCTTACCGAAGAGAGCGTACTCATCTTCGTAACGATTAATATTTACATTTCTAGTACCCAAAACAAAAGCCTGCCGTTTCTAGTATGATTCCTTTTATGAGCTTAGGAAACATAATAGCATAACGGCAGGCTTTTTGGCTATCTAATAGTCCTTGACTGCACTGAAAGCAGCATAAGTTACAAGAAAAGCAGCTACAACAGGCAAAAGAACGCCTACCATAACGAAAAAGAAGTAAACTTCACCAGTAAATCCTCGATAAGCGCAATAAATAGCTGCTGAACCAAGGATTAGGGCAACAATTAACGCAATAACACCTATAAAGTACTTCACCAGTAAAGCTTTCCTCTTATAGCCCAGTTACCTTCGTCTTTATGCAAAATGCACACAGGTTTTCCCTGCCTGAACTGCTTTATACAGCCCTCATGATCGTTATACCCCGGCATAGATAAGCCATAGAGCTGCGAATCTATGATAATAGACTGAAGAAGTTCATTGTTACTAATTATTAACAGATCATGGCTATCTTCAGGAAAAACATAGCCATGTTCCTTACTGCAATGAACGAAATGATAGATAACAGCAACACTTTTTGAATTATATTCGTGTTCAGCACTGCATAGTTTACATTTGACTAAATAATTGAACCTTTGTTGACTTCTTATAGGATTATCATCAGCAAATATAGTAGTAGAGCCTAGGTTTTGTCCTAATACTGAGTAACTTTCAGACCATAAAGTAGGTCTATATTGTCTAATTGTTTGCATTTTGCCTAGAAAACTCCAAAAATAAGGCATAAAATGCCTAAAATCACTAGTGTGAACCCTGAAACAAGCTTCATGAATTGGTTGTTGTCGTGACTAAGACAAGTAAATGCAAGCAAATACATTCCTAGGCACGTAAGACATAATCCGAGAGCAAGCATAAAAGTGTCCTAACTTTGTCTTATTGACTTAGGACACTTTTGTCTTTTCACGTGTCAGTGTCCTGGACAAGGACAATTTATTGACTTCTTGTCCTTTAATGTCCTTAGCATAGCGGAACATTGTCTCTAAATCAAGGACACCGTTGTCCAGACATGTCCTAACGAGTGTAGACAACTTCATGTCAGGCTCATTGGGTAACCACATAGGCAAGGATACATTGTCTGAAGTTGTCAAAGCAGGTCGGACAGGCTGAGACAATTGTTGAGACGAATTAATCTTTGTCTCAAGTTGTCCTAGGTCTTTATTTTCTGTCCTGTCTACGGCTGTCTCAGGTGTCGCAGACACTCGGACAAGTTCTGTCTCAGCTTGTCCGAAGATTCCATACCTGTCATGGACAATTTCTAACTTGTCCGCAGCATTAACAAGTCGTCCTTGCATAGCAACACTCATAAGTTTCCAGGATTGCGGCATAAACCTTACCCAAGTAAGCCATCCTACACTAGGAAGCTTCTCAGTTACTCTACCAGTAGCTCTACGCTGCTGCCTAGTAAGGTAATTAAGAGTAGCTTTAAGAATGATTCCTAGTACAATAGGTGCTGCTGCGAACATAACAACACCAGCAACAGGGTAATTGTCAAGGACACCATGCTGAACAACAATATAAGTGCTTGTCGCAAGGAATGCATATGATCCTAATTCTGTCCAAAAACCAGAGTCACTTGTCTTAGCGTAATCAATAGACAAAAGGATAAGATAGACACCACCTAAGTCAAAAATGACAGAAGCTAGGACAGCTACTAGGACAGGTACGGACAAAGTTTGGACACCTAAGTCAAACATCGACCACCATGTCATAGACAAAGCTGACAACGTTACGACACTCAGTAGGACATAATAATACCACTTAAGCATTTGTCTCCTTTCTTAAGACAAAGTCAAGACAACTATAGGACAAGTATTCAGACAAATAATTTTTGTCCTAAACTCATCTCATTCTGTCTTGACTTTGTCCTTCTTCAAATCCTTCTAGATAAGTCTGATCAAGCTTATTATTCAGCTCACCCAACTCTTGCCTGAGTTCATCTATTTCATCTTCTAGTTCTTGAATATCTGATTGACTATCTTCCTCTGCTCGTTCCCTACCTTCATCATAACCAATTTGATAGAAGGAGTCTTTAGCATCTTGAGCTATGTCAGCAAATTTCAAAAGTATGGTTTGTAATTTTTCTATTACTTGTTTGCGCTCAAAGGAAAATGGCTCTGAAGGATATTCGTCCACCAGAGCCATAATCTTTTCAGCGACTAGTTGTGCGTCGCTCATTGGTTATCCAATTCTTTAATTGGTTGCTTTATAGTCATCTCAGAAGCATACTAGTAGAATTAAATGCTGTCAAGTCATCGATTCTGCATCTGAGCAAAACTCATAGGTTTAGCAGCTTGAGGCTTTTGAATAGCAGGTTTAGCAATCTCTGTAGGATTAAAAATGTCACCAATAAGAGTAAATGCCATAACCAACCCTAGATTCAGGTTACCGTTCTTGAGTTTAGTCTGAAGATCCCACATAATACGCATAGCTTTAAGAATTTGACCAGGATTCAACTTAGACTTCAATTCAATCCTTGAATCAAGAGCCTTACCAGAGTAATTAAGAGTATTACCGCTGTGAAGGATCATAATGTCTCGTAGCGTTTCTAGTGTTCGCTCCATAATTTCTTCGGGGCTACTACGATTGAATGTATTTTCAAGCTCACTGACAGCCATGCTCGCGCCACCCAGCGCACCTTGAATAAGTGTTGGCCCATAATCTACTTCTCCTAATAGTTCATTGTATTGCTCAACAGTAGAGATATCAGCTACCATAACCTGCTTAAGTAGCATCATTGATTCTCTAAAAGAACCTTCTGAACGCTGAGCAATAAGGTCGACTAATTGGTTATCGATGGAAAAGTTCTCTTGAGCAACTACCCACCAGATACGAGCAGCCAAATCATCTACGGAAGCTTTCTTAAAGGGATAATGTTCACTTCGATGACGGATAGTAATAGGAACACGATTTAATTCTGTAGTAATGAGAATAAAAGTATTATTCTCAGGAGGTGACTCAAGAATATTCAACAGCGCAGTAAATGCTTCATCGCTGATAGCATGGATTTCATCGATAATAGTTACTCGGTGTCCTGCAATAGCATAACTAACAGTAGTTTTAAGCCTGCGAATATCGTTTACAGAACCATGAGAAGCAGCATCGATCTCTACAACGGCTGGATGTGTGTTCTGGTGTACCTCTGTAGCCCCCTCAGAATTAAGCTGAGCCGCTATAATACGTGCCATGCTGGTCTTACCTACCCCTGAAGGTCCAGTAAATAACAAAACCTGTGAGAGGGTGTTCTTGTTGATCATGGCTTGCAGGATGACACTAACAGCTTTCTGCCCTACTACCTCATCAAACTGCCGTGGTCGGTACTTAAGAGCAAGATTCATACAGTTCTCCTAAAATAAAAACAGCTACCTTAATTGATTAAGGTAGCTGATGAATTAATGTTCGCCACGTTTAGGTGGGCTGTTGTTTTCTTTGTGAGTAGATTCCTTTGCTTTACCACCTTTTGCTAAGTCAGTAAACTTAACAGGTAGATTAGCTCCACAAGAATTACCTTTTACTCTTTTAACAGTCACAAATATTTACCTTACATAGTTAAGCATTTAGGATAAATGCAGTTACCTAGGCAAAAAGCTTTACAAGTTAAGTTTCGACCCTTAGGTTTTAGCTTTTCTTCCTTATCTTCTTTCTTATTCTCTGACATGTTCCGCGAGCAGGATTCGAACCTGCAATTCCATCTTATCAGGATGGTCGGTTAACCCATAAATATGTCCTACTTTAAAGCTTCCGGCTGCTTCGTTTCAGATTACCCATCATCGCGGAGATATAGTGTCAGGACTCATCCCTACCTGAACTGTGCAAGCCACCTTACTTAAATTCTTGCTTCAGTGATTAGTTTTATGTTTTATTAAAGGTCGTCAACAAACTAACAAACACTTCGACCTTGTGGAACTGGCGGAATTCGAACCCACATCTCCGGCATGAATCCGGTGTTTTATCCTTTTACGCTTTTAAACTACAGCCCCATTGTGTCAGAATCACCCCTATCTGACGTTGCAGCCCACAACTATACTACGCTGCTACTCTACTCGCACGGATGAACGCAATATCTCATACCAGATCCGCTGTAGCCTATTCGCTAATCCCTTATGAGGGGAGTCAAACACGGAGATATATTTGGCTTAAGCTGACCCACAAGGATTCGAACCTCGATAGACAGTGCCAAAAACTGTCGTCCTGCCGTTAGACGATGGGTCATTAACTGCAATTCTGGCAGGATTCGAACCTGCGCGGACAACTTTACATCTTCTGATATAAGTTTTGCCCACCTGAGTTTAGGCGCACCGTTTCGTGCACTCCCTCTCTGGCTAATAAACCACTCTAGCACAGAATTGCATAATGATAAGGCTTTACACCGACACCTACATTTCAAGGTACCTTATCATAGTCGTTTAGGGTGCTGCCTATCCAAGAGTCGAACTTGGAAAATTCCTGATTCAGAGTCAGGTGGGTCTGCCAATTCCCCCAATAGGCATTAAAAGCAGAACTTATTTCCTCGAAACCGTTAGGTATTCTGCTGTGATCGAGCTTATGCAACTAGTCTAGCACATCAGCGAACAGGACCGCAAGGGTAACTTGTAGTCGGTTCAGGAGATGGACTTGATGTAGTAGGTGAAACTGTAGGGCTTGTAGTAACAGTAGGAGTAACAACAGGACCATTCGGCTGTGCTGCTAATGCTTCACGTAGTGCTGTAGCCATTGCTGGCATCTGAGAAGGATTCCACAATGAATTACGGATATAAGCATCAGGTTCATTGAAGTGAGCATCTACTACTGAAATACCTTCAGCAGAAAGAGCAGCAAATCTATTAATCATCTGTTGAGTATAGAATACCCCAGTTGAATTGTTTACTGCTGGTGCTCCACCCCACTCAGGAACAGTAAATCCTTTATTATTGCTTCTAGCAAAATCTTCCCAGTACTTCATACCGTATGAAGCGTTATAGCGGGAATTCCATTGTGCTTGAGTATCAGCAGCGGGATACCAGTTGTAATAATCTGGACCTACATATTCGTAATAATCTTTCAAATCTGCTGCAAGCTGAGCAATATTGGTTAAACTAGTTTGAGATGGACCTTCATTAGGATTAAACGCAATTCTTACTCCAGGAGCAGCTTTTCTTAGTAAATCTGCTGCATTCTTGAAGTTAGATACCCACTTTGTTCGGTTAGCAGAAGTAACATTCCAGTATTGACCCGGAAGATTCATTTCCCAGCCAAGACGAACAATAGTTTTGTTAGCAATTCCAGCAGCTTTAATCTGCTGACCTATTGTTGTGAACATAGTACTTGTATTAGTGTTTACGGTCTGATTCTGTGCCCACATAGGTAGAGTAACAATAGCATATCCACCGTTGTTAGTTACTGGAGTTACTGAATCAAGCCACCAATTACTCATCATAGCAGAATCAGAGCTACGCTCAGGAAATACTACAATAGCGTCTAGTTTACGGCCCCTGCCAGTTTCATAAGGACCTATTTTAGCAGGATTATGCTCTAAGTAAGCTCCTGAAATCCACGGTAAGTTGCTGCGTGGACCAGGCGTAGAAGCTGCTGAGGCTGACGTAGAGACGACACCGATAAATCCTGCTGCTACGAGACCTACTCCAGCAATCAATGAAATAACTTTATATTTACTTTTCAATATGAACTCCTAGGATCTTCGTTTCGTTTTCTTGCAAACCTCACAATAAGTACGAGCATCTTTATCTTGAGCCAGACTTGAATCCAGCACAGACTTTTGATGCCCGCATTCTAAAAGAATAGTAACTTGTTTCGGCTTCATGTGTTTCTGTTGGGAGTCGAACCCAAATCTAGATTTTAGGAGAATCTTGTTCTTTCCATTGAACTACAGAAACTTAACGTGAGGGACCTGAACTTGAATAGCCTCAACCATTTTCAGCTGTCATCCTAAGCGCTAGCGAAACCCCTGCCCCTCACATTTATTACATCGGCTCAGTACATTTCCCACAAAGCAGAATGCCTATGCTGATATGATTTTACATCATAATCTTCAATACCATCAAAATCAAGCTTAAGAAGATCATGCCTAGCTTTACGCCATCCTGCGCGCATAGCACCTTCATACTCTTGACGATAGCTCTTACCACGTCTAGGACGCATGTAGAATCCTGCGTGATAACTATAGTAACTTATGTCATAGCCACAGTTACGACTTTGCCACCAGAATGGGGCCTGCTTATCGCCTTCATGAAAGTCACAGATACCGTCAGTGTGATTATGACGCTCTACGACTTCTTTTGAAGTTTTAGGATTATTAATTTTAACCCAAGCAGGATTAGTTTTGTAAGTCTTACTCATGAATTCCTTTCTTATGCAGTACTTCTGCATTTACTTGTCACCCATGATTAACCTCTTACAGTTTAGCGCTTTTCGCAAATAACCTTGTCTTTGTCACGATCCATCTTCTTGTTTACTGAGTAAAAATCTTTACTGATAATCTTGAAGTTAGTAACAGGCTTACCTGACTTAACTTTATCCTTAGCTCCTTTTAGTCCTGCACCGTGAGGATATTTCTTATTCAAAGCTGTACAATTCTTATACTTCACAGGCTTAGCTGCTGCATCAGCAGGAGTTGCTAGGATTGCTGTGCCTGAGAATGCGAGAGCACAAGCAGTAACTAGTCCAATAACTTTATTCATTCTCAAATTTCCATTTCTATTAAGTTGCCCAGATAGGACTAGAATGTATTATCGGAGCCGGTACTCAGAATCGAACTGAGGGCACGATTTTACAAGAATCGGGCTTTTCCACTAAGCGATACCGGCATGGTTGGTGATGCACAGACAGGGAGCTGCCATCTAAAAAGGTTTTCCACTTCAGAACCGCGAATTCTGATAGTACCTTACCCCGATAAACTAAGTTGCACTGACTTTCACAGAAAAAGGGGACTCTACGCCATACACCTCAACTTGTTTACATCTATTATTTTAATCTAGAACAGGCAGTCCTCGAAGGAAATTCATGACATCTCCAACGTAAACAATAACACCATGAGAATGACCTGTAACTACATATTCACCTTTAGAGTGATTGTATTCACGACCCTCACAGATAGCCATAGTCTGACCAGTCATCCACTTATTAAACTCTTCCAACCTGCTGCCCATAACATCTTCGATCTGAGCTTCAGTATATCCATAGGTGCAATCAGGATCAGGAAAATTTTTACGATATGCTGTCTTCATGAAATTACTCTACCATGATCCCACCTGCGTCGCAAGTCTCGTTCTTGACGATCATGCTTAGCCTGGTATTTAGTTATTCTGTCAGGATTCTTGGTGTTATGAATATAGTTGAACAAAGGCTTATACTTCTTGATAAAGAATTTTTCGATAGCATCCAGAATGAAGTCAGGACAAGATCCTTGCCATTCAATTCTGATTTCTGGATATAAATCTGACCAAGGCTGTGCTGGTTGTCTAGGATCATATCCCATATGCTGATTGTGTCTAGACGTTAATTGTTGACGAGTCTGACCTATATAAGCCCAAGTTTCTCTTTTGCCTGAAATAGAACAAGAGTAAGCATAGACAATAGCTGGCCTAAACACAACATACTTCCATAAGAAGTTTCTTATAGGTTTAGGAAAATCTTTTACTCTCATCTATGCTTACTCTCATTTAATAATTATCGTATTGGGCAGGCTCCTGTAGCACATTCCTCATCTACGGAATCCTCTACAGAAACAGGACCAGATAAAGCTTCAAACTCTTCTTTTGTCAATCTAGTATAAGGAGCTTGTTCTCTTGTCCCATCCACCATTATAGTAGTTCCTTTTAGTGTTGGCAAGAATCTAGCAATGATGTTCATTACTTCTTCTACAGAATACTTACCTTCGGGAACATTAGCAGTATAAGATACTGCATTATCTACATAATTAGTCTGATACATCTGCTGAAAAGCTAGCATGTCTTCAAGAGATACTTCGTCTTGAGATTCTACGATTTCATCAGCATTATAACCTAGTTCTTCTACTTCCTGAACTAGTTTTTCTTTTACGAGTGATACAACAATCTTAGTGTTAGCTTCAAACTTAGCATCTTCGATAGTGTAACCATCTGCAATGAATCTAGCAATTTGATCTGCTGCGGTAATAGTAGACAACCTGATGCGACGTTCAAAGTACTTAGCGTAGATAGTTTGTGCACCCTCTGTAGCTCCTACTAATTTAGCAATTGAGCCTGTAGGAGCCATTGTAGTATTTTTAATAGGTGCTGCAATACGTAGCTGGAAAGAATAATCCATAGATTCATTCTTTACTACAGTATAAAGTTGTCTTAGCAAAGTAGGGTAGAAATTACCCTTAGGTGCCTGACTGTATTTAATACCTAGTTTGTTTAGGAATCCTGCTACACCAAAATGCCCTACGCCAATACGACGATTCTTATTGACCATATCATTTTGCTTAGGGTCAGCTTTATCACCGAAAGAAGCTCTGATAAGGAATCTAGTCATAAGCTGATGAGCCTGTACCATACCATCAAAATTCCATTGAGGATTATCAACTGTAGGTGCGAAAGCATCCATATTGACATGACCTAGAATGCACGCCTCCCACTCCTGAAGGGTGACCTCTCCACATGGATTAGTACAGACTACTTCTGCTATTTCTCCATGCTGAGATAATGAATGATTCCAGAATCCTGGTTCACCGTTCTCTAGCATTCCAGTAACAGCAGCTTGGTAAACTTGATTAGCTTGATAAACCTGAACATTATCGTCGTATGTAGAATTAATCAGACCAATAAACTTATCATCAATTACTACAGAAATATTAGTAGTCCAGTGCTTGCCTGAAGACTTCTTGCAGTTAATGAATTCCATAATATATGGATCATCCCAAGCAACCATAGCCATTCTAGCAGAACGACGGTTACCGCCGGAAACAACACAGCAAGCAAGGCTGTGATCGATTTCCATCATATCAATAGGAGTCAACTGTTCTTGCTGAGCTGCTCTCTTATTGATGATTTCTGCAATCTCCTGAAGCATAATAGCTAGAGGCAATGGTCCTGAAGCGGTGCCGCCGAAAGAAACTAGTGGTCGACCTTCTTCACGAACATTAGTAACATTATATACTCTGTCATAATGCTTAACATCATCTAAGAAATAAGTACCAATCAGATCTGTCATAGCATTTGACCAGTATTCGCGGGTATCGCCTACAGGAAATGCGCCAGCCCATTCATGACTGAATTCTGTAGAGATAACACCAGCGTCTACCATTTTCTGATAATCAGGGTGGTCAGGATCACAAACAATATGAACCTTCAGTTCACGCCTAGGGGCAGAATACTGATTGATATATTTACTAGAATAATTAGTTCCTACTCCACCGCCCTCCATAAGACGCATGAAGGTAAAATCAAAATGATCAGTTATTTTTTCGTTCCAGTGGGAAACATGGCAGTTGAATAAAAACTGGCGTCCTGGGACTCCTGAAGCCCATAGATGGCGTCCTCCAGGAACAATCCTGAAGTCATCCATCATTTCCTTAAGCATACTGTATTCTAATTTAACAGAATCAGTCCATGTATCAGGAGTTCCATAAACTAAACCTAAATTACCTGTAACAACACGATCAACAGTATCGAACCAGGATTCTTTAGAGCCATCTGGTTTAGTTCTTGAGTAGGATCTTTCAAAAACTACTTGGCCGCTGGGACCGAAATTAGGGGTATTATCTGGCACTAGGATCTCCTTTTAAAGACAAAAATTGACCCTAACAAAAATGCTAGGGTCAACGAGAATTACGCTGTGTATACTTGATCGGCCCAAAATCTGAGGATGCCAACTTTGGAGCTAAACTGTGACAAAAAATAAAGCTTAAGGTGTCCTGGACTGAATCTTGTAAGACAGCCATTCACAGTTACCTTAAGCTTTATAAATCTGGAGGAACCATAGTTAACCTGATCGTCCTCACTCAGGAGTGATCGCAGGGATTACATCTCTATATGCCTTGTCATTCCAGTTTACCTATTACAAGCATTGTCTAGAATACTTGCTTTTACTTCCACCCCTATCCAGCGTCTTCCAACTGGCCTGCGGTGCTCATATAGGGAATCGAACCCTCGTCCTTGACTCTTCAGGCCAATGCTTTACCAACTAAGCTATATGAGCAAATAGATGACCGAAAAGACTTGTACCTAGTCTTTACCTGCTCGGTCCTACACAGGACAGAAGATATCGTTTCAGCCAGTGTATCGGCATATCTGCGTCCTCGCACTAGGATTTGAACCTAGGACCGTTCGTGTATCAGACGAATGCTCTAAACCAGACCGAGCTATACGAGGATGTCCCCTGAGGATTTTAACCTCTCCTTCGGCGGGGCCATCGAACCCATTTACGCATGAATACGGCTATTATGTTAGTGTAGTCAACTATAGCTTAAAACTGTTTCTTTTCAACCCAGAAACTACGGGCGTTATAACGCTCTCCCACCAGGATTCGAACCTAGATTGGACGGTTAACAGCCGCATCGCTTACCATTAGCGGATAGGAGATTGTAAGCTGAGGCTATTTGAAACTTTACTCTCAGCAGTGGTGTGTGATTCTCATTATTTGATTTTCAAACCACTTGCATGTACTATATCGCGTCTTACTTGGTTGTGTCAACCCCTTCGCTAAGTTATTTCAGCGATATCGGGCTACTGTAGTATTCATTGCGTTGCGTACATGTTCTAGTCTAGCACTAGCTAGTTAAGCTGTCAACTCGTCTGTTTGCCATGCTCAGGACAAGTGCCGTCTAAGTTTAGTGGCATACCGCACAGAATAGTTCTACGTCCTGCAAGTGTTACAGGTTTTTTACATCTATTTTTACGTTGAGCCATTTTAATCCTCCGGCCAAACTATTTGTGCTCTGACTTCAACTACCTTACCAGACTTGACCTGCAAACGCCAGAGATCTAAATCTCCTATACCATCGCCTTCACCGTGGATTTCAATATAGCCAGAATACTCTTTATCACCTAAAGCCTCAACAAGCTCTTTAAGTTCATCAGTAATGTAGTAAGCTTTGAATTCATCGTCAAAGGGGCATTCAATGCTATCTAGTACTTCACCATTATATGTACGTAGTTCAATACTAGGATAGTTACCATTATCAGGAAGATACTTAGCTATAATAATATTATCTCTAACATCTTCTATATCTATACCTGGTGAAAACCTTATGCTGCCTTTAGCTAAACTTCTATATCCCATAATTTATCTCCCACTTGCTCTCTTAATAGCTTGAGCAATAAGTTCAGCCTGTAGTTCTGGGGACATCTTCATTATTTCATCTACTGCTTTATCTTTGTCTTTAGTTTTTAATCTTTGCTTGAGGCGTGATAAAAGAACAATATCACGAGCACGTTCAGATTCACTTGTCATTTTCATACACTTCTCTCAGGAATATTGCCGTAATAGGCAGTAATACTTTTAAAAGCAGACGTACCAGAATGCAGAGTCTGCTTACGAACCTTATACAGCAAATCATTACTAACTCGCCATAGTTGAATTTGAATAGTGTAGTCAGAGATATTAAGTATTTCCCCGATATTCATGCCAGTAAGTGTGCTTGTACTGGAGTATAGAATTATTGAGCCTACACTAAGTTCATTACCAAGCCAGTCATTTGCCATCTTTCTTATCCTCTTTATCAGCCTCTAAAGCACTTACGACGAAACCCATAAGTGCAAATAGCGGAGCCATAATCAAAGGCATAATATCTTCACCACTTACATGATAAGCGATATTGCACAATACCATCATCATAAGACCCCACTGCCAGCTTTTCATAATTCTGATCTCACCTGCATCCATAGTTTGCCGAGCATGTTCTTGCCAGAATTATCTTTTCCGCAACCCCAGAAGTAATCTGTAGGTGATTTCTCAACTAAAAGAGCTGTACCTGTAGATCTTAGACAATCCATTACTTTTTCATGTTGAAAAGCTTTTAGGCGCAGAATGCGTAACATAGCCTTTATTTTTACGTCATCCCAGTCTGAACGAATAGGAATGTTTCTATCCTGTCCTAGTTTACGAGCAACACTAGCAGAATAAGTACATCTAATCTTTTCACGATAAGGATAATTATCTGCGTCTCCAGTAAACTTTAACGCTTGAAAGAGGTGCTCACTAGTAGACCATGACTGAAAATTAAGAATGAGTATTGTATTAGCAAAATTAGATAATACTCCATACTCAGCAATACTGCTATAGAAATAAATTACTTCAGAATCATTCATTCTAAAAGTTTCCTGGCGCTACTTGAAAACAATTAAGTCCTAGTGCTCGCCACATACGAACAACCTGATCACGATCATCCAGTACATACTTTACATGGAAATTATTGCGAACATGATTATTGAACAGTTCATACTTGACAGTATCATCTTTACGATTATCACCTGCTGGTCGCATATAAAGAAATGCGTCAATAGGCAGTTCCCTTTGAAGCCATTCAATTGTCTGCGGGCGACAAGATGAATCTCGACCTGACATGAAGATAATAGACTTACCTGAAGCGTGAGCAGACTGAACGGCATCAATTACCGCAGCAATTGGAGTATCTTCGCCAACTCTACTCCAATCATAAGGACTACGATCTGCCATTTTAGACAGAGTGCCATCAATGTCTACAATAACTGCTTCAGGCAGATGAGTAGGATTATCATAAGGATCTACAGTCAGGACGTTAACAGTAGGTTCTACAATCTTAGGCAGCTTACCTTTAACAAAGTGCTGCTTAGCCATACGACGAATAACTTCTTCGCCTACTGAATTAGGACGATTCTTGTCTCGTTCAATGCACTGTTCAACAGTAACTTCATCGAAGTCAACAATCTCATAGATTACATTGTTCTGCTTAGCAAAAGCAATCCACTTCTTAACCACCTTTACCTTCAGATTAGTGTCTGAAATAATGACACTCTTGCCATCTTTAATAGCTGTTGAAGCCATAGCTTCCTGAACTGAAGTAATAGTAGTTTCACGCTTGTTCATGTATTCGCTGAATTGCTCATCTGTCATATGAGTCCAGGACTCGGGACGAGAATAAAAACGATTGTTGAACAGTTGATCGCGCAGCATATCACGCTCTACACGAACAATCTGCCCATAGCTCTTGTCCACCATGCCTTGAGCGACAGTAGACTTACCTGAAGCTGGCAGTCCTCGAAAAATGTACAGTGTTTGTGTCATGCCACTATCTTAGACTCCCCCTCAAAATTTGTCAACAGTACCGATAAGTCCATTAATAGTATGTTTAGGAGGTATTATGGCAGCAGATAAACAAGATGATATTCCAGATGATGATAAACCATTAGCATCTGATTCGGCAGCCAAAATTGTATGGCGTAGATTCATGAAAGCTAATTTAGCAAGTGGAGTAGGTAATAAAGGTCCACAAGGAGATAAAGGTGACGCCGGAATTCAGGGTCCAAAAGGAGATACTGGGGCACAAGGCCCAGCAGGATTGAATGGTGCTCCTGGAGCTAATGGAAAAAATGCTGCATCCATTATGGATATGGCTCGTGCTCAAGGATTTACTGGTAATGAAGCTGAATGGCTGCAATCACTAAAAGGTGATACTGGCCCCGTTGGTGAAAAAGGTGATACTGGAGCTAAAGGAAATACAGGCTCTAAAGGCGATACGGGAGATACTGGCTTAACTGGACCTAAAGGTGAAAAAGGCGATCAAGGGATCCAGGGAATTCAAGGGCCTGCTGGATTACAGGGTATTCCTGGCCCAATTGGTCAAACAGGTTCTCAAGGATCAACAGGAGTTAAGGGAGATAAAGGTGATACCGGAGCAATAGGTCCACCTGGAGAAAGAGGTATTCAAGGCTTACAAGGTATTACTGGACCTAAAGGTGATACAGGAAATACAGGTTCACAAGGTCCTCAAGGAATTCAAGGCGTTAAGGGCGATACCGGTATTCAAGGACCTAAAGGTGATGTTGGTCCTCAAGGACCTGAAGGAATTCAAGGCATACAAGGAATGCCTGGAGCTACTGGAGCAACAGGCGGTATTGGGCCAAAAGGCGATACAGGATTACAAGGTGCTAAAGGCGATACTGGTGCAACAGGTCCACAAGGCATACAGGGTCTAACAGGGCCTACTGGAATTACCTCCCTAACACAAACAATAGGATTCGGTAATGCTAGTTTAGGCGCATTATTGCTAGGTAGTTCACAAAATGTTACTGTTGCCTTAGATACAACTATGCCTAACATAACATATATAGTTAAATGTAGAGCTGTAGCAGGAGCTACTCTACTTTCTATGCTTACCTTTACTGTACTTTCCAGATCTGCTAATTCAGTAAGCATTAAAGTAACTGCATCTGGATTAGCATCTATTGCTGCTGTTTTACAAGTAAATGCTTATTCTATTACTATACCTTAAGGAGTAACTTATGTTTACTGCACATATCGCATCTTGGATGTATGACGCTGATACTGCTGATTGGTTAGCAACTGATGACCAATGGTTAGCAGTTCAGTATGAAGACGCTAAAAATTTAGCTAGATCCGCAGGGAAAACACCTACAGGAAATGTAACTTTAGTTAACTATACTCAAACAGGCGTAGATAACGATGGCTTAATTTACGATTTTGAATTTGCAGTCTCTGTACAATAACAAATACCCTCTGAAGATTAAATCTTCAGAGGGTATTTTAATGCTTAACATTTCTTCTTGTCAATTCATTATCTACAGCTACTGCAAACCAAAGTGTAGTCTGACCTGATTGACTAGGAGGTGCTGCACCTTTTTCGCCTACAGTATTAAATGATCCATCATTAAGAGAATCACTTACTTTATCTAGACCTGATTTAAGGTTTCGCCAAACAATGAGCAAGTCTCTAGTTGGAGTATTAGTGAAATTCATAAAACTTTTTCCTAACCTTGAGAAGCCACTCATTGATAGGCTCTGAATTAGGTTTATCTGGAAGTATGGATACCTCAGAATTAAAAGCATCTTCATAAGTTGCTAGCAATTGCTTAGCTTCTCCTGCATTCAAATCATAACCTACTGTTTTACCAAAATCAAAGAACCATTGAGGATCTTCTAGCTTTACAGAATACGTACCAGTTGAATAAAGCTGATAACCCTGATGAAGAAGTCGAGCAAAATGACGAGCATTTTTAGCTCTCTTCTCAGGACGATCATCCTTCAGCAATTTTCCTAACTGATCGCTAGCATAACCAAAGTATGCGCCTCTAACTCTAGGAGCGCTCAGGCAATTGTTGCGCAGATTTATTAGCTCCGTACCTAATTCTGTACGTACGCTATAAAAATCAAGCCACAGCAAATCTAGGACCGTAGGATTGCATCCTAGAGCTAGTCTACAGAACTTACCTACTTCATGATAGGCAGTATCAGGATTTTTATAAGAATAAGACTCTTGAACTTTAGTATTCAAGCCAAGAAACATTTCTGTAGGAACTACAAATACTCCTTGATAATCATCATCTGAATTTTCAGTATCAAGACCAAAAGCTTTAGAGCCTACACGACCTTTAAGCAAGCAGTTGATTCCTGGATTTACATTCATTATTTATCGCTATCCAAAACAATTAAATTCTCTGTCATAATAACAAGTTCTAAATAATCACCTAGACCTGGATCTGTCCTGTATCCATTAGATTCTTGTATATTAGTAGGATGATAGGCAAAACTTTTAGTACCATTGTTAGGCACATACCTTAAAACTACCTTAGCATGATCTAAATTGAATACTCTGATGCTGCCATCATAATCTCTTACAGTAACTTGTACAGCATCAGAGTATTCAGTAATATTTTCTAGATGATCTTCAGTCTGCATCGTTTGATACCTTTACTGGAGAATAGTCATGCCTAGGCTTTAAGCGATAAAGCATGTGCTTAATGACATCATTCTTATTCATTATCATAAGCAGTAAAGTCTTGTTCTTTGAATTAAGAGCTTTAACAGCAAATTCTTTATCTGTAGTTGCACCAGACATTCGAATTTCTTGAAACTCTACTAAAACCTCTGCGAGTTTTGGTTTTAGTTCATTCTTAAGGTCATGCTCAACGCCACGGATAAAGTCATGAAACTCGTCAGGAATCTTTTCAATAAGTTCATCAACACTATCAGTAAGCATAGCTTCCCAAACTGAACGAGCATTTAGACCAGTAACAATCCTGTGAAGTGCAATGTAGTCTTCCTGCTTAATTTTCACACGAGTGTCAGAACGCAGAAAATGAACTACAAAACCTTCTTTACCTGCACGTGGTTCCGCAGTCAAAGCTTCACGCATAGTTCGATAAGAAAATTCTTCAGTTACTGGCCCTCGCCAACCAAGATCCTTAGCAATACCAGGATGGAAAGTAAATCCTGATGCGATATTAACTGCCCCAAGAAATACTAGATCATCCATGTTTTCGTAATTACACACAATGCGATTCTCAGGATAAATAATTTCAAAGAGCATAGTGTAATTAGAATCAGTTGGCTTAAAATTTGCATATTTAGTACGAAGAAGCTCAGTAGCATGAATAGCCTGATCTGAAGTAAAGCTACCACGAGTTGCAATAGCGTACTTGCCACTATCACGCTCACGATAAAGAATACCTAGTGAACCATCCATCTTGTCAGAAACAATAGCTGGCTCATCTAGATCAATCTCGGGGCAACCAACCTGACCGTAGTTGAAAAACTTAGGAAAAGGTCGAGCAACAATCCAGTTGCCTGCATCAATAATAAGGCCACGACAATTCAGTGTGACATTATTCCAGACACCTTCGTATGCAGCCTTTTCAGTATAATTAAGAATGAACAGTTCAGAATCGTCAGGATGAACATTTACACGAACATAGCCCTGATCCTGCATTGTCTTGAATTCAGCGTCAGTAAAGAGCTGATGAGTAGTAGTCATAATGTCAATCCTTTCCATATCTGATAATTTTATATTTAGTATCTTCCAACAAGGAACTTACCCACTCATCACCGTAAACAGGGCAAGCATAAGACTGTGCCTGCATCCACCACGTTTCATAAAACGGTGAATTTCTAGACTCAAAGAATGATTCTTTTTTGATCCATACTTCGGTGTCTGAAGCAATAATAGTACCTACTGGATACTGCATCACTCGGTAATCTCTGTACCTACATTACGATGATCATACTTCCATGCCTGAACCAGGAAAACAAGGCCGACAGGGAAGACGGTTAGAAAATAAATGATGTATGCCATGCCAAGAAGACTAGCACGTCAGAGTGCGTACGTCAAATATGCCGATACCACTAAAGAGGACATATAAGGAGTGTGCTGAAATGGAAGAGACTTTATACACAGGTCTTGGCGTAGGCGGTCCTATGGATGGAAAAGCTGTAGAAAGCAGGTTTCCAGGCGGTGTAATTTTCATCAGTAAGCCAACCAACAAAGCTTGGCTATATGATTTCTTTGAAAATACTGGAAAGTTCTTTGCACGTCCAGTCGGCTATGACCCACTCTGGGATGAAATGACTGAAGAACAAAAACTAGATGTCATAAAAGAAACAACTCTCAGTGGAATAGACCCTACCCGAGAATTAGATATGGAAAAGGCACGATCTGCCGCAGAATCAGGTAACACTGAGGTTCGCGCATTACCTGAAGAGGTAGGTGTTAACTGATGACTACTTTATCAACAACTACACTTAATTCTTTAGCTAGGGAGTGGGAGAAATTATACCCTACTGCTGTATTATCAGGTATCGTAGGTGATTTAGCTCACAAAGCCAGAGGTGGTTATCACATCTCTAGGCAGGATCAAGGTAGTTCTAACTATTCTGTCATCAGAGCAGATGATAAATTAGGTCCTAGTGATCGAGCATCTGCTGTTGATATGACTATGAGCACTAGTGACATGATTAAGTGTCATTCTCGTCTGCGCACTATCTGGCTGAACCGTAATAACGATCCTCGCATGAAATACATCAATGCATGGAACGGTTGGGATGGTAAAGGTGATGCAGGACGTTATGATGTCATAAAAGGCACTGTAACTACTGCTACTGCTGATCACAAGTGGCACATTCATATGGAGATTCGTCGTAGATATGTTAATGACGAAGTAGCCATGAAAGCTATTCTGTCTATGCTTCGTGGTGAGACATTAGCAGAATACCTAGGAAAAACTAATACAAGTACAGTATCTAAAGGAGATGATGATATGCCTACAGCTAATGAAATTGCTAAAGCTGTCTGGGATTACCGTCTAGTAAGAACTGATGACCCTAAGAAGACAACTGCTGCTGGAGATTTCCAGCGCTACAATGATTCAGTAAACAATTCATCAGCTAATAAAGTTATCAATGCACTTAAGCCATTGATCGAAGCTGATGACGTAGATGAAGTAGCTGTAGCTGCTGCACTAGCAAGTAACAAAGAATTCGCTACTGCATTAGCTGATGCTCTTTCTGCTAAATTACCTGCTGGTGTTAAGATTACCCCAGCAGAATTGTCAGACGCAGTAAAAACTGCATTCCGTGATGGAGTTGCTAAGTAAATTGAATAATCAGAAAGCCCATCTGCTCTGCGGGTGGGCTTTTTGCATGTTTGGAGGATGTTTTGTTCTACCCTGACCTGAAAGATAACGAATTCGACTTAACAATGTATGTACCGACAAAAGGCAGACCTGATAATGCTATTCGACTTCAAGAGCAGTTTTACAAGAGTACTGTATTAGCAAGTCGTATCGTATTCATATTATCTGATAATGATGCTAAAATTAATGATTATCACAGTCTTGATTGCACTATTACTGTAAGTCCTCAGAAACCTGGTTTTGTAGATCCTTTAAATCTGGGCTATCTGCAAGATAGAAAGAAAGTCTATAGTTATGCTTTAGGTTTTATGGGCGATGACCATATGCCAAGAACTTATGGCTGGGATGAGAAGTTTGTAGGTAAACTGCTGGAAATGAGAGCAGGATTAGTTTATGGTAATGATTTATTACAAGGTGAAAAGATTCCTACTCATATCGCTATGACTGCTGACATTCCACTATCATTAGGATTTATGACTTTGCCACAATTATCTCATCTTTATGCTGATGATTTCTGGCTTGACTTCGGTAAAGAATTAGGAAGATTAGCCTATATGCCTGAAGTAGTCATAGAGCATATGCATCCAGCCGCAGGTAAATCACAGCAAGATGCAGGATATGATTTCTCAGGTTCACATAATTTAGATGCATCAGACAAAAGAATTTATCACGATTATCTGAACGATGATTTTGATGGTGACATCAGACGAGTAAGAAACACACTAAGGAGATTACATGAAGCGTGAATTAGTATTCACTGCGTACAACAGAACAGAATATTTCAGACAAGTAATTGATAGCTGGAATATGGCTAGAAATTTAAAGCTGTGGAATACTACAGTTTATCTTGAACCATCTGATGTCCAAACTGAAATGTCTGCTATTGCTTTCGATCTACAGACTACAGTAACGGTATACAATAATCCTGTTAAATTAGGTGTTTTAATAAATCCTTGGAATGCTCTTAATAATGCTTTCCTCAACGGAGCTGACTTTGTTGTATTAGCAGAAGACGACACTATCGTCAGTCAAGATGTGCTGGAATATTTCGAGTGGGGATCTGAAGAATATAATACTGCTCAAGATGTATTGTGCCTCAATGCCTTTTCCAGAATCGGTGGAGGTAAAACTAGTAATTTGTTTAGGCAGTCTACTTTTAGTCCTCTTGTCTGGGGAGTATGGAAAGACAGATGGGATACGCTACTAAAAGATTCTTGGGATAAAGACTATTCTAGTGGAAACGAAGACGGCTCTGAAGCAGGATGGGATTGGAATATCAATCGAATCTTACAGAATCAGAATATGACAGTAATCAAACCTTTGCACAGCAGAAGTGATCATATCGGGGAATTCGATGGAACACACATGACCCCTGATCAATTCGAATCAAGCAAAGGCATTGATTTCAGTCAGATCAGGGGCCGTAGTCGTTATATCGAAGTTTGATGTATCAGAGTGGATCTTCAGCATCAGGCAACTGAGAAGGTTGACCTGCTTTCTGCATTCCCAGTACAAAAGCTCCCGCAATAGATTCATTAAGGCGAGGATCTGTAGCATAAACTAAATCTCCTGGAGTAACATCCTGAGATAATCTACCATCATTGAATAACTTGAATCCGGCATGAGAGATCAGGTAGTCAGCAAGTTGGCTACAGATCATCCTGCCGGATTTTTTAATGTAATTATTCAAAAGCCTAGCGTTGATACCCCAATGTTTTAACGCAAGCGCAGCGTAGTCTGTGAAGCTGTATTTGATGCCTCCTGGACGAGCCATGAGACGCCTCGCCTCAACCACGACTTGCTGACGTTGCTCGTTGGTCAACGGTAGTCTAGCATACAACACATCAGTCTTATATTCTCGATCTAATGGAGCGAATCTTGCTCCATTAGGCATAGCTTCAATGACAGTATCATCATCCATAACAATAAACACGTGAGTAAATCTGTTAGCATCTCCCATAAGAGATTGTCCTCTAGCTACCCACCACCCAGTGAATCCTGTAATTCTAGTGAATCCAAGATCTCCTGGTTTTAAATTCATACGATCTGAGATTACTCCCATTATTCCTCCTTATAGTCTTCACTATTTTTATCGGAGGTAAGAGATGGTAAATTATCGAATACTGTAGGTGCAAGAAATAACTCATACATCATGTACAGCCAGAAAGTTGCTCCGAAGATTACAACAAATATTATGTCCATACCTCAGTCTAGCATCAGTTTGAAGTGTAGGTAAGTATATATTCCTAGGGAGGGTTGACACAGATGATAGTTCTGGGGTAAGATATAGGGAGCATTTAGTAAGATCCAACGTTCGTGTTGAGGCCAGGGAGTAGCTACCCTGGTCTGTCTTTCTAAAGGCTGGAGACTTCCGACACGAAAAATTGGATTAATTATAATGTCAAAGAAAGTAAGTAAGACTCTAGTTTATTCCTGGGCTGCGTACATGTGGACGCATCAACCAGAAGAGATGAAGCTGTTCCTGAAACACGGGACTCCATCTGAAACTCTCATCAAACTTGCTGAAAATCCTATTGCCATGACTATGTCTGATGGCAAATTCAAGGCTTTTGCCTTTCCTCAGTCTCTTAACTCTTCTACAGGTCAGAAGACTCTTTACAATGCCTTGGTTAATGTAAAGAAATATGTTTACACTATCCCCATTCAGGCTTTTGCCACCTTAGAAGATATCAAGACTAACCTCAGTGTTCGCCGTAGTGATGCTAAAGCTAATACCATTATGGTGGCAGAGGCTATCCTGCACAGAGCTGCGACTGAATTCAAACATGAGGTTCTCTTTGCTTTTGATTCTATCAACGTATGGATCAATACTAAGTATGGTAAAGAGCTAGGATACTTAACTATCCGTAAGGCTCTTGAGGTTCTTGTCGAGCAAAAGTTCATTAAAGTTAATGAGTGGGGCAAGAGAGGTAACAGATCTAAGTGTACTAAGATTGAGTTCCTCCCCAAGGAATATATACTCACCTACACTTCAACTCTTGATGATTGGTTACTTTTCTCTGATCATGCTATGACTGCTGTATACCGTAGAGAATCTACTACTCGTCAGGATGTTCTTGAGGCTAGATTCCAAACTTACATTGATGAATTGCAAGAAGAGTCTGTTGTTGAGCAGCGGGTTACTGAATTCTTGAGTTCTGGTAGGAAGCTTTTCAAGAGTCCTCGTGTTACAATAGTTGAGCAAGAAGAGACTATTGTCAGTGAGGAAAACATAGATGTTGAAATTGATAGATTTCTGGGCGGATTGGTGTCTGCCGTGCAAGAGGATGGCTCCTATTCTGGAGAAGTTAGAAGTTCAGTACGCAGGAAAACTGGAAGTGTTAAAGATCGATGCTGATGCTCCAGAAAATGAAGATGTTATGAATGAGTATGATGTTCGATCTATTCCGACTCTAGTTCTATTGGATGAAAACGATAAGGTACTGGGTAGAGTCATAGGTCAGAAGTCTGAACCATTCTTACAGGATTGGATTGACTCCTTTGTCGATTGATTCTGCTTCTCTTTTGAAGAAAGCAACAAAAGCACATAAAGATAGTAAGGATTTGTTGAAAGATGCAAAAACTCTTAAAGAAGATCTTAATCGCATTAAAGGATAGTAAGGTCTGTGCCTGGTGTCAGATTCCAGGACAGGATAATATCTGTCCATCCTGCGGTTTACCTGTTTGAGCCGATAGTTGATTCCAGGAGGTGTAATTATGACTGATGGAATCAACCATGCTCCAGCTTTCCTAGAAGCTGCATTTGAGCTACCTGAGAGCGCCGTACCGGATTTAAATTATAGAATGCTACACACTGCACTGGTTCAGAAATTACTTGAAGAAGCTAAAAATGTTCCTATGCAAACTGCTAACTATGTTTTGATTGAGCGTATTGCTACTACTTATATCTATATTAAGTATAAGGAATCTCAGGGTTTTGAGAATTTGAATTCTATGACTCAGGATAAGCAGAATGTTTATCTTCTTAGTCTGTTAGCTCAATTCCAGAAAATGCTGGCTAAGGCTACGGCTCAGGAAGACCGCGAGAATACTATGCGTGAAGTACGCGATATTATTGTTCGTGTATTCAAGTCTTCAGCAAATGATCCTGCTAAGAGAGCAGCTTTTGCTGAATTAGTAGAAGAATTTAAAAAAGTAGGAATCTGATTAATGCGAGCTAGATTTTTATCTAGGTTTGAATGGGCAGGTAAAGATGTCTATTGCTACGATGATCTAGATACAAGAGAAGTAGTTTATCTGGAAGGTGGCCGAGACGGTGAAGAGATTAGAAGGTTTACTCCTGTAAATTATTCATTTGTTCAAGGTAGAGCTATTGATATGCCGCCAAGAGAGGACATCTTCGAGTTTATAAAAAAATCTTACAGTAAGAAAAATACTTGGAAAACTGGGATGGGACATATTCATTGGGCTAACCCAGAAGAATGATTAAGATGCGATCTGGCTTCGGCTGGGTCGCATTTTTTGTTTATCCGATTAACAGCATATACTGTCTAGATTTATTCTAAGGAGAATATGCTGTGTTCGATACTGAAGACCAAGCCCTAGTACTGCATTTAGCGGGCTGTACGCTAGCTAAGAAGGCCGGAAAAAATAACTGGCTGGAAGAGGATGCAGTTGGAGGATTACCAGATTATATTTGTCGTATTGCTCGTGCTGTTCACCGTAATGGCTCTCATTCTATTTCTCAGTCTATTGCTATTGCAGTAGGTCGTGTAAAGACATGGGCATCAGGTGGTGGTGGAGTTAATGCAGGCACTCGTGCTAAAGCTGCTAAGGCTCTGGCAGAATGGGAATCAAAGAAGAAGGCTGCCAAACTTAACAACAAGACTAAGCTATCTCACCAGGATGATATGATTTTGAATCTTTCTTCTTGGAATGTTGATGATATTCGTCGTCAGTACAAAGAGAATTACCCATCTTCAGATACTAATGGACCTTACCGTTGGGTTCGTGAGATGTGGAGTGATTACCTTATTGTCAATATTGAAAGTGGCTTAGACGAAAACCAGCAGTATGTAAAGGTTCCTTATACTGTTGACAAGCAAGGTGTGGCTACATTCGGTCAAGAGATTCCTGTAAAGCAAGCCTATGTAGAATTATCTAATCTTGAATCACCTTTGACAGATGCTCAATTAGAATTGGCTGCTTTGATTCCTTGTACTGATAAAGTAAACAGATCACTGCTGGATACTGTTCGTCTTTCTCAGCAGTTAAAGATGGAAGAAGAGGAACTCATGCAGTTTTCTTCTTTTGTTCTAAACCTTATGGCAGTAAGGTACTGATATGAATCTTTCAGACTTACTGAATGGAGCCCTGGAGGATAGCCCAGAGTCTGATCTTGAACAAATATTCGAAGAACAGCCTGTTCCTTTAGATGTATTCATTAGAGATAAGAAATTCATGGGTGCAGGAGATGCTTGGCAATTATCTCCTGTGCAATACGATGCTGTAAGAATTGCAGAAAGAATTTATTATCCTGAGCTTTATCCTTTAATGGGGGAGCACTTTGATCCTTATTGGTCTGAACCTCTCAGAATGGTTAACTTCGTTAATCTTCAGTGGGGTAAAGGTTCCGGTAAAGGTCACGTATGCAGAACTATTTCTTTGCGTGTAGCGTATCTCCTTTTGTGCTTGCGATCTCCACAAGAATACTTCGGTATGCCCGCTCAGGATTCTATTCACCTTCTTAACGTTGCGATGAATGCACAACAGGCTCAGAGAGCATTCTTCGATCCTGTAGAAAAGCTCGTGAGAACGTCTCCCTGGTTTAAAAATAAAGCTGCCCCTACTCGTGGTGCTATCGTATATGCTAAAAACGTAGAGGCCATCTCAGGGCACTCAGAAGCCGAATCTCAGGAAGGTCTTAACCTGCTTCTCGGCGTAGCGGATGAGGTTGATGGTTTTAAGTCTAAAGAAGAGGTGAGAGGAAATGGAACAGGACGAGTGCCTCAGAATACTGTAGAAGGTATTCTAGATATGATGCGTACATCATCATCTACTCGTTTCCCTATTACTTTCAAGAACGTACGTATTTCTTATCCTCGTTATCTAGGATCTATTATTCAGAGATTAACTGCTCAATCTCATGAAGATGTTATTAAGAAGGGTGAGAAGTCTCGTCATTATGCTTCTGGTCCTTTACCTACTTGGGTAGTTAATCCTAACTTTAAGAAATTCGAAAGAGTAAAAGTAGAAGGAACAGACGAATTAGTTCCTGAGATTTATGTAGCAGACTATGAAGAAGATGCTGCTATGGCTAAAGCTAAATACGAGTGTAAGCCTAGTAAGGCGTCTAATCCATTCTTCAGAAATGAATTCTTAGTCAGATCTGCATTTACTAAAGCAGATCGCCAACCTGTTGAAGTAATTTATTACAAATCTGGCGATAACTGGGAAGTAAAATACGACTTCGCTCCAGATTTTAAACCTATTAAAGGTGCACAATACTGTATGCACGGAGACTTAGCTGTTACGCAGGACAGAGCTGGAATCTCTATGGCTCATGTCGTTCGTAAAGAAGAATTTGAATCTCAAGTCACTTTGGAGAATGGTGAAGTTGCTAGCATACGAGAAATGAGACCTATTGTTAAAGTAGATTTTGTATTCTCTTTTGAAGCAGCTAAAGGGGAAAGTCCTCCCAGAGAAATTCAAATTCGATGGGCTCGTGAATTAGCATATGAATTGAAGAAAAGAGGATTCAGAATTAAGAGATTTACTTTTGATGGTTTTGAATCTCGTGACTCTATGCAGATTCTCGATAAGTCAGGAATTGAATCCAAAAGAGTATCTACAGACCGTACTAATGAGCCGTGGAGAAATCTCATGGATGTTATGTACGACGGCAGATTGATTGCTAAACACCGTGAATTACTTGTTGATGAGCTTCTAGGATTAACCATTCTGCCTAACGGTAAAATTGATCACCCTAGAATGGGATCTAAGGATGAAGCTGATGCTATGGCTTGTGCGGTTTTTGGAGCTGTTGAGCAAGGTGGAAGAGAAAATGAAGGCGGTGAAGAAGCTTTTTATCAGCAAGCACAGTTTTTTATGGGCGAAAGAGTACAATTGCCTGCCGGTTTAAACCACAATATGCTTTATTCTGAAGAATTTTAAGAATCTTCTGCCGATATCTAAAAAAGATATCAGTAGGAGGAATACATGGCTAAAGACAACATGGCAACACCTAAGCCTCGCCCTCTCGTAGAGCGAGGCTTTAGTGATTATATGCCATTCACTGAACCTTATCAGGGTTCTCACCTTGTTCAAAAGAGAGCAGACGTAACTATAGATCAACTTGTCAGAATGAGGCAGACAGACGGGCAGGCTCGTGCATTGTACCGTCTTATTACTTTGCCTATTCGAGCAGCATTGCAGACTGCGACATTCGTACCTGCTTCTAATCTAGAAGGCGGGCAAGACGAAGCTGACTTTATTGATCAATTGTTTAATCTGCCACCTAATGTCGGTGGAATGAGTATTCCATTTACTAGAGTTATTGCTCAGATGCTTCAAGCTATCTTTGATGGCTTCGCACCGTTTGAAATGGTATTTGATTTTGCTAAGACAGGGCCACTAAAGGGTAAATGGATTCTTAGAAAGTTAAATTATCTACCTGCCCATACTGTTAGATTTCTCGTAACCGAGGATGGTAGCTTTGATGGTTTTAGACAAGTTACTCAAAAGCCGGGCGGTAAACTTGTTGATGTTAAGATTTCTAGAGATTCTTGTGTATATTATGCCGCCCAAGAAGAGGAAAACAGATTCTACGGTTTAAGTTATTTCCAGAGTGCTTATTACCATTATGACAAGAAACTTAAACTTTATTACCTTATGCACTTGGCTGCACAAAGATCTGCGGTAGGTACACGTGTAGGTACTGTTCCTGAAGACCACTCAACAGATGAACTAAACGCATTCCGTCAAGGTTTATCTGATCTAGGTGTAGCTCAGTGGATGACTAAGCCTGAAGGTTATGATGTAGATCTTCTTAAAGAAGGTGGCAATTTCGATTTCTTGTCCTATATTAATCATCACAATTCTCAGATGTCAAAATCTATTTTGGCTGCATTCTTTGATGAGCAGCAAGGTTCTGGTGGAGACGCAAGTTTAGTTGACTTCGGTAAGCAGACTGACTCTTTGTTCGTTATGATGCTTCAGACAATCATGACTGAAATCGCATCTATTATTAATCATTACATCATTCCTAGATTCATTGACTGGAACTTCAATTCAGGCAAATATCCTCAGTTTCGTTGGGGAGCATTTACTGATGATCAGAAGGATGCCATCAAGGATGTCTTTACTTCATTAGCTGGGATTCAAGGAGGAAACTTCACTAAGGAATTCTTCCGTGAAGCGGAGAAGAAGATGGCTGATGAATTCGGTTTTGAAATTGATTATGACACTATCGAGCGAGAAGAAGAATTAGCTGCAAGTGCTGAAGCAGTAGATGCTGGTGGAGAACTATCTCCAGAAGGAGTTCCATCACCAGAGAATACTATTCCTACAGAATTGTTACCTGAAGGATTTACTCTATCTAACATGGAAGACTTTGGTTTTGTTATGGGTATTGAATACGGCAATAAACCCGAAGATGATCGTACAGTAGTTGAATTAGCCGGAGAGCGTCGAGTTAACTCTCAAGAAGGTGTAAGGCGTTATGGTTTGCCTATAGGCACAGTATTAGGTAATAAAGTAAAGCCTGCGACTACTAAGAGATCAAAGGCACCTGCTCCAGCAGAAGGAACTATTACTAAATCATCTGATCCTAGAACACAGGGTCAGCAGAAGTCTGAACCTGGAGTCAATTCAGAAAAGACTACTAGTGGCGCTGGAATTTTAAGAATTCTCGGTAACCCTAAAGCACAAGGTATTAAATTACTTGTCTTTGCTGACGGTACAGTACAATTCCAATTCCCTGACGGAACTAAGTCTGTAAAACGAGAATTCGACTGGAGGAAATTCCAGAAGCGTGGTTGGGGAACTACACCAAACGGAGAAAAATAAATGAATGAGTTCACCTTAGAATTAAGAAATTCTCTAGTTGAACTTGGCAATAAAGAAATACTCTTTGAGGCCAAGGAGCCTGAGTTCGTAGAATTTGCAGGAAAGAAATTAAAGCCAGGTAAATACGGCAGACCTAAAGGATTTGCTAAGGCATTCTTGATTGTCGATTCTGATGGAACAGTTTATTACGAAAATAAACACGGTCAGTTGAGTAAGAGATTAACAGAAAAAGCTTTCTTAACTCACTGGGAAACAGGCATGACAACTTTTTTAGGTAAAATTTAAATTATGCCGATGATTACCATGTTGGCAAAATAGGAGGTAATAGTGACTAATGAACTAGTTATTATTCCTAGCAAAGATTCTGAAGCCTACGGTGAAATGGATGAAGCTCGCATTGAGCTTTCTCGAAAAAGCTCAGGTACTTTGTTCAGGAAGCATATCTTAACTAAGGGTGATTTAATTCATCCAGTAACAAAGTCTCGCATCAAAATAGATGATGATTTTGTTACCAAGCTAAAAAGTAACTTTGACAATAAAGTATGTCCTATTGTTCAGGTGCCTTTAGCTAATGATTCTAATCAGCATGTAGAAGATCCAGATCGTAATGTTGGTGAAGTAATCGATATTGAAGTTAGCGGTGACAAAGTATACGCAGTAATCGATGCTCGTAGAAATGCAGAAAGATTCAAAGATAAAACCTACATTGGTGCGTCTGCGATGCTTTCTCTAGATTACGAGGATACTAATACTGGTAAGAAGTCTGGTCCGACACTTTGTCATGTTGCGGTAACTAATAGACCTTACATTACTAATTTAGAAGATTACGAAGAAATTGTTAAGGCATCAGCCGATAATTCTGAGGAAGCGGTTCTTCTTACTGAGCCGACTACAGAAAACAATGTAGAAATCGATACAGGTTCACAAGAAGAACCAGTAGTAAAGGAGAACAATCCTATGACTAAAGATGAGCTTATCGCAGCTCTGAAGGCTGAGCACAATATTGATGTTGCTGCTCTCCAGGCTGAGGCAGACAAGCCTGCTGAAACTGATCCTGCTGCCGAGCTTTCAAACAAGCTTGTTGCTGCTCTAACAGACGCAGGCGTAGTTAAGCTTTCTTCTGATGATTCAACAGCTAACGTTGAGCAGGTTGTCGGCGCAGTAGTTGAATTGGCTAAAGACAATGTTACGCTTTCAAACCGTGTTGAGAAGCTAGAACTTTCAGGCAGGGAAGCAGAAGCAGCATTTGAAGTAAAGACTAAGGTTCGTGATGGTTTTATCGCACCAGCCAAGGAAAAGGCAATGATTTCCTTGTACCTAACTAACAAAGATCTTTACGCAGAACTTCTACCAACTGAGGCTATTGTAAATCTTAGTGGTAAAGAAGTAGGAACTTCAGCAGATGATGAAAAAGTTGAAGTAGATGTAACAGCAGAAGCCGAGCGTCTAGCAAAGCTAGCTTGAGGAATTAATTAAAGGAAAGGTAGATTTAAATGGCGAACGATTCTTTTGAGAAGATTCCGTCACCTGGCTTTGTTAGCCCTACACATTCTTACGCACCAACAGAGATTCTTTACTCTGCTGTTGGCCTGCGTCAAAAAGGTGTTACTCTAGCAGCCAATCAGGGAATCCTTCCAGCAGGAACTGTTATTGCACAGCATTCTAGCAATAAGCGTTACTACGTTTATACTAATGGTGGCGCTAACGGTCTAGGTACTCCTGTAGGCGTATTACGTCGTGCAGCAGATACTCGTACTGGCGAGCAGCAGGGTAACATTGTTATTTCAGGTGCACTGAAGCTTTCTCTTGTTTCAGGAGCAGATTCAAATGCTATTACTGCTCTTAATGCACGCACAAGCGCAGCAATGGGAACTTTCATTCTCTGATCATAGTTTAACAACAATGGGACACTATCAATTGATAGTGTCCCATTTTCTATATCTTGACGATTGTTAAATTAGATAGGAGGTCAGACGTGCTGAACTTAACTACTTCTTCTGCCTTATTAGTACAGGCAAAGCTTCTTCAAATTATTAATGAGTTTGGTGAAATAGATCCAGATATTATTCAAGAACAGATTGAAGAATATTTACTGGAGCACGGAATAGATGTCGGCTACATCTATGATAGAAACAGTATTGTCGCCTCTACTTGGATTATTGATCATAACCTAAACAAGTATCCTCAAGTTACATTAATTGATGATGAGGGAAATATGTTCGAAGCCGATGTCTTTTATAATAGTTTAAATCAAATTACAGTTGTTTTTGCAGCTCCAGCATCCGGTAAGGCGGTATTGGCGTGACTACAAAATATTTAGGTACAGGAAAAAACTTTGGTAATCAGAGATTGATTGCTATTGCTGATCCTCAAGCCGAAACAGATGCAATCAACCTTCAGTCTGCACGAAGATTGGTTCAAGGTGTAACTAACCGTAAAGAAGCTGTTCGTGCAGCCTCAACAACTAACGTAACAGTAGCATCACCAGGTACAGCAATTGATGGCGTAACGCTGGCTAACGGTGATCGTGTTCTTCTAAAGGATCAGTCTACTGGTTCTCAGAATGGTATTTATGACTTCAACGGTAGCGCATCACCTTTGACTCGTTCTGCTGATGCCGATTCTGATGTTGAAGTAAAGCCTGGTACTCAGGTATTCGTATCAGAAGGTTCAGCTAACGGTAATTCAACATATCAGATTACTACTGATGGTCCTATTGTTGTAGGAACTACAGCATTAGTATGGGCTCAGACTTCTAGCGGCGGTACTACTTATTCTGCTGGAAACGGTTTAACTCTTACTACTAATACTTTCTCAGTAAATCCATTGACTAATGGTGGTATTACTGTAGCTGCTGGTGGAGTATCTGTTACTGCTGGTGCTGGTATTTCAGTAGGTTCTGGTGGTGTAGCAATTGCATCATCAGCCGCAGGTAATGGTTTAACACTTACTGCTGGCGTATTAGATGTCGTTGCAGGAGCTGGTATTACTGTAGCCGCAGATTCACTTTCTGTTGATACTGCTGTAGTAGTAAGAAAGTATGCAGTAACTATTGGTAATGCTGCCGCTACATCTATTGCAGTAACACACTCATTAGGTACTAGAGATATTACTTGGAGTGTCTATGACTCAACTACATTTGAATTCGTAGAAGTAGATGGTGTAGCAACTTCAACATCAGTATTAACTCTGACATTTGCTCAGGCTCCTGCATCTAATGCATACCGTGTGGTGGTGCAGGCATGACCAAGAATTTAGGCAGATTAAGATTACCTGTATTCCCAGGAGATCCTTCTCCGGCAGCTATTGAAGCTGAAGTTTGGTATAACTCATTTATTGATCAGGTAAGATTCCAGACTCCTGATACTCCACCTGTTTCTCTTTCTATGGGTGCTCGCTTTAACGACTTTGCACCTAACAGATGGTATATGACAACAAGTGGGGGATCTTCTACTGCTACTCCTACAGTTAACCGTGTATATGCTGTTCCTATTAACCTAGCTCGTTATGCTGAAATCAGTGGAATCGCTATGGAAGTAGTTGCAGCATTTACAACAGCAGGAAACATCAGAGCAGGATTGTATTATGCTGACTACATGAATTCTCCTACAAACCTTATTGCAGATTATGGAACAGTAGCAGCAACAGTAGGTATTAAGACATGGACTCCTTCTGGCGGTATTACATTCCTTGCAGCGGGGAGTTATTTCTTAACGTTTGTTTATCAAGGTGGTTCTTCTGGAACACCTACGTTTAGAACAGCCTTAGGTGTGCATGAGCAAGTAGGAGATACTAATACATCTGCTCCAACATCAACATTTTTTAGCGGTCAGCAGAATGCTTATTATGCGTCTACTACACAATCAGGAGCATTGCCGTCAACTTTCGGAACTATAGGTGGCTCTGTAGCAGGTCCACGCGCAGCAGTTAAATTTAATAACTAACAAATTTACTAGAATAGTTTTCTATATTATTTCGAAACGTGCCGATAAAGAGAAAAGACAATAAAAATAGACCAACTGGATTGAGCCTTAAATGGCAGTGCAGGTCGGGCCTCAAGAGGTCGCTAGTTAATTTTTCGGGAATGCAAATTTTCTGCTGCCCCTAATTATTGAAGGAGATCCTTGTGCCAGATATTAGCTTACTAGAACCGCTGGTTCTGTTGGGCGTAGTAGAAAAGCTCCCAACCGCTCAGAATATGATTCTGATGAACAGCACTCCAAAGCGTCAGTCACCTACTCAGACTTTCACTTGGGATATTATTCGTGGTTCACGCCAGATGGCAAAGCCTAACGTTCCTAACTCTGAAGCCCACATCGTAGGTCGTCTAGGACGCGAGCAGGCAACTGCTAGCCTACTATACGTTCGTGAGAAGAAGGTTTTCGAACCTACTACTCTTATGTGGCTACGTCAAGTAGGTACTCCTACTGGACTTCAGAACGCAGAGCGTGAAGTAGTACGTGAACTTCAGGACCTTAACGCACGTATCGATGCTTTTGTTGAATATACTCTGTGGAAGGCTCTAGGTGGAAACCTAGTACTTGACTTCCCAGATGTACAGGCTACTGTAGACTACAAGATGCCAGCAGATCATAAAGTAACTGCTGCCGTATCTTGGGCAACTGCTACACCTGTTCAGATTGTTGACAACATCAACGCATGGAAGAAACTAGTTCTTAACCACGGCCGCGTAGCTGCAAATAAGGCTTATGCTACTCAGAATACACTTGACCGTATTATTCACTCATTCGTATCTAACGGTTCAACACCTGGATACCTACTTTCTGACAGAATGCGTGATCAGTACTACTCAACTGGAACTATGCCAGGATTCCTCGGAATGGACTGGACTGCTGTTGAGCATGTATACGAAACTGATAACGGTGATGAAGTTGGTTACCTTTCAGATGATACTCTGCTTCTAGGTAATTTTGATGCCAACCGCCCAGTAGAGCTAGTAGAAGGACCAACTGCGGACTTCTCAGCACCTAATGGATTCATTGGTCGTTACACTAAGAGCTGGTTCGAGCCAGACCCATCAGGTCGTCAGGTTCTTATTGAGTACAACTTCCTACCTATCGTAACTCGCCCTGAGCAATTTGTAATTGCAGACCTCACTCCCTAAAGTATGACAAACTGTTCTGGGTAGTTGCGGATATAGCCTAGAGCTGATAAAATAGACTAGTGCCTCAATCGGGGTGCTAGTCTATTTTTTTATTGGAGTTAAATTGCTTTATACGTGTTTTACTTGCAACAAAGAAATCCCCGAGGGTACTGAGAAAAAATGGGGAAATGTAAACTTTAAGTGTACGCCATGTATGCGTGAATACAATAATGCTAGAATGGCTAAACAGCGAGAAAAAGAACGTGGCCCTGATTGGCAGCGTAAGAGTACGCCTCGGCATTCAATGCTTGAGTGTGATGGCTCCCAGCACCGCTGCACAGGTTGTCAGAGAATGAAGCCTATTGATGAGTTTCCTAATAATAAAGAAACTCCTTGTGGTAAAGATCCTCGCTGCAAGGTATGTCGTCATTTAACTAGACGTGAACGTATGGGCGCTGTTGTGCATAAGCCTTCGGCACTGGATGAGCAGGAGCGTGCTGAAAGAAGGCTGGCATCAACGAAAAAATATGTAGATGCTAACAAAGAAAAACTTAGACTTACTAATAGAGTTTTTAAGCTAAAAAAATATTTTAACTTGACTCTTGAGCAGTATGCTTGGCTGTTAAAAACACAAGATTCCAAATGTTTTCTTTGCGAACAGCTCGAAACAAGAATCGATCCTCGAACAGGATTAGTTATGAATCTGGCAATTGATCATGACCGTCGTTGCTGCCCAGGAAATAATTCTTGTGGTAAATGCATTCGTGGATTACTATGTACTGATTGCAATACCTCGCTAGGTAAGCTAGAATGTAAGCCTACGCTAGTTGAGAAGTTCAACTTAAATCAGTACATTAACAATAGACCTTTGGAGAATTATGTATCGTGAACCAGAAGAAAGTCCAGATTTCGTAAGAATTACTGATATGCTTTCTAACCTATTTTATCAAATTAATGATTGGGCACACGCAGCACCAAAACATAAAGTTTTAGAGTCTGAAATACGCTACGCTATAAACAACATGGATATTGCGACAGGGAAAGTTGATGAAGAAACAGCAGTAAGGGCAGCCGCAGGATTACTTTGGGCTGTGTTACAATCTCACGAAAATAAGACTATTATGAAAAACTAATGTCATATAATGTCCGATTTGACTTAGACCTGAACAACTGATAAAAATAGACTAGCATCCTTCGGGAGCTAGTCTATTTTGCTGTGCGGGTGACAATGTCGTACCTGTGTGCTAGACTTGTAGAAATGCTCACATAAGAAACGAGCAACTCTTAACTTAAGGAATAAACATTTTGAATATTGAATGGACTCAAGAAAACACTGACAAGCTTCTTGCTTGTAGTACACTTGAAGATTTTCAACTTAATTTTCCTGGAAAAAACATTGAAACGCTTAAGCGCCGCCAGAGAGAATTTCGTAATGGAAACCTTTATGCTGGTTCAGAAGACATTCCTGATGATTCTAGTGGTGAAGGTGGAAGTATTTCCCTAACTGGGGATTCTGGTGTAATTAAGACAGGCATGGTTGCTGAGCCTATTACAGACTGGACAGATACTATTAAGCTTTGGGGTCTTGATCCTGAAGTATTCGAAGTCATTCAGCCTGTAACTATGAAGGCTTGGGGAAAGCCAAATGATTTCAGGTACAGCTATGCTGCTAGAATTCAAAAGAAAGCAGAAGTTGAGCCTGATCTAGAAGAGAAGTTTGATATTGAAGGATGGCGAGAGCACCTAAAAGCAATAGGTGATTATTCTCGTAAAACTGTATATGGTAGCGATCTTACATATACTATACTTGTTGCTGATCCTCAGCTAGGTAAGCCTGGAACTAAGGAAGCTGTTGCTAACTGGAATAACGGCATTGAAGGTCACTTGACTCGAATCAGGAATCTTACAGATGCAGGACTGCCTATTGGAAATATTGCTCTAGTATTCATGGGTGACGAGCATGAAGGTGCTGTAGGTAATTATGCTTCTCAGCCTTATGAAGTAGAACTTAGTTACTCAGATCAGCTTGAACTAGATTTTGATATGAGAGTATGGAGTATTAAAACTCTAGCTCAATCAATGCGTCTGCCTATGCTTATTGGATCTGTTCCTTCTAATCATGGTGAGCATACCCGTTTCGGCGGTAATAAGGCACTGACTAGTATTTATGATAACTCATCTACTATGATTGCTGCTCTAGTTCAAAAGACTTTCAATGAAACTAATATTGGTGAACTGCTGACTTGGCAGATCGCTAAGGAACGTCAAGATGTTAATCTAGAGCTTTCTGGCATCAAAGCTAATTTCACTCATGGTCACATCTCTAATGGATCAGGATCTAAGACAGGCGGCGTAAGTTCTAAGAGTGCTATTGAAAAGCAGATTCTTGGACGTACCGCTGAACTAGTAGACACTTCTCTATACTTTTCAGCTCACTACCATCACTTCAATGTTATTGAGGATCGAGGACGTACCTTCTTTGGTTGTCCTGCACTTGAAGCTGAAAAGTCTTCTCAGTGGTTCTATGATTCTGCTGGTGTATGGTCAAAGCCAGGAATGCTAGGAATGGTAGTAGGTAAATCAGCCGGAGAACGTGGCTGGGATGAGTTGTCCGTAATTTAATATCAGCTTACATTTATGACCGATTATTGTAAATGTAAGCAGTAATTTAGCCAGGTAGCTTACGAGCTACCTGGCTTTTCTTTTTAGGTAGGTATAGTGGAGGCAGCATGTTAGATGCTATCGGACCGTGGATTGCCAGTATTGGTCCTTTGCCTTTGCTATTTATTGCATTAGTACGAGGATGGTTACTTACTCCAGCAGCAGTTCAAAAAGTTCACGAATCGCAAGAGGCTAGAATTGCTGAAATGAGAAACAGTTATGAGGCTAGAATTGCTGATAAGGATCAGCAGACTCAGGACTGGAAACATCAAGCCACCGAAGCTATTCAAGCAATAGATAAGCAAGGAGAGCAGTTTGAGCTTATTACTGAATTAAGTGAGACTTCTTTGAAGCTGCTTGAGGCTGTACACAGTGCTAGATTCGGTAATGCTGAAGCAGCGCGCAATAAGACAACTCATGTAATCCGTCCAGGAAGGGAGAACTGAAAATGTCTACCGACCGAGATCAGGATGAACAGAGAGAATTAGATGAATCTCAGCAACAATTAGATAAAGCACAGAAGTCTATTGAAGAACGCCGCGAAAAGGTTGACGATTTAACTAGTAGGTTCCGTGAGCTTAAGAGAAGAAATCATTTTCGCCTTATGCTAGAGGAATTATTTAATGAGTAAGGGGAGGCGCTAATGATAGAATTATGGGGCGATATTGGCTTCCTTGTATTTACTGTTAGTTCTACTATGTTTACATTCCTATATCTTACCCTGTCTAGGTGGTATAAGAGTTTTGTAGGAACTGTCGTAGCTATATTCGCAATTGGCGTAGTATTTTTGTGTGGCTACTTAAGCTTAAGAATTTGGGGCGTATATGTTCCGGGGGTCGAGTGGGTTCGACTAATTATGTTCTGGGTATTAGGTATTGTCATGCTTACTTCAGTTGTAGGCTTTTTAGAAGTACAATTTGGTAGAAGAGGAAAAGCACTACGAGGACGCTTAGCTAAACGCTACAGCGATGTAAAAGACTAAGGTGGATAATTATGACAGCAAAAGCAAGAAAATCAACAACTCCTAAAGTAGATGAGACAGTCGTTAATCAGGAGAACCCTGTTACTTCTGAAGTATCTCGTGAGTCTACTGAAACACCACTAGCATCAGATGAGTTTGTAAAGAATTACCCTGCTAATGAAGTAGACGAAACTGTTAAGAACCAGGAAAGCCCTGGAACTGGTACTTTCGTAGATCGCAATCCTGAGCCTGTCATCGTTGATGATGGTGTTAACAAGTATGACGTAAGTAAGTCATACCCTGAATTGCAGGTAGCAGATAACAGTCTTGAAGAAAAGGCTCGCAAGGCTAAGGTTCGTCAGGAATCTGCTGCAATGAATGCTAAAGAACTAGTCGAGTTAGACGAAGACCATAAGCATATTGTTATTGAATTCGTTGACAGCGGATTAACTGTACAGGGTCGTGTCTGGAAAGCAGGCGAGTCTTTGACTATGGAAGATTCAGATGAGAACCGCAGAGGTAATGCTGATACTGAAGATAACGTTTGGTATGAGCAATCTTCTGACGATCAAGTAAAGCGTTACGGAAAAGTTTTCTTCGAAAAGAAATGAGATAGCATGTTAGTGCCACCTACTGTAGCAGAATTAGCCAGTTTCACTGGTCGTGCAAGTAATACGTTTAGTAGTTTTGCGGTGGAGGCACTATCTCAAGCTACTTTACTTTTCTATTTAGCAACTGATTTAGAAGCTTATCCATTGAATGAGCAGTTAAATAAACTAGCTAAAAATGGTATTCTTGATATGGCTGACAATATTTACTTAAGTCAGCCATATCAAGAAGCTTCTGCATCACCTTACCAGTCTGAAACTATTGGATCGTATTCTTACAGCAAGACAACTTCAGCAGTTAAAAAAGGCGATGCTACAGGCATTGCTTGGTTTGATTTAGCAGTAAGTAAATTAAGATCAGGAGCATCTTCAGTCGGAGCTACAGGATCTATTCAGGGCATGGAGTGGGATGGCCTAGAAGCTACTGCTGCTGGCAAAGTTAGAATTGCTGGAGCATCTTCAGGAACTTATCAAGGCGATGCAGAAAATGCTTGGTCTATCGATACTCTTAGAGGTCCAGAAGTATCAATGAATGAATTACTTTAAGGAGCTGAATAATGAGACACTTATTCAGTTGTACCGTTGAAATTTTACAATCCATTACAGACGTTATAGACGGTGCTAGAGTGCAGTCCTGGAGCAAGTCAAGCGCAAGTTTTGATCCTACCTGCGCACCCGGTGAAATGAAGTGCAGACTAGATCTGACATTCTTAAGACCAGGAAAAGACCAACCTGCTCCTATTGTTGCTGGACGAACACCTGATCGTACTGGAATCATGTACTGTAGTAATACTCCTGAGTTAAAAGGTGGGCAGATTATTAAAGTGATCAAAGGCCCTTATCTAGGATCTTCATTTTTACTCAAGATGCGCCCCGACGAAGCTCAAGATTTCCAAGGCTCTCATCACATTGAGGTTCAGGTATTTGAAGTTGCTCAAGCAGGATTTAATTATCCGTCAGGAGCGCCAGTATGATAAGAATAGAAAGATTAACAGACGGCATAGACGATGAAATCAATCGTCTAGCTGATGGACCTACTTTGACAGATTTAATTAATTTTGAAACTATCTTAGCCAATCAATTTCAGGCAACACAGTCTGCTGTTCACGTTATTACAGGATCACTTAAGTCAAGTGGTAATGTAGATAGCTCTACTACTGAAAATGATTGGGAAGGAACTATCTCTTACGGTGGTAAGTCATCTGGAGTTCATAATCCTGTTGATTATGCTGAATATGAACGTGAGCGTGAAGGACGACATGACTTCCTGACTCCAGCTATTGCTATGGAGCATCAATACATTACTGCAATCAATAATTTCTTTAGGAGGTAATTATGGCAGAGGATCTGCAAGGAGCTGCGGTACTTTATCTTCTTAACATTCCTGAAGTAGTTGATGCAGTAGGTAAATTTAATTTAACATTGAAACCTTTCATTTTTAGAGATGAAATTCTCGTTAACTTAGAATACGATGAATATCAGGCTGTTAGTGCTGTTGTCGTAGAAGATGCTGGTCCTCTAGCATCATTACCTACTTCTCGTTTTAGAGGGAGAAGGTTACGAGTTACTATCTGGGCTAACGGTACAAGAGATGGTAATGGTAATCTAGCAAATCCTAGGACTGTTAGATGGAAGATAAACGATACTTTTAAAGTAATAGATAAGTATTTAAACAGAACAGATCCTGCAACAGTATATTGGGCTGATATTGCTACTGTCGCTTGTGATAGATTAGTAGACATAAGTGAGCCAGTAGCTATTACTGATGGCGACGGAATTATGATCGCTTCAGCATACTATGCGGTATTTTTCTGACAGCTAGACCGATAATACTCTTAACAACACAAATAAGAATCCCAGGAGGATATTTTGTTAAGAGTATTATTGAAGACTCCTGTATCAGTTTATACAGGATATGGTAATGATGGCATAGGTCTAGCTCGTGCCTTAATTCGTAGTGGTGCAGATGTTTATTTACACCCTACTCATGTGGATGCTCCGTTACCACCAGATGTATTAGCTCTGCTGGGTAAACGTCTAGAAGCTCCATTCGATTTAATGATTCATCATGTTGATCCTATGCAACTAGGATTACTCTCTCAAGAACGATCTTCATCAACAGTTACTGTCGGGTGGAGTATGTGGGAGTTCACTAATTTTGACAACATGACTGGTCGTTCTAAATTACGTAAAGCATTAAAAACTTATGATTTATTACTCGGGTATGACGAAGTAACCAAGAACTGTTTTGACGAGTACATAAATAAATCAAAGGTCTCTACAGGCGTATTACAAGGTGGCTTCCTACCTGAGAATTGGCCTAAAGTTGAAAAGGATTGGTTCAGTAAACGCTTTGGTTTCTGCATGACTGGAATGCTGAATGAAAGGAAAGATCCTTTCGTTACTATCATGGCATTTAAAGAATTAAAAGAAGAATACCCTGAAGAGTTTGAGCCAGCAGAATTGCATCTTAAGACTATGACATTAGGTCTTCATTCTGCTATGGAACAATGGGTTCCTAAATTAAAGGTTCATTACGCATCTTGGCCTGAAGATGTGCTCAAGCAGTTCTATTCTGTACAGCACGTATTGTGTGCTCCTTCTCGCGGGGAAGGAAAGAACATGCCTGCCCTAGAATTTCAATCAATGGGTGGAGCAGTTATTGCTACTAATTGGGGAGGCCACACAGGATGGCTATCTCCTGAATACTCTTATCCTTTAGATTACAAACTTATGCCTCTTGATGGTTGTCCTACAGTTTATAACGCTAGGGCCGATAAAGATCATATGAAAGCACTCATGCTTCATACCTTTAGAAATCGTGCTGAAGTTAAGCAGAAAGCAGATTTAGCTTCAGAGATAATTCCTCAACTTATGAGCTGGGACAACATAGTATCTCGCTTGTATGAAAAAGTAGGTCAATTAGTTCCTGGCAAAGGTAAAGAGATCTATCAGAAATCACTTATGTCAGGAGTAAATAATGGAAACTGAAGAATTCAATATACCAGATAATGCAATAGAAATTCGTTGCCCTGGTAAGTTCAAGAAGTTATTTTTAGTTCTTCTTCAGGAACACCTTCCATCTTCAGGAATGTATATGGAAATAGCTTGTTCTGATTGTGCCAAGATGCTGAGAGAAGCTCAAGGTATCAATTTTAAAAGAGCATTACACTATTATGACAGTACAGGAAGATGTGTAACAACTAAAGTGACTACCTAATTAATTATGACCGATTACCTAAAGAGAAACAAGTAATAATAGGCAGTTTCTGCCTATTCGCCTCCAAGGAGATATTAATGGCAGGAACTAATTTTGAAGGCTTCTCAGTAAGCCACGCAGCAATCCTGAACGGTAGCACTGGTATTGAAGAAGAATTCGGTGATATCTACGGTATTCGTTCTGGAACTATTGCTGCTGATACAGGTAACTACGATAATACCGGTGATGACTACGTATTGTCATCATGGTTCTGGTTGAACTTCGCTACAGTAACCGTTGAAGCCGGTTACTTACCGTTCAAGACTATTGCATTACTTTCTGGTGCAACAATTACATCATCTGGCTCAGGAGCAGGAACTACTTATAGTCTTCCACTCTATGACGAAGATTCTGTAAACCAGCCATCACGTCCTATGCTTATTCGTGTTCCTTCACGAGACAGTGATGGTGCTGTTCGAGTAATGGACTTCATTCTTTACAAGGTTATCTTCGGTCCTATTAATTTCACTGGACCTTCTTATAAGTCTGGCCTATTGCTTAACTACACAGGTCGAGCAGTTATTTCAGACAAGGATGAAAAGGGTGCAACCCTAGCTAAGCGTGCTATTGGTCGTATCGTAAACAGAGCAGCTTGATTTTAAATTAACTTAGTAAGTCTTAGAAGCCCAGGAGGCTATTATGGCAAAAACAACTGATGTTGAAGTAATTGTTGATGAAGGCGATGTTTTGACACTTGAGTCAGGCACTAAGGTTGTATTAGTGCCTCTCAAGTCTCGCCAGTTCTTTAAGATGTTAAGAATCATTACTCACGGTGCTGGTGGTATGCTTCTTAACTTTAAATTCTCTTCAGACGATAGCCCAGAAGAGTTTGGTGCAAAACTAGTTGCGCTACTTGGTTTTGCTATTCCTGATGCTGAAGATGAAGTATTTGATTTCCTTCGCTCTATGGTTAAGCCAGCAGGAGAGAAATCAGGGTTGAGCTTGACTAAGAGTCAGCAAGCAGAAAATAGGCGTCTACAGGATGAATTACAAGTTGAATTGTATAACCCTGAACTAGGCGACACACTAACCCTTCTTGAGGGAATCATTAAGCGAGAAGCAGAAGATTTACAAGCCTTGGGAAAACGTCTCATGCAGATGTTCGATCTAGCGAAGAAGACAGGTCAGATTCCAGCTCAGATGACAGAATAAGCAGACCTTGGATTCCTCAAATTCCTGGAATGGACTTAGTCGGTCCTATTGCTAGAGCATTTGATTTAATTAGTTCTGAGTATTCTTGGGATGATGATCAAATACTCGATAAGCCACTAAGGCGCATTCGTCAAATCTTAGCAGCAATAGGCTTACGAAAAGCTGAGCAGACTAAGAATGAAAGACTGATAATATCTTGGCAGACTAGATCATTAGCAATGGTAGCTGCTGCGGCAGGCAGTAATGCAAGTGAAGACTTAATGAAATTTGCATCTAACCTGACGATAGATACAGAAGAGTTTCAGGAATTCGGTAATGAAAAGCCTAAAGTCGCTGAAGCTAAAAAGATTCCTATTCATGCAACTACGCAGGATCAAGCTGTTAAATCTAATTTTGAAAAAGCAGCAGACAGGAATAATTTTGATATGTTAGGACTGTTCGGTCAAGGGATACAAACAGCCAAACCTGGACAGTAAAAAGAAGCCTTGGAGGTAGCACGGTATGACAAGCCCTGGATCAGAGCATATTAGTAAATACCGTGCTATCGGCGAATTTGATAATTTAGTTCGTGCAGCACGTGACGCTCGCCGTGCATTAAAAGATCTACGTGATGAAGAGGCAAAGCTTAATGCTGCCTCTATTGCTGATGACAAAAAAGTAATTGCATCAAAGCAGGCACGTACAAAAGCTGAGACTGACAGTTCAAATGCTGCTCAGAAAGCTATTAACGATCTTAACAAAGCTAATTCTGCTAATAAGGCAGGACAGACTACAGGCCAATCATACGGTACTGGACTGACTCAAGGTATTAAGAATAGTACTAAGTCAAGTCAGAATCAGAGTGCTGTTGATGCATTAGCTCAAGCATTACACCAAAGGTTCGGTAATGCTGGTACTCAGTCAGGTACCTATTTTGGTAAGAATTTTACTGGGTCAGCATCTTCTAGTTTAAGTACTAGTAACAACAGTAGTTCATTTAACAAGCTTATCAACAATATTCAGCAAGCTTTTACTAAGGCTGGAAACACTTCAGGAAATAACTTTGTTTCAGCTCTGGATTCTCGTGTAAGTAGCCTTAACAGTAAACTACGTACACTTAAACTTGATGAATTAAATGTTGATGTAGACGTAGATGATGCACTACAAGAAATCAGCTCTCTTGAAATTCAATTAAAGAGACTTGCTCATGAAGATAATGATATTGAAGTTAGAGTAATTACTAACAAAGCATTATCTGATATCAGGTCTCTGAAGAATTCTCTAAAAGATGAGCTAGGTCAAGAAGTTGTCAAGGATGCCCAACGCCTTAAGCAAGAACTTGAAAGAATAGATAGCCTACCTTCAGGTAAAGCATTCAAATTCTGGGCTCTTACTGCACTATCAGATATGTCTCGCGTGTTCAAAGAAGCCGAAGAGGGCGCATCAACCTTTGAAAAACTTCGTAGAGCTGCTGGTGCTGGCGGTGGAGGAAACTTCCTTAATTCCTTCATTTCAGGATTCGATGATTTCTCTGAGTCAAGCTCTAATCTTCTACAGAAGCTAGGTCGAGTATCTGGTGAACTGTATCGTATGCCT